TTTTATCAACTTTAGAACTTTGATTTTATCTCTGCCCCTCTGTTGATGGTATTACTATAACATAGGGTACCCTATTAGTCAATAGGTTACCCTATGATTTTTTATGTTTGTGAATTGTGTATAATTTACATATTTGTATAGGGTACCCTATTAGTATAATATATACAAATGACCATAGAAAAGTTGACAAGATAAAGCTATAATGTTAATATGTAATACTACTCTTACACCAAAAATGAAAAGAGAATTATTACATATAATAAATAAAGGAAGGTGTAAGAATTATGGCATATAGCCCAAAATCACAAAAAGATTATAATGATAGATGTACAGTTGTAAAACTTAAATATACACCAGAAGAAACGGAAGAATGTGCAAGAATGAAACGGTATGCAAAAGATAATAACATACCAATGAGCGTATATATCAAGAAGCTAATACAGGATGATCTTGACAGAAAAGGTTATAAATAAATATATGATAGACGATAAAATAACAAAAGAGCACATAGAACATTTAAGAGACATAAACTATTATGATGCTTTAAAGTTGTTTGATAATGGAAATATACGTTATTTATATGATGATTTATTTATAGAGTATATACGCCACATAATAAAGAAATGCTTGTTTATAACTGATACTGATAACATGACAGATATAATATATAAATGTTTTGTTGTATCTGGTAACGTGTCAAGATGTCTTAATATGCTTAGATATAATAATATACAGTATAATCAAAAGTTATCAAATGGAAGATATAGAGTTAATAAGGAAGACGTATATAACGCTTTGAATAATGGTAGATGTGCAGATATTGAAATAGATTTTATAGCACATTTATTATGGTATGGAAGAAACTACAATGAATTAGATAGTTATATAGATACTATGTTGTCAAAGATAAAACAGTTGTATTAACCGCATATAATAGGAAGTAACCCTTTATCAATCATTGTGATCTGCATAACCTGTTATCATGCGTAAAATGTACAGATAGCCTTGTAAGCGTGTAGAATGCGTTTTAAGCGGTTTTGATGCTTATATGATAATTATATCGGATAGTGTGCCTAAAGTCGTTTATATAGCGTTTTACAAGGTTGTTTTTAAGATAGGATGTACAGAAAAGGCTACATCTGGACTGTTTAAAACGTGCAGCATGATGATATTTTTGTATCATTTTAATACATTTTTGAGTGTATTTTTACGTCAATTTGCGTCAAAATGTGCGTTATTTTATGCAAGAATATTGTATATTTATACATTATTTGTAATGTGTTTTTATGCAAAAATTTGTATAGAATAGCGTTGCTTTTGTGTGTTGGAATGGGTGAAATATTGCGGTAAAGTGTGAGTATTTTTATCTAAAATGTAATTGAAATGTGATGTATTTTTATCTGTTTGGCGTGTGGTTTTTGATGTGAATATGTGATAATTTTGTCTGTTTTTATGTGGTATTTTATGTCTTGTTTTGAGTCTTGATCTTGTGTTTTTTAAATGTCTGGATAGTGCTAGAATGTGCTTATTTACAATGGTTTTATAGGATACAGATTATATAATGTGGTGTGGTTAGATGTGGTTATATTGTGCGTTGTTTATGTGGTATTATGTTAGATTATGTGAGTATATATTGGAGTATATTGTATGGTATATCAGATGTATTATAATAGTAATATTATGTGGTATATGAGCGTGTAATGTATGGTGTATCATGTATGTATATTGTAAGTTATATGTAATGTATTATGTGATATATATATATAATGTATATTATGATGTATATTATTGTGGGTTTATGGTGTAGTTGTTTGATGGTGTTGTGTAGGTGCATTGTGTTATGTTGATATAATTTTATATTGTATTTGGGGATGTGATCTTGTTTGCTGTTGTGCGTCCAGATGGTTTTATTTCGTCCAGATTTTTGTGTTATTAAAGTGTGTTACAATTTTTGTGTTACATTTGTGTATTATTTTGTAGTGGTGTGCTATCCCATTTTTACCGCTGTTTTTGATGATAAAGTGGAGTGTATTAGTCTATTTTGTTATATTTTTGCGACGCAAGTGGTGATATAAGTTTGTGTTACACTTTTGTGTTACAATCTTGTAATCGAATTTTTTGTTGGAAATCCAACACAACGAACTGAATTGACCAATAGTCATTTAATCACGTTTTTTCGCTCATTTTCTCTTGTTTTCTCTTATTTTCTCACTTTTTCTTTTTTCGAGTATACTATAATAATATTTATAATTGTCTATACAATTAAAATCTCCCGTCCCATGATCCTATCCAGATACCCGATAAAATTTTAGTTTCATCACAAAAAAATTTTGTCTGATGTATTGCCCCGTGTTTTATCCCTATTCAAAAATGTCAAGAAATAACAAAACTTGACTTTTTTACACTTCCCACAAAAATGCAAAAGTTAGTTTTATTCAACAATAGCAAGGGTTTTCAGGAGTTGCATAGTTTACTATTTTAATCTATTTTTTTTGATCCTGTTTTATAGTGTATACCAGTGTGACGGGGATAGTTTACATTTATAAAATTAATATAATAATGTCATATCCACTGATGAGTTCAACTCACACTACTCGTCCAAAAATCAAAACTGGTAATCCATCATCCCACACTCGCCTCCAACAGAAAAAATTCTCACCCTCATACCACCTCATAAATTACACCAAATCTACACACAATTCACCAAAATAATCAAAATGAGTTCGAGATTGAGTTCGACCGCACCCTTATATATCAACGCAAAATAAATTTTCTGACAATTCTAAATCACCAATTTTTACCCAAAATTACCTGCTCCAAATCACAATATCCCTTGCAAAATCTAACAATTTACGAAGTCCTCTCGAAATGATACCATTACATAACAAATTTAATCTATACACAATTCCAAATAATTCACTCTATCTTAATCCTGCAATATCCCAAATTCCCTTGCCACATCTATCCAAAACGTAGCAATCACTTCCTATTAATAGCGCACATCACTCTTCCATCTTAATCAAAATTATCATCCAAAACACCTATCTCGAAGTCCATAATCTCACATTATCAGGAAATACCCATCTAAATTGTGTCAAACTTTCACACAATTCTAATCACAAAAATTCGCTTAAAAATACATCATAAAAAATCTTGAAATGCCAAATTGACACCTCAAGATACAATCATCCGCAACTCTAAAATCAATTCTATGCTCACTATCTTAATGTACAACTTAAAATAGACATCACAATTACTCTCACCTGAACAACTTGACACTTACTCATTACAATTTTCAAATTAAATCTACATCATATGATCTACAACAAACATCTCAAAAAAATATTTCAAACAGAGAATTATATATTACATATGGGGGGGGGTACTTTTACATCCACAAAAAATCACTACTCTCATATCTCACCTATCTCTAAATTTTAATCCATTAAATAAAAGAATAAATCCATAGAAACATAGAAACATAAAATCTTCTCATAAATAAGAGAAATATAATATGTAACCAAAGTAACAAATTTATAAAATCAAAAGGAGATACCAAAATGGACATTACATTCACATCATCTGAAATCTACAAATTACTTCATCCAGTAAAGCAACATTCAATCCTCTTTTCGGCAACATTAAACAAAATCAAATCCATAACAAATAAATATCTTGCCGATAAGAGAATATACATATCAGAAATAACACCAAAATCATACTTCTATCCCTCAAGAGGAAATGGTAAATCAATCAGAGAGTTATGTTATTTTATAAAGCTAATATCAGATTCAGAAAAGAGTCAATTTTCATATAAGCCATATTCACCAGAATACACAGTGCAAAATTACAAATTTGATATGGAGAATTTATATAAAGCAATGATTTCACAAAAGATACTTAACTCATATGAAACACAAAATAATTCTACAAAACAGAGAAGTAATAACAAAGAAGAAATGAGCTGCTTAAAAATTATTGCCGATAAAAAACAATACAAATAAGAAATTTCATAGATAAAAGAGATCAACCATTATAGGAAACTTAATATTAGCAGCAACCAAAAAATTTAACAACACATAAAGAGAAACTTGTAGTGTCAACAATTTTTGACACAAAATAATTATCCTTTGTGAGAACAAATAAAAAAATACACCAAAAATCAATTTGAAGGGAGAAACACATAAATGTCCACTAAGACCATTACAATTGAAAATCGCAGTCCAAAATATAATAGATTACTGAAAAACTTAGCAAATCAATCAACTGATACTATCCTGGAATGGAAAACGTATTTCAAAAAATGTAAAGTAAATCCAAAATGTAACACTGACTATTTCATAATGGCTATTCAAGTGTGTGAAGATATTCTAAAAGAAAGAAGAGAGAAATAATACATATGACCGATTTAGAAAAGAAATTAAACAAGATTTACAATTACGCTGATTTAATTCATTCAGAGAATCTATTAATACTATCAATTATCGGCTCTCTGTTAAGAGAGTCTGATAAACCAGAGATTGAAAAATGTATTAAGACTTATATTCAGCAAAGAGAAAATATTCAAAAAGGAGTATACGAAGATGATGTTGAGATTACACAATAATACAAGCAAGATGTGGTTTTTTTAAAATATATTTTATTTATGAATGTAATGAATAAATAAAATATATTTGTTTGTCTTATTAAAAAGTAGTATATCTTCTTTCTGTTCAGTTTATGGGAACTGGGTATTGTTAGATGAACACTCATTTGAGGTTTTCATAGGACTCAGCGCACATAAACTGAACGCTCGTAAAATGAATATGGGGGTGAGAATCATTAATAAAAACACAAATAATTATAAAGTGTATATACATACTAACATATTAAATGATAAGAAATATATTGGTATAACAAAAACATCAGAAAGAGAAAGATGGAATAACGGAAATGGTTATCATAAAAATCAAAAATTCTATAAAGATATTCAAAAATATGGTTGGGATGATGGATTCACTCATGAGATCATACAAGACAATTTATCATATAGTGAAGCAAGGCGTTTGGAGAAGTATTATATATCAAAATATAATTCTGTTTCAAATGGATATAACAATGCAAATTTTAATTTAAGTGGATCTTTACAATTTGATTTTGATAATTTCATTCCAATAGATAATCCTGATGGAGAAATAAATAATAACAAGGAATATTTTACAAGAGTACCAAATGAATTTATACAAATTGACATTAGAAAGAAATATAATCTTCACAGAATATTTTATGTTGTATATATTCTTATTGATAAACATAGAAGTTACGAGGATAAATCATACATTGTAATTTCAGAAATATTTGATTTATGTGGTTATAAACTTGGTAAAAACAAACCAAAGGTATTTTATGAAATTATAAAATGTTTACTATTCTTAAATGAAAGTAACATGATTAGAATTACATCTAATTTTGATATTTACGCTGTTGGATATACTGATTGTATTCAAATGGATATTATATATTCTAATTTTGACGCAACAGATAAATTCTCAAAAATTACATCTTCACAACTTGACTTTATAATGATGAGTGAATCAAGTATTAATAAAGAGAATATATTAATGGCATTCCTTTATATCAATTCTTATATTTTTATTCGTCCAAAGAATAAAAATAATGAAGAAATAATAAGTGATCCGAAATCTAAACCAGAAGCATTTTTTCGCAGCATGGAAAGTATGGCAAAAGAATTGGCAATTTCAAAAGATACATTAAATCAATGTATTCAATGTTTAACTTCTTCTAGTGAAAACCAAAAACCTCTTTTGATAAAAAGAGAAGTAGGTAGTATACAACCAGATCCTAAAAAGCCACCACAAAATGTTCCAAATATCTATGTACTTAATAAAGAAGGATATGAACAAGAAATTGAATGGGCTATTTTAAAGATGCTAGAAGTATATAATGTAGATTCATTTGGAGAATTAACAGGTAAGGATGTGAAATAAATTTGACGGATAGAAAGGACGTTGATGATACATATGATTGAATAAATAAAAAAGAGAATATACATATATAACTATTAACCAGTATCACAAAAAGGAGTGATGCAATTATGAATTTTAAATCAAAGGAGAACATTAAATATGACAGAAATAGAAAACAGAAAAAACCATGAATACAGCTATAACAAATATTATACTATGCCAAGCAGAGAAGAATTACATAGAGGATATAGTGGTTGGTTAAACAATGCGGATTTCATTATGTCAAGAGGAAATAATCAAAAACAATCCAGAATTGCAGAAAAAATTGCATCCGATTGGCGAGTAGATGAACAATGCCATAAAAATATTCTTAGTAAAGAAAGAGAGAAAAACAATGATTGAAAGAAATTTTGATAAAAATAATGAAAATTGTATTGAGTTTTTATCTGGTGAACGATATGCCGTTGCAACTTTTACAAACAGGAAACATATCACTCGTTTGAAGAAAATTTATGCTGAAAGAAAAGATGAGATTAAATACTTTAGAGAAAATAAAGATGGTAGTATTTGTGTGAAATTTCCTCTTAAATGGGTAAAGATAAATCCTGGCTCTATACCTGATCCAAATAAACCCAAAAAAGTATTAACAGAAGAACAAAAGGAAAAATTGATACAGAATTTGCAAAAATATCGTGAGTCTAAAAAGAAATAGTATATACCACTACTCTCTTATGTTCAGTTTATCGTAAAATTATAAAGAAATGATAGTCAAATTTCAATTCTACGGTATCTATGGTTAAGTTGTTCCACCTACAACTTAAAATCGAAATTTACCCAAAATTTATCAATATATATTGAGAATAATTAAATAAGGAAAATATGATGAGAAAAATTGATTACAAATATTTCTCAAAAGCCAAGCAGATTGCACAGGTGTCTGATTTTCCAAAGGTACATATTGGATGTATCGCTGTTTATCAGAATCGCATTATCGGAATTGGTTGTAATACAAATAAAACCCACCCAACCCAGAAGTATTATAACCGATATAGAATAGATGACAACGATTTTGATAATTCTGAATCACTTCTACCAAAACTCCACGCAGAAATTAATTGCATAAATCAACTGAAACATTTGAACATTAATTTTTCAAAGGTGAAGTTGTACATATACCGCACTAGAAAAGATATTGTGTGTGGAATGGCTAGACCTTGTGCAAGCTGTATGCAAGCGATAAAGGATCTTGGAATTAGAGAAATATATTATACAACAAATGATGGTTATTCATATGAAAAGTTAGAGAAAGGATGTGTTGCTTAATGGTATGTGCAGGTTGTCACATGAGTTATTGTCCATCAACGTGTCCTGATTATATTCCTGAGAATGCAACCCACTACTGCTCTATTTGCGGTAATGGAATTTACAATGGAGAAGAATTTATAAGGAATGATGGTGATTATGCTCATTGGGAATGTATTGATGGAAAGAAAGACTTAGCTGAATGGCTAGGTTATGAGATTGGAATTATGGAGGAAAGATAAATGATTGATTTAACAACAGGTGTATATATCCCAAGTGTGGACGCAAAAGATATTTATCTTTCCGCACATTATTATAATTACGAAAATCACGATTACGATTTAAAACTTAAAGATGGTAATTATAATTTAAGAAAATTTATTAATACTCTTGATTACAGCTTGGATTTAATTGAATTATTGGATATTTATTATAAAAAATATCGCAAGAATGATTTTTTGTTTACTGTAAAAAAGCACAAGTATACTACAAATGTTATTAATCTCACATTCAAATATTCTGTAAAAGAATGGAATCAAATGAACAAAAATACATTTGTAAAGTTTGGCTACAATTATAGAGATTTGACGTTTGATGATTGCATTGCCAAAAATAATACAGGAGAAATTGTTGGTATTCAAATAAATTCAAAAGTAAAAAATAAATTAGAAATTCCATCTCCGTTTGTCGTGAAAAAAGTTGAAATCAAAGATAAGAAAGATAAATCAATTGTAAAAGAAGTTCAGTTACAATATCAGAAAAAAGGTGAACCTAAGACTTTAAAAACAAATGCTCAGTTAAGAAATGAATTATATAAAAATGGTTTTACTTGTAATGGATCTAAATATTGCAGAATGAAACGGTCTACTGGATCAGCTAGAGTTGGAAAATGTCTCTTCATTAATGAGTCATTATTTAAGCCATTATTAAATTTCAGTTCTGGTGCAATCCGTTTAAATCCTGGTGATGAAATAGACCTTGCTGCATATGAGGGATACATTGCTCTTCCATCAAGTAGCATTATTGATACTCTACCAATTAAACCGGAGAATATTTTATTAATTGATGATTATGATAGCGTATTCAATGAAGATGTAATTGAAACTCACGATGAAAACAACTGGTTAAAAACAACTGAAAAGAATTGTACTATTACAAATACGATATGGGATGGACAATCATTAATGGATATATCTTTGTTTGGAGATTATTCAGAATATGGAATGGTGCTTCTCAGAAACTTAATGTTTAAGTCATGTTGTTTTAATTGTAATATTCAACAATGGTTTAAGGATAATAATATTACAGATATTTCACAATTAAATGGGAAAACAAGAGCTACCAAAATTGAAGATGTGAAATTAATCACTACACCAAATAGTATTAAATATTTAAAATTTAGTACATGGGATGAATGGCTGGATAATTTATATCCTAATTTTGGAGTTGTAAAACATGACAAGAAGACTCACTTTTTTGAAGGTAGACTTGTTCAAACTCATTACCAGCTTTTGAATACATTACAAATGTCAAAAGATGAAGTTAATGAATTTTTATCAGAAGCTTTAGACTTTGCACAATTATTGCGCAACAATCCAGAGGTTGTACGATATTATATTAAATATCCTGATATTGATGAGTTAGATCCATTATCGCAACCTATGAACAGTAAAAACGATGTTGTATATAATTTGATGAGTATTAATGATAATTTCACAAAGACTAAATATTATAAAGATTTTTTAATTGATTTACTCAGGTCATATTATAAGAATCTAAAAAATGGACATGTTTATGTAAATGGAAATTATTCTACTTTGCTAGGAAATCCAATTGAAATGTTACAACAATCAATTGGTAAATTCGATGGTAAAAGTCAAATTGGAATTGGTAATATACATAGTATACGATTTGATTATAACAAAACATTATTGGCAAGTCGTAGCCCTCATGTAACGATTGGTAATATTTGGCTTCCGTATAATACGGAGAATAAACTAATAGATTGTTATTTTAATCTTACACCTGAAATTATATGTCTTAATTCAATTGGAGAAAATGTTTTACAGAGGTTATCAGGAGCAGATTTTGACAGTGATACCGTATTATTAACAGATAATGAAATATTGATTCGTGCAGCAAAAAGGAATTATCATTTATTCAAGACTCCTACTTCTTTTGTATCAGCTCGAAAAGTTAAAAGATATTATACTCCTGAACAACAAGCAGATCTTGATATTAAAACATCTGTAAATAAAATTGGAGAAATTATCAATCTTTCTCAGGAGCTAAATTCTTTGTTATGGGATAGAATGTATTATGGAGAAACTTATGATGATATTAAAGAGCTATATTATGACATTTGTCAATTGGATGTAATGTCTGGTATCGAAATTGATAAAGCAAAAAAAGAATTTGATGTTAATAATGTTAAAGAACTTGATAAATTAAGACAAAAATACGCACCCGTCCTTGAACACATCGAAAAAGACGAAAGTGGTAAAGATATAAAAAAGAAAAAAGTCCCACACTTCTTCTCTCATATTTCCAAACAAAAAGGTTTCTATAATCCAGAAAAAAAATACTATTGTAAATATCATACGACTATGGATTATTTACAGACAATAGTAAATGGATTCAGAATAAAAAATCCATATAAAAAAGATTGGTTGACATTTGTATCTTTATTGGATAACAAAAAATATTATAGTTCCCATGTGAATAATACTCAAATAAATAAAATTTGTACATTATTAAAAAAGTATATAAATGATAGGAAACTAATATATTCATCCGATTCCGATTCCAAAGAAGATAAAAACGAAAAAGATTTAAAGTTAAAGAAAGATTTGATTTCAGATATTGAATCTGAAACAATTGGATTTTCTACAATGTATAGATTGTTATCTTCAATTGAGGATAAAGAAAATGCACAAATAAAAAATTTATTATTAGAAATATTATTTTTGTGTGGAAATGAAAGCTTCAATAAAGCAATTATTCAATCATCTTCCGAAATAAAGCAATTAGAAATAGACGGAAATGATTTAAAAATGTTCAATATTGGCTTCAAAATTACAAAAAAACAGGTAAATTCGCAAATAAATGTGTGATTTCGTCCTAAATCTAGGACGAAATTTAAGTTACTATGGAGAGGGTAGTTTTCAAATTATTATTTTAATGATTACTGCCCTACTCTATCTTGTGTAACTTATCTTAATCTGAAACAGAGGAGGAATTTAACATACAAGAAAATTATACATATATTTCTCAAAAGGAAATTTCACATGAAATTGAAAAAAGATTGGGTTGTTCTGCGCATGATGTATTTAAAATATTAGATACATTAAGTGATGTGGTAAAGGATAAAATTAGTGATACGGATAATGCAGAAATAAAAATATTTCCTGGGCTAAAAGTAACTTCTAAGTGTGTACCATCAGAACAATATAATTCTAATTTAAAAAATGTAAATATACCATCTAACCGTGTTTTAAAATTATCTGTATATTTTACACATGATTATAAAAGAAAAATAAGAGAAACATATAATACTCATTAATTGGTATATAATCGGCGGTTGCACTGATTCTTCCCCTTTCGTTACAGTGCTTCCGTTGATTTTCTGTTTATAAAAAATAACGCAGAGTGGAGCAGTCTGGAAGCTCGTCTGGTTCATACCCAGAAGATCATAGGTTCAAATCCTATCTCTGCTATTACTCTCCTACTTGGAGAAATAAATGCAAAGGACGTGAATTGTTATAAAAGCAATTAGTAAAAAAGAAATGGAATACCTTATGAAGAAAGGATTTAAGTTCCATGAAGACATTTTTAAGACATATAGTGGTAAGAATAAATACTACTATAGAGAATGTAATGCTATTAATAAGGCATTAGATGATTACCATAATGGATTAAATGTTGTGGAATATAAATGACAGAAAAGCAAGACAAAATATATAGGAAAGGTGGTAAGTTACCATCGGAAAGAAAAAGCATGAAGTAAACATTGAAATTATAGGTGGAAATGCGGAAGGAGTTACTGGTAGTTGTACTAGGATAAAAACTTCTAATAGTTGTTATCTTTTTGAATGTGGAATGATTCAAGGTGAACACACCGTATTAGAAAATTATAAAGCTAATATGAAATATATTCAAAAAATACGTCCACAAGAATTACAATATATTATTATCGGACATGTTCATCAAGATCATATAGGAATGATTCCGACATTATATGCTCGTGGGAAATGTAATGCGAAAATTATTGTCCCAAAAGGATCTACTTCTATTTTAAAAGAAATGTGGCTTGATAGTAGTTTTATAAATTGTCGTGATGTTGAAGTCATAAATTTGAAAAATGATAGAAATTATGAACCATTTTATACAGAAGATGTGGTATATAAAACCATTGAGTATATTGAAGAAATTGATTCTGATAAAATAGTTTCTTTATCTGATGAATTAGCCATTCGATATACAGATGCAGGTCATATATTGTTATCAAAACAATGTGAAGTATATATAAATGGTGGTTCTCGTACAAGAAAAATATTATTTTCTAGTGACTTAGGAAATATTTCTACACAAGACACAAGAGTTTTTGTTGAAAATTTTAAACCTGTTACATCGGCAAATATTGCAATTATGGAATGCACATATGCAAGTAAAGAAAGACAATGTACAAAAGAAACATATAAAAAAGATGTCACAAAAATAAAATCAGTTGTTGAACAATATTGTATTGACAATAATAGTCGTGTTTTAATTCCATCATTTTCTCTTGATAGAACTCCATATATCTTGTGGATTTTATACTCATTATTTGGCAAAGATGAAAATTTTAAAATACCAATTCTAATTGACAGTCCATTAGCTAATAGACTTTTAGATTGTTATTCTTCTATTTTAGATGGGGAGAAAAAAGAATTATTTGATGAAATAATGTCATGGAATAATATCAAAAGAGTTATTCAACCAGAGGCTAGCAAAATTGCTATTGCAGATAAAAGCGCAAAAATTATTTTAAGTAGTTCTGGAATGTTGACAGCAGGACGGTCTGTAAAATGGACACAAAGTATTTTACCAAATGAAAATGACTGTATATTATTTATGGGCTACTCAGGAGAAAATACATTAGCTTGGAAGATTAAACATGGAAAAGATCATAAAACAATTAATATTAATGGTAAGCCTTATAAGAATAAAGCACAAATTTACGATTTAAAATCGTTCTCAAGTCATATGCAAAGAAATGAGATGTTAAATTATTACAAATCTATTAATTGCGAGAAGATTTATTTAGTTCATAGTGATTCAAATAAAATAGAATTTAAACATGACTTAGAAAATGCAATTGCAGATTGCTTAAAATCTACAAAAGTTGTTTCCGTTAATAGCGGAACAAAAATTTCATTATAAAAATATTACAAAAATCGAGGTGTCTATTATTAAAACAAAACCTATTTTCAATAGTTTTCTTGCAAAGCAATTATTACATTGTGGAAATCCAATAGTTGATTTGCAGAAAAATCATAAATTAAAAAATGCAACAGTTTTTTTCTTTGAAGAAACGGAAAAGTTTATACAAGATTTAAAAAATTTGACTGCTGAGTAATCGGCAGTCTTTTTATATTCACTAATAATACAACGAAAGGACAAGGTGATGATTATGGTATTAACAAAAGAATTAGAAAATAAATGGTGTCCATCAAATAAAAAGCATTTTGAATCTTTAGGATACACATATACCAAAATGAAGGATACATTTATGGTAAAATTTGAAGACATGCCTCATAGTAGCGATAAAAGTATAAAAGTTGAATGTGATTATTGCGGAAAAAAATTTGATAAACAAATCAAAAAATACTATAGGGGTAGAAAAATAATACCCAAAGATTGTTGCGAAGAATGTAGATCAAAAAAGGGAGAAGAAGCAAGATTAAAAAAATATGGTACATTATCACCTTTAATTCACGAAGGCGTTAAAGAAAAATGGATTTTCGATAATATGCCAAAGAAAGAAGAAACTTTAAATAAGATGATTATGACATTCAAAAATAATGGTTGTGTAATGTTACCATCTATATATGTAAACAATGAAACAAAAATGCCTTATATATGTAAGAAACATATTGATAAAGGTATACAATGGAATAATTGGATACATTTAAAATCTGGTAGAAAGTGTCGTTATTGTGCAATTGAGTCAAGGAAAGGTTCAAATAACGGAAATTGGAATGGTGGAACAACAGAAATAAATCATTATTTAAGAGAGTACATTTCTCCATGGATAAAAGATTCTTTAAAAAATGGAAATTATAAATGTGATATTTCCGGTAATAATGGTTATTTAGTAGTACATCATTTATATAAAAATTTCAAAAATATTGTGGAAGAAGCATTTGAGATAACAAAATTAGAGCTAAAATCTCATATAAAAGATTATACACAAGAAGAATTGGATTTATTATCGAAAACATGTCTTGATTTACATTATAAATATGGACTAGGTGTATGTATATTAAATAATTATCATTTAGATTTTCATTCACTTTATGGCGCATTTAATAATACACCTGAACAATATTATGAATTCAAACAATATATTCAAGAAGAGAATCAACAATCTGATTCTCTTTTATTATGCTCAAATGAGTAAATATTACGAAAATCGAGGTATTATAGCCTATGAATAAAAGAAATATGGAATTATCGGATAAAGAATATGATGAACTTGCTGAAAAATTAGATGCGGAGCAGGTCATTCTTGAAGATACGGATTTGATTAATAATCAATTTGAAAATCTTCTAAAACATAGAATTATTCTTATTAACGACATTATTAGCAACCTTACAATTGATAAAATTGTTATGCCGCTGTTACAGATGGATAATGACGGAACAGGTGAAAAAATTACTATTTATCTGAATAGTAATGGCGGATCGACTTATGATGGGCTTTGTTTATGCAATATTATTGAAAGATTAAAAACACCAACAGAAATCATTGTATTAGGATATGCCTATTCTATGGGAAGTATTATTCTTATGTCTGGTAAAAATAATCCAAATGTAACTAGAAAATGTTATCCATTTAGTACAGCTCTTATTCACGGTGGTTCTGCTTACATTGGTGGAACATCTAGTCAAGTAAAAGATTACTTTAAATTTAATGAAAAATTTGAGAAACGTATTACTGATTTTATTGTATCACATACAAATCTCTCAGAAGATGACTATGCTGCTATTGAGAGATATGAAGCATATATGGATTCTGATGAAATGTTAGAAAAGGGATTAGTAGACGAAATTATCTAAGGAGAGTTATCACTACTCTTCTATTTTATTGTAAAAATATATAGATTCAAGGAGAAGAAAACATGATCAAGATCAACGAAACACCAGAAAAATTAAATCCACGTAAAAGAAACATTCAGCTTAAAAATATTTCATTACATGACCTAAATCTTATTGATACAGATACAGGCGAAAACATTACTCAAGAAGTCATTGATGCTCTTCCTGAAGGAACGGAAACTGTTGATTTTAAGATTACGGTTGATCTTCCAGAAGAAGAATAAGTTGGGTGGTGGATGATATAAATAATTTACATAGACTAGATAGCGAATCAGATTTTGAATGGAAATTAAGATGTTGTCTTGCAAAGAAACGTAGAGAAACAGATATGGATTGGGTTGAAATTAGAGATATGCTTGGATTGTCAATAACTCCTGATCAACTTAGAAAACAAGCAGTTGGATATGAGGAATATGACAATTATATTAATGGGTATAATGGAGTAGCAACTACCATTCTATCAATTTCTGATTTACATGTTCCATTCCAATTAAATTATGAAGTGTTGGAAAAATATAGAAACAATATGGACATTCTTCAAATTAATGGTGATGTTGTTGATTGTCAAGCATTATCAAAATTTCCAAAGCAGTATAGAATCTCTCCTATGGAAGAAATGATTCAAGGAAGACAATATCTTATTGATTTGATTAAATATATCAATCCCAAAAAGGTTGTATGTAATTATGGGAATCATGATATTCGTTTTGCAAATTATTTCGCAAAGAATATTGATACAGATATTTTACAGCTACAACCTAATACATCTCTTGAACTTATTTTTGAAGATGGATTTAGAAATTATGACAAACTTAATAGAACAAAAACTTGGTATGAACCAGTAACAAGTGTATTTGAAGATACTGGAATTGAAGTTAAGTTTGTCGACAATTGGAAAGTTAAAATTGGGAAAACTTGGTTTGTACATCCACTAGCATATAGGTCAAATATTCTTGCTACTGCTGATAAAGCCAAAGACTATTTACAAGATACTGATAGAGAATCTTTTGATTGCGTCGTAATGGCGCATACACATTCTGTAGGTGATTCTGAAAAAGGGTACATTAGATTGATTGAACAAGGCGCATTTTGTAATGTAGATAAAATGAGATATTCAGATGGAAAATTGCAAAAACCGCAGAAAAAAGGCTTTGCAATTATTGCACAAGATAAAAATGGAAGTCTAATTAAAGACAAAACAAAAGTAGTAGTATTAGATTAAGGTGAAATATATGAATGTAAAGTTTGATGTAATAGAACTTACAAAACAGCTTACGGATATATTTGTAAGTATGCATAAGTATTGAGCTAGATTATTTTCTAGTACAGACCAATTTGTAATTGGATTAATTGACATGGAGAGTACACCGCTACTCTCCTATTTTAGTATAAATATATAGAAGAAAGAGGTTTTTATCAATGACAAAAATTGAATTTGTAGATGCAGTTGCAAAAGAAACAGAATGGACAAAGAAAGATTCTGAGGAAGCTATTAATGCCGTGGTTAAAGTAATCACAAATGCTTTAGTAGCAGGTGAGAAACTTTCTATTGTTGGATTTGGAACATTTGAAGTTGTCGAAAGAGCAGCAAGAGAAGGTCGCAATCCTCAAACTGGCGAATCGCTTATGATCAAAGCGTGTAAAACAGCAAAGTTTAAACCAGGTAAAGCCTTCAAGGAACTTATCAATGCGTAATAAGAGGGTTAATTATATGAATAAAATTCCAACTATTTGTTTTGAAGATATTTATAAATTTTGTGAATCTATGGATTCTGAATTTAATAGACGATATTATGCATCTAAATCAGATGAATCTATAGATATTTCAATCTTTGCAAAATATGACAATGCAAGAAAAATCATTAATCTTCTTACTGACTATGATTATGAGCTTGCTAATATAAATTTTCATGATCCTGAGATTGATGGATATGAAGATGAATTTATAATTACGTTATGCGCAAGAATCAGTAATCATGATACGCCTGAAATCTGGGTTGAGCCTGCTAAACGAAAAGACGGTTACCTTCTGAATGAAGCAGATGCAACTTATATTCTTGACGAATGTAGTAGAGCACTTTTACCACAAGTAGAAACTGCTAAAACTTACTTTGTTGAGTTAAAAGAAAATGTTGACGATGAATATGATGATTTTGCAGATGACTTAGAATTAGGTAATTGTTACGATTGCTGTTGCCATCATGATTGTGTAGATTGTGATATGGATGACGAAGAATATGTAAATGTGACTCTTCCTAAAGAAGATATTGAAACTTTACATATGCTTTGTCGTATTTTCAAAGTGTAATCTATCTTTATCAGGGACATAGATCTCCTTTTAGAGTGCGTGGGTGTCATAGCTTACGCACTCTTTTTATATCCATTGGATTGTTTTGTTCAATGGAGAATTAATTATTGGGTGGGATGGATAATCCCTCAAAGAGCAAACATAGGATGGTTGGTATTCTCCTATCTCTGAACCTCTGTAAATATTAACTGGTTGGTCAGTTAGACCAATAAAGAGAATTACAAGCGTAGGCTTATCTCTACCTTCAATTGTATTATTGGAGGAATTTTTAATGAAAAACGAAATCAAAATTAATGGAACTCAAAAATTTATGGGAATGGATATTCCTGTTGTAGAAGGTGGCTTTGGTGAAGATCAAAAAGTCATACTAGCAAGAACTGTAGCTGAAATTCATGGTGTAAGGATGAATGATATACAAGATTTAATCATTCAAAATTATGATGAATTTGAGATTGGCGTTGATATTCTTGATTTGTGTGATGATAATTTCAAAACCGACGCTATCGGTTTAGGATTTGTAACCAGTAACCGACAAAAACATTGTTATCTTCTTTCTGAACAAGGATATGTTTTACTTGTTGGATTCATGAGAACTGATAAAGCAAAAGAAATCCGAAAGAATTTAAGAAGAGAATATTTTACAATGAGACAAATCATTAATTCTGATGAACAACTAACGGCAAATTTATTATTATCAATTTACAAAGGTGGACAAGATGCTGTTGTAGCTTCTAAGAAATTATCAGAATTAGAAGTTGCTAAAGCTACTGCCCCATTAATTCCAAAAGCAGAATATCATGATAATGTTCTTAACAAAGATGGTTTAATTTCTACGACTATTATTGCAAAAGATTTAGGTCTTAGAAGTGCAATGAGATTAAATCAAATTATGAATAAAAACGGAATCATCTGGAAGCAATCTGGTGTATGGAATCCACGTGCAGATTACGCATGGCTCATAACGGAACATTATGCTGATTATCAGAGTTATGAAAACGATAATTCTGCACCTTGTTTGAAATGGACTGAAAAAGGACGCAAATGGATTATTGAAAATTTTGATAGTTGGGCTAAATAAATATTAAGTACATAGAGAGACAGTTTTAATACTGTCTCTTTTATAAAAAATTTATGAAAGGAAGTGAGATTATTGGATGGTAAAATCGCAGATAGATCTGTTGAAATAACAGATGAAGAATGGCAAACAGTAAATGAATTTAATAGAGAAATGGTTGAGGATTATCTTGATAATCAAGCTGACCTTTCTGTAAAAACTTTGCCAGCATATAAATCGGGATTAAGGATTTTCTTTACTTGGGTTAGGGATAATCTCAAGGACAAGAATTTTACAGATATTAAAAAGAAAGAATTTCAAAAATATCTTAATTGGCTAACTAAACGAGGGTTTTCTGATTCTGGTATTAAATTTAAAAAATCTGCTGTAAGTACATTTTGTAATTATGTAATGATGATGTATGAGGAAGAATATCCTACGTTCCGTAATTTCACAATTGGGCTCAAAGTAGTACAAACTGGATATGTTCACGAAAAAGTTCCACTTACACCAGATGAGTATATTAATTTATGTCAAGAACTTGAAAAACGTGAAGAATGGCAAATGTTAGCATATCTTACATTTTCTTACAGTACAGGATGTAGACGTGCAGAAGCTAGACAATTACTCAAGGAAGTTATTGATTATTCTGCAAATGAAAAGAAAATCAAAGTTCTTGATGAAGATGGACATGAGTATGAAACTATTTCAAAACAGTATTTGACTCACACTATTCGTTGCAAAGGAGCATCTCTTGTAGGTAAACCACGTAAACTTAAATTCGGTGATGATGCAATGCAATGGTTGAAAAAATGGATTGAAGTGCGTGGTGAAGATGACTGTCCTTATATGTTTGTAATTAAATCTAAAGATGGAAAAGAAGTTAGACAGGTGAGTGAAAGCACTTTTAATAATTGGTGTCAAGGATTATTTACACAAATTGTTGGACGTAGGGTGCATCCCCACCTGTTCAGAGAATCAAGAGCTACAAACCTTGTCGTGTTTCAGCATAAAGCACCAGAGGTAGCTCAGAAATTACTAGGACATAATCAAGTCACTACAACTTTAGATCATTATATTATTCGTAATGATGAAAATGATGAGTCTGATGAAGCATTTACTGATTGATGTAAAATACCCCCCCCACATCAAAGCCCGTAGTGTAGACCAAACACACCTATATGGAAACAAGCGCACGACATCGGACTGTCAAACCGCTTCGGGCAAATACCCATCTTTCTATATATTTTTCTTGCTTCATATTTACTCTTCACAAAGACATAACTTTTCATATGATCTCTTCTCCTGAAAGGGCAGTTCACTACTGCCCTATCTTAAAGTAAACTTGTCCTTTACAATATTTTCCAATTGTGATAATGTAAAAATATCAAAAATTGGAGGTGTTGTATATGGAGTTTAACAGAAAGACACAAACTGTCAAATCGTTTGCACGAGATATGAAAAATGGAAAATACAATATGTTCCATAAGTTACAGCGAAAAGAAGGACAATGGAAAAATTATGAGCAGAGCTTATTAATCGACTCAATGCTTCGCAACTATCCTGTTGATCCGATTCGTTCAGAAGAGAAAGAAGATAAAATCAGATATGTATTTGACGGTGTTCAGCGCAGCACAACTATCAGAGATTTTTTAACTGATGGCTTCAAATTAAGTCAAAAGCTGAAACCAGTAGCAATCGAAGGCACTGTATATAACATTGCAGGAAAGAAATTCTCACAGTTGGATGAAGTTGTCCAGGATAAAATTAACGACTATGAAATGATACAGTATATCTTTTCTGATTGTACAGATGAAGATATTCGTGAGATGTTCCGTAGACAGAATGGTGGTAAACCATTATCAAACACTCAGAAGAGAAAATCATTAGAGAGTGATGAAGTTAGTGCAATTATCTTTGATGTTGCGAATCATCCATTCTTTGCAAAAGTATTATCGCCAACACAGTTAAAGAAAGATGTTGCGAATGATATTGTGCGTCAGACACTTATGTTGATTAACACTACAGATGATAATGATTTCACATCATTTAGAGCAAAAGATATTGATTCATTTGTAGAATGGTACAATGAGCATGTTGATGAAAAAGATATTATTTTATTGAAATCTGCTCTGGCATTCTTAGATGAAAAATTTGAAGAAAAACTTAATCTCAAGTCTACTTCTCTTCCAATGATGTTATATGCTGCATATACATGTGTGAAGAATGAAAATGACTTTGATGAATTTGTAAATATTGTGCAGGCATTTGTAAATAGTTATGGTGACAATATGGAATATGTTCAGTATTGCACCAGTGGCACATCTTCTGCTCAGTCTGTTCAAGGAAGATTTAATTACTGGAAGAATCTTTGCAAGGGATTATAAAATATATAGAAACTTAATATTGAAATTTATAAGAAGTCACCTTATTGGTGGCTTCTTTTTGTATACGAAAAATAATATAAATTAAATTTATATTCAGGTGATTTCACACCTGTAAAGTGAGGTTATTACACTCACTAAATATTATAGAAATATAATAACGAAAATATACGAAAATAAAATGGAGATACGAAAATGTATAATATATTAATCAAACATAATGATAGTAAAACACTGTGGCAATTATATGGTACGACCACTTCTGCTGCATCAAATACGGAAACATTTACACCATTCGAGGCAGATAATTTAGAAAATTTAAAAGCAGAAGTTATTCGATTGGATGCAATGTATGGTCATGAAAATATTAAAGTTGTAAAAACTATTGAATATACAGTGGATGTAACTATCTCAGACGATAAATAAGGAGGTGTCAAATAGTGGCAGCTAATCTATTAAAAGTTGGTAATGATCCAAACTCAGCAATCAAAACATTTTGCGTAGATACTATTGAAGAAATTGCAAAACTTCCTACTATGGAACATGGTGCAACAGGTGATTTTGCAAATATTCCTGGTCTTGAATCTCCTGCTCCAATGGGAAGTCAAGCTATTGTAGGAAATGAATCAGGCACAGTGAAAATCTATATGCTGTTTTCATTTGGTTGGAAAGATACAGGCACAGAATAATGGATGTATTATCTTATATTATCGCCAGTAGGCTTCTCTCCTGTTCTGGTGGAAATGGAGCAAATATTAAACTAGATGAAAATGGAAATATTATTACAGATGAAGATGTGATATTATATGTAGATTTCCCTACCGCAAGTTTGATGACTGATGGAGATATATTCTCAGTTGCAAATAGTTATTTAATCGCAAAAATTATTGGTGATGTTGTTGAGTCAAATAAGAAAGCATGGATTTACTCAATGTTGTAAAAGAGTCATTCACGATGATGTGGGTGGCTCTTTTATTATGCAATTTTGTTGTTTCGTATAGAGTGATTATTTCACTCTGCGATTATATTTAAAGGTTTCATAACGACTATTATTCCACCCATAAGCCCAAATAGTCGCTCTATACGAGACAATAAATGAGATATATAAACCGCAGTTTCGCTGAAACTACGGTTTCGACTCCACTTTGCTTGATGCAAAGCGGTGTCGGAGATATAGATACTATAAATATACTAAACTCAAGCAAAGGAGAAATACTACAATGAAAACACTAAACAAAAAAACTTTTACTCTTAATGGAACTGAATGGGAATTACTAAATAACATAACTGGTGAATTACCTCTTGAAAGTGATGAAAAATTATTAGAACGAGTAATTAAAGTTTATGAATTTTATGAAGATGATTCAAAAGAACCAAATGATTCTTTCTTTGGAACAGAAAATACTTTTGTAAGAGATTTTAGAGGTAATGGAAAATTATTCCGTATGTTATTAACCCCTCAAGAAATTGCGTTATTAACATTTTTGACTGATTACATAAGTTATAACGATTGTATTTTGAGAACCAATGGAAATAGAAAAGGAAACATTCTATCTGTTGAAGATTTGGCGAAAGAATATGGTATGAATTATGATGCTTTTCGTAAATTAATGACGAAGTTAAGAAAGAAACAAATTATAGATTATCATGATAAAAATACTCTTTCGACTACAGTTGGAATTATACAACAACGATGTATTACATTTAATCCTTATGTAAAGTGTAGAGGAAAGAAAATTGATAATTATGTAATTGAACATTACTCTTCTACTTTATGGGCTAGTGTTAATCGTCAAAAGACTAGTGAATACAGAAAGTCTCGACAATCAAAAGAGAATAAATTAAATGACTGTTAATTAAAGTATATTTTCAGTATAGGTGACTCAACGCCAAATTCTTGAAAATTCAATAACCATAAGGGATTTTAAGATTCACAATTTTCCCAAGATTTTAATATTATGGGAAGATTATACCCCAAAAATAATTTTACTACAAAATGGAGGCATAAAAAATGAGTAAATTATATCCAATTTATAAACCGTCAATTGCACATCAATTATTACAAATGGGATATGTAATCAAAGATGTTAAGCCACAAAAACAAGAAAATGGAACAACTGACTATAGCAGATGCGTGTTTATGTTTGAAGAGAAACAGGGAATTGAATACGCCATTAAAGCTTTGATTAAGAAATGATTTGATACACTATATGATTTATTACTACAGGAGGACTATAAAATGGGAAGAAAAAGAACTCAAGAAGAATATGATTTATTATTGAAAAAAGAAAACCCAACAATAATACGAATTGGTACATATCATAGAATGGATGAAAGACTTGATCATAAATGTTTGGTTTGTGGTCATGAATGGAAAGTATTTCCTAGTTCATTAACTGGCAAAAAACATAGTGGATGTCCTATGTGTAATGGTGGCACAGATATAGTTGTAGTTGGTAAAAATGATATGTGGACGACTAATCCAGAATTGGCAAAATTATTAGCTGACCCTAATGATGGATATAAATATACTCAACGCACAAGTAAAAAAGTTAAATGGAAATGTCCTACTTGTGGAAAAGTTACAAAACCTAAAGCAATATCCAATGTATATGATAACGGATTGTTCTGTAGATCATGTGATGATAATGTATCTTTACCAAATAGAATTATGTATAACCTACTATCTTCTATGGATATTAATTTTGAAAGTGAAGTTGTTTTTGATTGGTGTAAATTTAAAATAAATGATAAAGATAAATATGGTATATATGATTTTTATTTTGAAAATAACGATAAGAAATACATTGTTGAAATGGATGGATATTTTCATAAATATGATAATTATATGAGTGGTCAAAGTGCATCTGATTCTAAAATTATAGATGATGAAAAAGACAGATTAGCATTAGAAAATGATATAGAAGTAATCAGAATTCCTTGTATTCCAAGTACAACAACTGTAATTAAAAATGGAATTATTAATAGTAAGTTATCCAACATTTTTGATTTATCAAATGTTAATTGGAATAAATGTTTTTATCAATCAATTAAAAGCGTCACAAAAGAAGTCTGTACAGATTATAAAAATGGCATAACTATAACTGAATTAGCATCTAAATACCAAAAAGATAAAGGTACAATATCAAAATATTTAGATTACGGTACACAAATTGGTTTATGTAAATATAATCATGATAATAATAAAAGGCATGTTGTATGTTTAAACGATAATAAATATTACGATATGATAAAAGACGCAGGTGATTTTTACAATGTGAGTACAACTTCAATCCAACAATGTTGTCTTGGAAAGGTATTGAATGCTGGAAATGGCATTGATGAAAATGGATTACCGTTAGTATTTGCATATTATGAAGATTACATAAAGTTATCAGATATAGATATTTTAAAGAAAATACAAGATTCTATTATGTTTAAATTTTATGATAAAATGGTTATATGTTTGAATACAAGAACAGTTTTTAAAACGACTATTGATGCACAAAAATGGTGTGGAAGTTCTATAACTGCAAATTTATATGAACCACATAAATATAAATTTTCTGGTAAGCATCCAATTACAAAGGAAAAATTATCATGGATGAAATTAAAAGACTATTATTTAACAAGCACTGCTTCTTCGGAAGTTAGTGCTTAATTTATTTAGAAAGAAAGGTGAGTTTAAACTTTGCCAACAAAAAAAGATGTAAAAAAGAAAAAATGTCCTATTTGTGGGAAAGAAAAATCTATCTCATCAGGATTTTATAAAAGTGCATCTCCGTTATATCAAGAAGATGGATGTGTTCCAATTTGTATTTCTTGTGTTAAAGAAGATGTAACTAATGAAGATGGAAGTATCAATAAACCAAAATTAAAAACTATGCTACAAAGATTAGATAAACCTCTTTATTGGGATGATTTAGAATCCGCATATGCTCAATATCGTAGAGAACATAGTTATTTTACCGATGATGAAGTTGCAAAACATGGAAAAGATATTGTTGGATTGTATTTTAAAAATACAATGCTTAGACAAAATAAAAATAAAAGTTTTGCAGAATCAGAAAAAGACAATTTCATTCACGTAAATGGCAATACTCCACGCCAAGAAATTGATAGAATTGTAAAAAAATATACTGATGCTTCTGCTGATAATATTGATATGGACATGTACAAAGAACGTGCAAATGATAAAGGTGTAAAAACACAGGTAGCAAAAAAAGATGATAACGAAGCAATTTTTCTCGATAAAAATGATTTTGAAGTAACGCAAGATATGGTTGATTTGTTTGGAGAAGGTTATACTCGTTCTGAATATAAAAAGATGGTTAAAAAATATAAAGAAATGAGCCAAACTTATGTTATTCAGACAAGTATCCATAAAGAAGCTCTTGTTACATACGTGCGTTTTAAAGTCAAAGAAGAGATGGCTACTGTAAAAGGTGATGTGGCGGAAGCCTCAAAATGGTACATGGCAGCTCAGAATGCAGCAGAGCAAGGTAAATTGACTGCAAAACAGCTTTCAAAAGAAGATTTACAAGGTGGTATTGTAAACTTTAGTGATATATTTACTGCCGTTGAAGGGGCGAAGGAACGAATTAAAATTTTTCCAGAATTTAAGTATCAACCAAAAGATGCCGCAGATTTTATTATCTGGTGTTATATAAATTATGAACGTAATCTAAACAATATGCCAGAAGTAGAATACAAAGATATTTATAAATTTTATGATAAAAAGAAAAAAGAATATGTCGATACTTATGGAGATCCTTATGGAATATTTACTAATGATACAACTGAAAGTAATCGAGACACTATAGAGAAGTTTATCACTGTTCCAAAAGAGTTTGAAGATGATGAATAGAATGGAGGTGGACAACCAACGATGAATAATAGTTCTTTTAATGTAGATAATTGGGAATATTTCTGTAGTTTTGCACGTTGGTATCCTGACCTCTTTTTAGATATGATAAAGCCACAAAAAGGTGGACTTAATCTACATTTAGATCAACGTATTTATTTAAGAGTTATGATGCGATTTACTTCTTTTTATGGAGTCTTCCCCAGAGGATACGGAAAAACTTTCGATGAAGTTCTTGCTTCTATGCTCGTTTGTATATTTTTTGCGGAAATTTCGATATCCCTTTCGGCTCAAACCAAGGAAAATGCGGCGGAATTACTGAAAGATAAATATAATGAAATTATTCGTTTTTATCCTATGTTAAAAAACGAAATAGAAAAAGCTAATTTTGCAAAAGGTGATGCCTTGATAGTATTTAAGTCTGGTGCAAGATTGGATAATCTGGCTAATGCACAATCAAGTAAGGGACAAAGACGTAAGCGAATGAATATGGAAGAATCCGCTCTTATTGACAATGACACATTCTTGGATGCACTTCTTCCTATTGTTGAAGTTCCTCGTGTGTGTGTTGGTAAATATTCTATTACTGACCCAGAGGAATTAAATCAGCAAATAAATTTCTTTACTACTGCTGGATTCAAAGGTTCTGATGAATACCAACGATCTGTTGATATGTCAAAGGACATGATTAATTTAAGTGGTAAAATTATCTTAGGTTCTAGCTTTTGGCTTCCATGTTGGTATGGAAGAGGTAGTACAAAAAGTCAGATTTTTCAAAAGAAACGTGATATGACAATGGTTTCATTTGCACAGAACTATGAATCTAAATGGGTAGGTGCATCAAATGGAGCATTAGTAAATATTAACAAATTAATGAATTGTCGTTCTCTCCCATCTCCTATTCTTCAATCCAAAAATGAATCTGATGAATATTATTTAGGCGTGGACGTTGCAAGAAGTCAAAATACAAATAATAATCAATCATTTATAGCTGTAGTCAAAGTAAACAGGTCTAAAGACAAATCCAGAATTGTATCTATGGATTTAGTCAATCTTATTAATATTCCCAATATTATGAATTTTACTGCACAAGCATGTGTAGTTAAAAAATATAAACAATTATATAATGCAAAAGCCGTTGTTGTCGATGGAAATGGTTTGGGGGCTGGTTTAATTGATGAATTATTGAAAGAATCATTTGATCCTATTACTAAAATGTCTTTAGGTGTATGGGATACAATCAATGATGACAATGAACCAGAAATTCCTGATATTGCAGAAAAAATATTATATAACTTAAAAGCTCAATCGGTACAAAGTAAAGTTGTAACAAACTTTATTGATGTTGTAGACAGTGGAAAATTTAGAATCCTTGAGCAACGTCAACAGTCTGAATTTAGCGAAAAGGAATATGATGATTTTGATAATTGTGTAGCACCATTTTTACAGACAGATATGCTTTTTGAAGAAATTGCAAACTTAAAATTAAAGCATTTGAATAATGGTGGAGTCACTATTGAAAAAGTTGTAAATAAACTTGATAAGGATAGAACTATGGCTACACTTTATATACTTTGGTATATAAATGAATTTTGTAGAGATTTATATGCCAATAGTGATTATGAATATTGTACCTTAATAAACTGAAAGGAGGCGACACATGCCAGAAGAAGTAAAACGCAAGAGGGGTCGCCCTCCAAAACAAAAACCAATAGAGCAACAGGTTGTAGAATTAAATTCGCAATCTTCAACTGTACAAAATAATAATTATGAATTTAGTAGTTGTGTTACTACAAGTTCTCTGAATTTAGATAGTCTTCTATTTTCATGTGGACTATATAATTATTTTTCAAAGTCTGCAATTGACTGTGTAATCAGAGATCCCGTTACTTATCATGATGAAGCTATTCGTTTATCTGATTTAGTATATACAAAAAATGGTATTGTATCTAATTCTATAGATTACATGACTGCTCTACCATGTTTGGACAGAGTGATTACTATAAAAAGTAAACGTAGTGCAAAAAAGATAAAAGAGAATAAAGAAAAAATGTCAGCTACATTGAAAACAATTGATGACAAATTATTTATTCGTGATGCACTACACACAGAAATGCGTGAAGGTATAGCTTTTTATTATTTTGATATACGAAAACCAAGCAATGACTTTCAGCAATCTATGTCTGATTATGATGTAGAAAACATCGTTGAAATTAATGAACTTGGAATCAATGCAAGGATTGTTACTCTTCCTTGGCAATATACAAAAATTGTTGGAAAGAAAAATGGTCGTTATGTTCTAGCTTTTAATCTTAGATATTTTGATGATTTCACTGGTGATACACAGGAAAGAAAATTAAAGAAATATCCAAAAGAAATATCAGATGGATATAACAAAAAGCGTAATGGATTAATTAAAGATTGGTTAATTCTTGATAGTGATAAGACTATGTGTAGAAAAATCAAATGTAAAGATTCTGAACCTTGGGGACGAAGTTTGATTATTGCTGCATTAGAAGATGTTTTATATAAAGATTATTATATTGACACTAAACGTAATGTGTTAGATGAAATCAATAATAAGATAATTTACGAAACATTTCCAGAAGGTAAAGATAAAGGTACTTGTGCTTTAAGTAAAAAACAGCAAGAAGATCAACATAACACTGTCAAACAAGCTATTATGACTAAAAATAGTAAAGGTGGAACAAGTTTCTTCTCTGTCGCAGCAGGTACAAAATTAGATTCTATTAATATTGATTTAGATATTTTTGATTCCAAAAATGAATCAGACTTAAATAATAATATATCTTTAGATTTAGGTATTTGTGCATCATTAATCGGTGCAATGTCAACGGGTAATTTTGCATCTGGACAATCAAATTTGGAAATGATAACTGCACAATTATATACATGGGTTTATGAATGGCAAACAGAATTAAACTATGTAATAAATAAAAATATCATTAAAGATGATAAAAATAAAGTTGAAATCTACTACTTCCCTACTTCTTTTGTAAATAGAAAAACATTCTTTGATCAAATGAAGACACTATATTCGGAAGCAAGCGGTTCATTAACTTTCTTGGTAGCAAGCGCAGGTATTGATCCTGATGTGTATTTTAATATTCTTGACCAAGAAATTGAAGATGGTATATACGAAAAATATAAACCACATCAAACATCATGGACTATGAGTGCAAAGGAAGAAGATTCTACAAATTTGGGTGGTAGACCTACAGTTGATAATCCAACTAATGAAAATACAATTATAAGCAAATCAAATAATGCAAATGATTTACCAAGTCCTAGTGACAACAAATAATAAAGAGCTATTTTGATAGTTCTTTTTATTATACAACTTTTTAACAAGGAGGATTAAATTATGTTAAATAATATCCTCGAAATTTCTAAACGTGCTTCTAAAAATGGTCGTGTACCAATCAAGATTGCTCTTCTAAAAATCCATAATGATTCAACAAGTACAAATAAAAATGGACTTCATTGGAAAAAAGAATATGTTCAAAATGCAATGGATAGTGTAATTGGTATGCCATTATGCACTGAATTTGCAGATGATGATAAAGAAGTTCCAATTGGTCACGGATTGACAGGAAGTGAGTATGATTCTAATGGAAATGCTCAACCTGTTTTTGAAAACTCAGTTGTAGTTGGAACGTGTGAATCAGTTTCTATTGAAACTATTATAGATGAAAGCGGAAACGAAATAGAAGTTCTTGCTACAGATGGATATTTATATAATCAGCGTTATCCAAAATTTGTTAAATGGGTAAGAAAAAATTATGCAATTGGAAAAGTAGACACATCTATTGAGATTATGGGAACGCCAGAAAACGAAAATCAAATTATATATGAAGAAAATGAACCAAAAGAAGAATTTCGTACTCCGAAAACTTTCTGTTTTACTGGTTCAGCAATTCTTGGTGTTTCGCCAGCAGATGATGATGCCATTGTGTTAGAAGTCGCTCAAAAGAAAGAAAATAAGGAGGAAAACAAAGAAATGGAATTTAATATGGATGAAATTAAAAACACAATCCAAGCTACTATTTCTGAGATGAATGAGAAATCTGAATCTTATGAAACAAAGATTTCTGAGTTAAATTCTCAGATTGAAGCAAAAGATGCCGAATTAGCAGAAAAGGATTCTAAAATTTCTGAACTTAATGCTTCAATCGCTGATATGCAGAAAGCTCTTGATGACATTAGAGCAGAACAATCATCTTCTTGGGATCAAATGAGAATCCTTGAGGAAGAAATTGCTAAAGCCAAAGTAGCTGAAAAACTTAGTGAAGTTGATTCTGCTCTTGGAGAATTTAGCGCAGAAGAAAAAGAAGTTGCAAAAGATGATATTGATAAATTAAAAGAAAATATTAACGCTTGCAAAAAGAAAGAAGAACTAAATAACGTTACTTCTGAAATCAATTCTATCAAATCTAAAATCTGTATGAGCATTGTTGAAAAACAGAAAAAAGCCGAGGCTGATGCAAAAATCGCAGAACAAAATTCAAAAAAAGAAACTGTAGAAACTGAGGATATTTTCTCAGAAATGTGTACAGGGGTTACTACTTCTGATGAAGAAGACCTCAATATTTTTTAATTAAGGAGGATAATTAAATGATTAAATTTAATACTATCGGACAGATTGAGCATGGAGAGTATCCATTTGAAGATGCTATTGCTTCCGCAGACACATTTAATGGAGCATATGGCGAAGTAACTTCTGGTTCTTTTGCTGTAGGAGCTAAAAAAGGTAAAGTTATCATGCAAGTTGAACGTGGCGATGATGAATATATGCCTACATATAAAATCGTAAAAGGTGAACATGTAAGAGTTCTTGATCTTGCAAAATTAGAAGGAAAAATTGTAGAAGTTTATGGTGATGAACTTCCAGTAGATGTTGCTAAAGGAGATAAACTTGAATCTGATGCAACTGGAAAACTTGTAAAAGGTGCTACCGCAGCTCCATACCTAGAAGTTACTGCAATCGTAGGAAACCATCTTGGTGTTGAAGCCAAGGTTGTAACTGCCTAATTAAAGGAGGAATAAAGTAATGTCTTATACATTTGAATTAAATAATGAAAGAAAAGATGCTAATTTTGTTAGCGGAAAAATTAATGGGAAATCTGCAATTGTAGAAATTTTCTCTGCAATGAGAGATGGAAAAGATCTTGCACCTTATGGCAAGAAAGCAGATGTAGCTGCTAAATACATTAAGGAATTAAACGAGAAGGCAAGTAACAATGATTTATCTGCCATCTCCGAATTAAATGAGATTCGTAGATTCTCTATGCAACCAGTTCTATTACAGGAAATCAAATTACTTGGTATTTATGGTAATTACAAACCAATTGGTTACAACGAATCTTGTGAAATTGAAATTCCAGAGTTTGCAAATCTTTCTGCAAATGAGCAGGCTCTTGGTCAGGATGTTAAGTTCCCTGTAATCAGAAAGAAACGTGTACCGATTTCTACAATCACAATTTCTGGCGGTTACGCTGTAGATTATAGAAAAGCTGCTCTTGGTGATATGAGTGACGAGAACGAATTACAGGATCAGGTACGTGTTCAGATTAGAAATAAAGCAGCAAAATATGTTGTTGATACTGTATATAAAGCAATCAAAAACGCAACAGGCGTAAAATACTTCTTTGAAGGAAGTGGTCTGACAAAGACTGGCGTAGACGGAGTTATCTCTAAAGTAAGACGTTTTGGTAAACCAACAGTATCTGGTGATTATGCACTTATTTCTCAGTTCAATGGATTTGCAGGATACCAAGGTGTTACACCTACTGTAAATGGAATTTCCGAAGCAGTTATGAACGAGATTCATAACACTGGTCTGATGGGTGTATACAATGGCACAACTCTGAGCGAAATCCCAAATGCTTATGATATGACTACTCTTACAGCAGATGGAACAAATTTTGAAACAATGCTTCCAGCAGGTCTTGGATTTGTAATGCCTACAGGTGGACAATCACCAATTTATACAGTTACTCGTGGTGGTCTTACATCCATCTCTGGTAATGACATTACAACTGGTCAGTTAATTTCAAGATTTGACCTTGAGGTAGGATCTCTTGTTGTTCCTGGTCAGGAATTCCGTGTAGGGATGATCCATGACAAAAATTTAGATGCGTTATCTGATTAATTTAAGATAATATTATATAGTTTTATTATAAATAGAGCCACGCAATTGTGGCTCTATTTTAGTCTAAAGGAGAATTACTTATGAGAGATTATTTTCATTGTTATTCAAAAAGGCTTGCTTGCTTTATTATGGCATTTGGTATTCGATATGATGAAAAACTTACAAATCAAAAAAAAGGCATGCCTTATTACACGTTCAAAAAAACAGAACGAATGGATAAAATAATTGATCTATATAGAAAAGTAATACATACAATTTGATATTTTGATGGCAAAGGAAACTATTATGGGTAAAAAATTAACACATGAAGAATTTGAAAATCGTGTTCATAAAACACGACCAAATATAATTTTTACAACTAAATATGTAAATGCAAAGACAAAAATAGAATGTCATTGTTCTACTTGTGGCAATGATTGGATTACATCACCAGATTCGTTAAATCAAGGGTGTGGATGTCCAAAATGTGCTAGTAAAAAGTCAAGTGAAAGGCAAGCAAAAACACATGAACAATTTATTCAAGAGTTGTATGAAGTAAATCCTAATATTGAAATTCAAAGTCAATATATAAACGCAAGAACAAAGATTCATTGTAAATGTCTAGTCGATGGATTTGAATGGGATGCAACACCTGATAATTTATTACGTGGAACTGGATGCCCAGTTTGTTCAGGTACATACTTGAACAAAGATATACTAAGTAATAGATTAAAAATTATATCACCAGAAATAACGATTGTTGGAGATTATATAAATAATACAACACCTATTTTGTGTTATTGTAATAAACATAATGAGTATTTTACATCTTCGCCGTCTTCTTTGTCAAAAGGACAAATAGGATGTAAAAAATGTCAATATGAAAAAGCTTCTGATTCTGCAAAATATACACAAGAACAATTTGAAGATAAATTTTATGATTATTTTGGTGATGAATATATTGTGATTGATAAATATATAGATGCTAAAACATCAATTAAAATCAAGTGTATAAAATGTGATACAGAATTTTCAATTATTCCTAATAATGCTTTTAGTAGAGGGATTAATTGTCCAACTTGCCATAAGTCACGTTCAATGCCAAAAGGTGAAGAAAGAATATTTGATTATTTATCTAAAAATAATATTATTTTTATTCATGGACATGAATTTGATGATTTGTTTGGTGTAAATGATGGTCATTTATCGTATGATTTTTATTTACCTACTGAAAATTTGTTGATTGAATATAATGGTGAACAACATTATCGTTCTGTCGAATATTTTGGTGGTGAAGAGAAATTTAAAATCCAACAAGAACACGATTTGAGAAAATACAATTATGCAAATTTACATAATTATAATTTATTAATAATCCCATATACTCAATATGGAAATATTGAAGAAATTTTATCAAGCACTATCAAAATAGCTGCTTAAAATATAGTCGATAAGGAGAATTTAAAATGCCAACAAAAAGAACAACTACTACCACTACAAAAAAAGTTGAAGAAGTAAATCCAACAGAAGAAATTGTTGTAGAAGAAACCCCAGTTGATGTTGAAGAGGATTTTAATCTTGAAAAAAAAGTTACTGTAAGAAGTATTGCAGAATGGACAACAGGATTCCAAAGAATTGAAACAAATGGAGATGTTACTATTCCACCAAACGGAACAGTAAGATTATCCAGAGGTGAAATTATTTCGCAGGTTCAGAATGGAAATCTTTTATTCACAGGAATAGACGGTCAAGGTTCTCATGCAACTCTTTATATTGAAGATAAACCTACGAGAATTGAAGCGGATTTTGAAACAGAAACTTCTCCACAGAATGTAATTAGTAAAGAACGTATTGATGATTTATTTGCTATCAAATCAATAAAAGATTTTGAATCTGCATTACATTCCATGGTTGTGACTAGAGCAGAAAAATACGCTATTATGGGATTCATCCGAAAAGGAAACTTTAATGACTATAATAAAGTACGTGCGGTAGAGGATTATACAAAATTACAAGTATAAGGATGGTGAATTGATGGAGAAAAACACAACTTATACGGAAGTCATAAATAGCTTCCATAGTACATTTCAAGACAAAGTTATAATACCAGAAGGACTTGAAAAAGTATGGTTTTTAAAAGCAGTTGGAAAATATTCTTTTGAGATTGACTCCATCAATTTTGATGAAGAATTAAATGAGTTTGATTCTAAATTAAAAAGATACACAATAGATACTCTTGGTCTTATGATGAAGAAATTTTATCAAGAACGTGAGTTATCAAAAGTTAATAAACGTATCAGCATTGTTTCTAAAGATCTGTCTATTGATGGATCAAATGGAAGCAAAACCGCTACATTGAATGAACTTGAAAAAGTATCAGAAGAATTAGACGAAATGATATATAAGCAAACTCCTTCTGCTTATGATTAGGAGGTGTCCAAATGCAAGAATGGTATTTAATGACACCTGAAACAAGACCTAATATTACAGGTGGTTTTGAGAATGATGCTTTTTTAGATTATAAAGAAGATGCTTTTGCGGAAGCTCTTTCTACAGATATAGCTAAAACAGTTATTTTATGCAATTCTGATATGACAGAAATTGGAGAAATCAGAGTTATTATTATGGATAATTTGGCTAATACGCAACTTAAATCTATGGAACGTTCTGTTTTTGCTGTAATTGGTACATTAAAAGCAGGAATGTATATAAAGTTTGAGAATCAATATTGGTTGATTAGTGGTTATCCTGGTAATAATGGAGTATGCGAAAAAGCTACTGCTATATTATGTCAGTATGAACTAATATGGCAAGATGATGACGGAAAGATTATAAGACGTTGGGCTAACTTTACCAGTGCCAGCAAATATGATAACGGACGAAGCGGAAATTCTACAATCATTCTTACATCAAATAACTTTACAATTTGGATTCCAGAAGATGATGATGGGACGACTCTTGATGGACGTAGAGTGTTCATTGACAGAGTAAAAACTGGACAATTACCAACAAAAGTATTTGAGATAACAAGAAGTGATGATGTATTGTATCTTTTCGGAAAAGATCATGGTGGAATATTAAGTTTTATTGCCGATAAAGATGAACTTAATAAAGTGACGGATAGACAAGATTTATGGATCTGCAACTACAAATCCCCCACTACTCCTACTCTCCCACCACCAGAACCAGACAATCCAACCACATCTGTCATAATCACAGGTGGTGACACTCTCCGATATGGCAGAGCAAAAACATGGACAGTCACTTTCTCTGATTCTGAAAATCAGCCAAACTTCACATGGAATGTCAAATCAAACTTCAAAATCACTCAAAATATCACAGGTAATAAAATACAGTTAAAATGTACAGATGATAAGGCAATCGACTGTACGTTTACGCTACAAGTTCTCGACAATGAAAGTAACATTTTATCTGAAACAACTATTACTATTGTAGGATAAATCGGAGGTATATTATATGGCAAAATCAGTTGCCAGAGATTTGGCTTTTGTCAAATCAAAAGTAATTTCTCGTCTATTAGAATCTGATGAATTTGCAAAAGTAATGTTGCGTAAGGAAGATTTTACTGATGATGAGAAAAACGACATGGAGTATAAACAAGTATTTGATTATCCTTATGTTGATGGAACGCAGGAAGAAGTTATGCCTTTTGTTTGTGTAGAAACAGTTTGTAGAGGTACAAATCGTACCGTAAAATCTATGGACTTGTATATCTGGATTTTCGTGCATCGTAATTGTATGCAAATGGAATCTAATGTAAAAAGTTACATGGGTAATCGTGCAGATGTTCTTACAGATATTATAGAAAGACTTCTACGTGATTCTGATGATTTAGGAATTGGAAAACCAAGTCTTGATGACATTGGCTATACTGTTCCACAGTCCAGTTATTATGGACGACAACTCAAATATAGCATTCCTGATTTTAAAATCAAGGAGGTGTGATATTTGAAAGGATTTTCAGAGTATGACTATCTCTGTGATGAACCTTATTTTTATGAAGGTATAGGTCATGTTAAATGCCCTACTCTTAGGGATATAAGACATATAACTTATGGACAATTCAATATTTTTCTCTCTTATATTTCTATTACTCAGAAGCAATTTCTTGAAACATTCGGTCTTACTGAAAAATTCAATTCCCTGGACGAAGAAGAAAAAAATAAAAATACTATTTACAATTTACTTACATTCGGAATGAATCGTGCAGATTTTCTTGCCTACATGATTAGTTTCTTTGTTATGGATGATTTTCAGTATAATCCAGAACAGAATGCTTTTCTCATTGGCACTTATGAGAAGGACGATGATGGAAAGGAAATCTTTAACGAAATAGGGAAAATTGATAACAGCAATTTTGATGAATTTCGTGCGTTTCTGCAAGTTATATTAGGAATTAAATCTGAGAAAGAAGTTGAAAAACCGAAATATAAAAATAAGTTAGCTCAACGTATTGCTGAGAAATTAGCAAAGCATAAGAGTGAACAAAAAGAAAAGCAAACATCTGCGGATGATGATTATACATTGCCAAATATGATTGTAAAATATTGTACTCATAATAAAGTGGGAATCAATATATTAAATGTTTGGGATATGACATATTATCAATTCATGAAGATGTTTTTAGAATATAGGATGGGAAGACAAGCAGATATAAATGATATGATGGCTGCTAATTCATTCTCATTCAAAAACTCTAAGGACTATAAACCTATGGAGTATATGAACAAAATTAAATAATGAAAACTTTCAAACAAAGTCGCTGAGATTTCAGTGGCTTATTTTATTTTTAAGAAAATGGAGGAATTAAATTATGGCAAATATTGCAACAGATCTTAATATGGCGAATCGTCAGTGTTGTGATCTTGATATTAGAGATTATAAAACAAAAGCTCCTTGGATGTTTGCAGATTTTTGTAATACTACTACTGCTAACATTTCTGCTGATGCTGTTTATGCAAATAAGAAAGGTGCTAAATGTATCAAATTTGATAATCCACTAGAAGGTACTATTACTATGGAATTTCAGGTATCTCCATTTAGAATTTACGCAATGCTTTCTGATGGTGAAATTGAAACTTCTGCTGTAATCGCACGTAGAGAAAGTGTAACAGGTGAAGCTAGTGGAGTACTTAATCTTACAAAGACACCTGTACCAGGAAGTGTATTTGCAATTGATCCAACTACAGGTAAAACAATTGAAGGTACAGTTGCAGACAAGAAATTTACAGCGAAAACCACATCTGATATTGTAGCAGATACTACATATGAAGTAGCTTACCTTGAATCCAAAACTACTGGCATTAAGAAAATTACATTTAATAACAAGAAACTGCCAAAAGATTTCTTTATTCAAATGTCTACTCTTAACAAAGATGAGAATGGTGATCAAGTACCTATGAGATTAACAGCTTATAAAGCTTCTCCACAGAGAAACTTTGAAATTTCTTTTGCATCTGATGGAGATCCTTCCAGCGTAACACTAACTTGTGATCTACTCGAAGATCATGACGGAAATGTTCTTGATATGATTGAGATTACATCTGAGGAATAATTTTATTTTTATAGTAGGATGATACAATATCATCCTACTATATTTATTAAAAGGAGTTAAATATTGAGTAATCAAAAAATAATGCCTAAATTCAAATTAGAAGTTGGAGCATTCTTAGTTTCTGATAAAAAACAACTTCAAATTATTGATCGTGAATATAGACCTAAGATAAAATATAAAAATGATAAACCATTTACATCAAACGAAAAATGGTACAAATATAAATGTTATAAGTGTGGAAATACTGATTGGGCTATAGAGCAAGCATTATGTGGAAAACAAAAGATTGGATGTAACGTATGTTGCAACTCTCCATCAAAAGTTGTTAGTGGTATAAATGATTTAACTATTACCGCAAGATGGATGATTAAATATTTTGAAAATCCAAAAGATGCAGAAAAATATACCAGAGGTTCAAGTAAAATTGTTGATATGGTTTGCCCCGATTGTGGTAGACATCACAAGAATAAAATATCCACAGTATATGCGAATCATAATCTTTCATGTCCATGTCAAGATGGTTGGAGTTATCCAAATAAGTTTATGTATTCAGTTTTAGAACAATCAGGTGTGAACTTTGAAACTGAGAAAATTTTCGATTGGTCTAAAGGAAGAATGTACGATGATTATATAGAATATAATGGTTTAAAGATTATTACTGAACAGCATGGAATACAACATTATATAGATCATCCACTTAATAAAAAATCACGCAATCTTAAAGAAGAACAAGAAAATGATAAAATGAAATATAATTTAGCTATGGAAAATGGTATAGATTATTATTTTACAATTGATTGCAGAGAATCCACAAAAGAACATATCAAAAATTCTATCATCAATTCTGAATTATTTAAAATCTTAAATATAAATCCAGAAAATATTAATTTTGATAAATGTGATAAATTTGCTTCATCAAATATGGCTAAACAAGTATGTGATTATCGTAATGAACATCCTGATATGACGATGAAAGAAATTGCGCCATTATTTCATGTATGCCACGATACTATAAGAAATTGGGTTAAAAAGGGTGCAAAACTTGGTTGGTGTACATATGAGAAATTTGATGATTTAAAATTACGGTATCAACGTGAAGATATGCCTGTTAATAATCGTCCTATTCACTGTATCACTACAGATACATACCATCGTAGCGCAACAAAATTTGTAGAATATTATCAATCTCTTACAGGAAAGAAACTCTGTGCAAGAAATATTCGTTCAGTATGTACAGGTAAACGTAATCATGTCAATAATATGAATTTTGAATACATTACTCAAGAACAATTCAATCAATTAAAAGAAAAATATCCAGATAAAGTATACGGAGAACTATTTGTATCTCACGCATCATAAAGGAGAATATAACCACAATGACAAAAGAATGTAAAGTATTACTACGCAATCAGTGTGTTATGGTTGTTGATTTTGATGGAAAAGAAATTCAAATGCCGTCTGACCACACAGATAAAGATACTGTATTCGTAAAGTATGAAAATGATAGATATTCTATCACTTGTAATTTAGAAGAAGAAAAGAAACCTGTAAAGGTTAAACCTGTTTCAAGAGTAAAGAAGCAAAAGAAAGTAACGGAGGTTGAGTTAGCTGATGATGTTGCAACAGATGAACCAAAGGATAAATCTGAATAAATTAATCGTAGTTAGTATAAGTAATTAGTAGGGATGCTAGCTATGAATTAATGGCTTGTGTCCCTATTTTTTACGATTTTCAGGAGAAAACGTGATATGAAAAAACAATTATTTGATAGCTTCGAGGAAGTAGTTGAAGCTTTTGGAGAAGATAATCTTGTAGCTATTACTTTTATGCCACAGATTATTTTTTATTTAAGTAACTATAATATTCAACCTGTATGGACTATTCCATCAGAAGTTAATAATGAAAAACTAGCCTTTTATTTTTTGAAAGCGGAAACAAAGAAGCCGTTTGAAGCATGGCAAAAACGTAGATTAGAAAAAGAACATAAGAAAGCATAATCTTAAAGGGACATGAATAATGGCAAGAAGTGTAGGTAAACAATTTGAAGATAATTTTAAGAAAAGTGTACCAAACTATACACTCTCCTATCGTCCCCCTGATTCAGCACAAGGTTTTGATGTAGGATCAAGTAATAAGCTAAGATTCAGTCGTCACAGCCCATGCGATTTGATGGTATTCGATGGATCACGAAATCTTTTTCTTACACTTGAATTAAAAACATTTCAAGGTTCATGTAGTTTTGAACGTGATAAAAGTGAAAAAGGAATTGTGCATTATTATCAGATTAAGAGTTTAAAAGATTTTGCACAATATAATCGTGTTATAAGCGGATTAGTATTAGACTTTCGATCAAGTGATAATACATATTTCTTAAATATTAATCAATGGGATGATTTCATCTCACATATAGAAAAGAAAAGTTTTAACGAAAAGGATTTGCTTGAGTATGCAAGTCCTATTTTAATTCATAAAGAGAAATTAAAAGTAAATTATAGATATGATTTAGAATCATTTTTAAATGATGTAAATTATTAAAATCGTAGTTAGGACTAATTGTTAAGTAGTCTATTTTATAGACAAGAGTGTAAATAAGTGGACAAATGTATTTTGCATTCCTTGTTCACACTTACTTAACAATAGGTTTCAAGCCTTAGTGACTGCTACTATCGAAAGATATGTTGCAGATATGAACTACGTTAGAGAAAAGGTTAAAAACACACCTTCAGATGTGCTCGTCAGTCGGAAGCTCTGTGAGTGCCAATCAAGAAACTATGCTAATGTCCTGCATAGATAACAGAGAAACACATATACCCTCTCCAACATTGGCAAGACGAAAATTACTCCGAAAGGAAGGTATCCAGAGATGGAAAATAAAATTGAATATTGTTTTGTTATTGATAAAAATAATAAACCATTAGCTCCGACAAAAATTAATAAAGGTTAGTATTTGATTAGAAAAGGTAGAGCTAAATTAAAAAGTAAATATCCTATGGTGATACAATTAGAAAAAGAAGTTAAATCTGATGAAGACGATGAAAGTCATATGGTTTGTGGCATAGATGACGGTTCTACACATGTTGGTTTAGCTATTGTTCAGAAATGTCTTACTAAAAATAAAGTAGTGTTTAAAGGAACGATTGAGCAACGCCAGGATGTAAAGCATCTTATGGATGTAAGGCGTGGATATAGACGTTACCATCGTTACCACAAAAGATACAGACAAGCAAGATTTAATAATCGTTCATCTTCTAAAAGAACTTGTAGATTAGCACCAAGCATCAAACAAAAGAAAGACGCTATTTTAAGAGTATTATATCAATTAAATAGCTGGATAGATATTCAAGAATATTACCTTGAAGATGTTTGTATAGATATTCGTGCAATGACAGATGATTATAAACCTTATAGATGGCAATATCAGAAATCTAATCGCTTAGATGAAAATTTAAGAAAAGCAACTATCCTGAGAGATGGATGTAGATGTCAAGAATGTGGGAAATCTAACTGTATATTAGAAGTACATCATATTAGAGCAAGAAGATATGGTGGAGCTAATACCATTGGAAATTTAATTACTTTATGTAAAAAGTGCCATGATAAAACAGAAAGTAGAGAAAAGGATTTTGAAGAAAGATATTTCAATATGATTAAATCTAAGCCAAAAAGATTTGATTATGCAATGCATGTAATGCAGGGAAAAACTTATTTGAGAGAAAAGATTTCTGAATTAGGAATATTACATCTTACAAATGGTGGAGAAACTGCTAATAAACGTATTGAGTGGAACATAGTAAAATCTCATAGTAATGATGCCATATGTATTGCAGATGGCATCCCAGATACTTGTGATATTAAAGAGTGGATTATTAAACCAATGAGAAGGAAATCAAAGGCAAAAACTGATAATGTGCTAGGAATTAAGCATAGAGATTTAGTTTCTTATACATATAAAAGTGGAGAAACTCATACAGGATATGTTACTGCTTTATATCCAGAACAATTGGCTTTAAATTTTCAATCAAAAACTAAACATTGCAAGAAAGTAAATGCACGAAAATGCAGATTACTTTGGAAATTCAATAAAATTTACTGGTTAGAACAATGTGTATAATATTGCACATTTATCTATAAATAAACACATTTTATAAAGGAGAAGAAGTTATATGAAGAAAAGCTTACTTAAAGTAAAAAATACAATCACATTTGAAGACAAACTCAATGCAATTGATCTTATTCTGAATGCTTTTTGGGATGATGAAACAGGTGAATATACACCTTGGATGGAAGAACCTGCACGAGTTATCGCAGTTGGAAAATATTTTATTGAAGGATATACACTAGAGGATGGTGAAAATATTTTTAAATTATATCTTTCAGATGATGATTTAAAGAGTCTTATTGATACATTTATTAATCCAGACTATGATTCAAGATGCGAATCTGTAAAAGAATACATTAAGGTCATGGATTTTGTAGACAAGATGGTTCATGACAAACTTGAATGGACTAAGCAGAATATCATTCATGCAAATCCAGATATGGATAGAATTGTAGAAGGTGTTAATGTATTTATTGATGCATTTAAGAATTTTGCTAATCTTGATCTTACTGCTCTTACACCAGAAATGGTTAAGGATGGAGTATCTTTTATGGAAAAACTGAAAGAATCTGGTTTTGAAATTAATGCAGAGAATCTTACTAAGATTGTAAAAGATGCTGCGGCATTCAATATCGACAAAGCTAGTCAAGATATTATTGACGCAAAAAATGAGCAGATTAAGAAATTGCAAGAAGAAAATCGAGAACTCAAGAAAGCAAAAGGAAATTTCAGTGCTAGAAATGTAATGAATGATGGATCTAGTAATAAGAACAATAATAAGACTGGAACTAAAGTAACAAAAATGGATAAGAAGAAATAATATTTAACATTTGATACTGGTAAAATATTTCACCACACCAGTTCTCAACTATTAACGTGAAACGTGATCATAAATATTTAATCCCACGTTTACCATATTTACCACTAAACTAATTAATGATATTACAATACCGTAATTCATGTATGTATACCTCCTTACCAAAATAATATATCTATGATAAAAGGTCATAGAAACTTTCAGCGTAGAGGATATGGGTTCACGCCTGCCCGTAGGCGACCGCATAGTTGAGAAACTGGTTCCCTGAGAATGGAAGTACATTCTCATGATATCTTTTGAATATCTCCACCCAAGGAATATTTTACCAGATTATATTATGTAGTTCAATACAGAACGTTTGTTTAACGGAGGGTACTACTCTCCTATCCTATACGGAGGAAATTGTTATGGGAAAAATTATGGATGCGATTGATGCACAAATTATTAGACCAAGAGTTGAAGCTTCTGAACAAGAAGGTTTTCAAATGACACAGACAGATATTCAGAATTTTTATTCAAGTGGATCGCCTGTAAAATATATCAGAACTGGGACATATGAAAGTTCACCCCGTTCATCTGGTGTATCTGGTGGTAATGGAAATTATCATTATGATATTCATTTGAATGTAGCAGAATATCCCTACGGACAACATAGTGGCTTACAGATTATGACAGATATCCAAAACAATGGTAGTGGCGTTTTGGGTACTCCTGGTACATGGGATGATGCTGTACAGGATATTATAGAAGCCGTAAAAGCTAATTTTAGCTAAGAGGTATAGCTATCAAAAATTTATAAGAAAGAAATAAAATAATGTAACAATTAAACAACATGAATCCTAAATTTCATCGTGCAATATAATGCAAAAAGAAAAGAAGCTACTGTATGATACAGTAACTTCCTTCTCTTTCTATATCATGAAAATTTTATATGATCTCTTCTCCAACTCTCAGCACTTAATCTTTGTAGAATGAGCAATCGAAATCTAATCCAATAAATCCTATATGAACATGAATTTCTTTTGCTTTTTTGGACACAACACGATGTAAAGCAAAGTAAGCAAATCCAATACCTGCAAATTTCAGTGCATAATCAAGTATGAGATCAATCACGATTTACCTCCTTTCTGTTAGACTACAACATTCAGGAAAATAAATTGTGAAGAACTCACAGAACTTATAAAGATTTTCATGAGATGTTATACCTTTCTTAATAAGCAAAGGTGTTTACAAGTTACACTTCTCAGCAAGTAGCTTCGATTCTTTTATATTATATCGTAGAAATTTATACAATTCAATAAATAATAATGTAGTTTACTCTCCTTTCTTGCGGAGAGTTTTTATTTTTTGTAAGAAAGGAGAATAAATTACTATGGGAGCGCAATTTCAAGTTGACGTAAATGTTGTTACTCATGGTGCGGAAAAAGTTAATGAGCTTGAACAAAAATTAAGTAAAATGCAAAATAAATCTGTTGATATTAAATTCAATGTTCAAGGTCAAAATCAAATTAACAATATTATACAACAACTCCAAAATGTTCAGAGACAAGGAATAAACCTTAATCTCAATAATAACAATATGGCACGTTCTGCACAGAATGCAGCACGACAGTATACACAAAATTTTCAACGCCAGATAAATTCTTCAAAATTAAGATATAATATTGACACAGGAAAATATGCAGCCGCATCATCCAGAATGAGCAAACAATTAGGGGCATATGGAACTCAAGATACTGCAAATATTCAAAAGGCTACAGCGGCTCTAGCCTCATATAATCAGGCTTTAGATAAACTTCAAAATCATTACAATGGATCAAATGTTTTAGGTAAACAACAGTTACAACAAACTTTTCAAGATATGACTAAAGCAGGAGATACTTTTAAGAATACTTTGTCTCAAATTAGAGACGAATCGTCAAAAGCATTATCTCCGACAGTTGCTACTACATCTGGGAATAAAGTTGTTGAGTATATGAACGCTAACTCAAGGGCGGTTAAGAAATATGGAGCAAGTCTAAAAACACTTGAACAACAATACCGCTCAATGACAACTATTGAAGAAAAGGCAAACTATGACAAGGTTTTTGCAAATTTAAAATCAAGAATTGATGCAGAAGGACTATCAGGAAATTCATGGTTTGGTGAATTAAAACGTGCCACAGGACAGATTGCGCAATTTGCTGGTGTATATGGTATGTTGCAAAATACTGTAATGCAAATACCATACAAAGCAATTACGGCAGTAAAAGATTATGATGCTGCTATGACTAATATGCAGATGGCAACAGGTATTTCAAATACCCAAGCGCAAGAACTGATGAATACTTATTCAGACATGGGTAAGCAATTAAAAGTTACTGGTGTCGATGTTGCTACTTCTGCTACAGAATGGATGAAACAAGGTAAAACAATTGAAGAATCAAACAAACTTGCACAAGATTCTATTGTTTTATCCAAGATTGGTGATTTGTCTTCCGATGATGCTACAAGAACCATTACCGCTGCTATGAAATCATATGATTTGAATGAGTCTCAAGTTATGGATTTTGTTGATCAGATTTCTGCAATTGATATGGCTTCTGCTACTGATGTTGGCGGTCTTGCAGATGCTTTTAATGAAGTTGCAGCCAATGCCAATCAAGCAGGAATTAGTACAAAACAACTTCTCTCCTATGCTGCTGTAATTGGTGAAACAACTCAGGAGGGTATGTCTTCTGTTGGTACATCTCTTAATGCTATCTTTTCTCGTATGGGTAATATTAAACTTTCACGTTTAAAAGATTATCAAAATGGCGGAGAAGATTTATCTAATGTAGAAACTGTATTGAGAGGTGTTGGAATTTCACTTAGAGATACAGATGGAGAATTTAGAAATTTTGGTGATGTATTAGACGAAACTGCTGGTCGATGGTCTGAATTTGGCACAGTCCAGCAGAGGGCAGTTGCACAGGCTTTCTCAGGAACCAACCATATGAATGATTTTATGGTGTTAATGCAACAGTACTCTAAAGCACAAGAGTATATGCAAATTGCGGATGATGCTTCTGGTACATCAATGGAAAAATACAGTGCCTATACAGATTCTCTTGAAGGTAAACTTGAAGGACTTAAAAGTACATTTGAATCATTGTCTAGTACTGTATTAGATTCTGATGCATTAAAAGGTTTTGTAAGTGGTGGCACAGAGGTTTTAGGATTAATTGATAAATTAACTAATTCTTTGGGTGTCATGGGTACTGTAGCAGTTGGAGCAGGTATTTTCCAAGGTAAAAACAACAGCGGTAAGAGTACATGGGATTCGCCCCATGCATTTTTCAAAATGACTTATGCCGCTTGAGAGTTTAGCAGTAATGTGTACGAGCTTATTTATAAGCAAGGACTCTCTGGGGACTTTCTAAAATGGAGTTAGCGGTAATGCGCTACTCTTCTGTATTGAATTTCAGAACGGGAAACTTTCATAGTTCAAAAGGCTATGTCACATGAGTTTGGTACTAAACTTATATTTAATAGGTATAAGTGGCAAATCCGAAAGGATGCGGTATAGTAACAATCCAAACTACGAAGTGATCCGCAGGTAGGGCTTCATTATAATGGATGCCGACCTCAACGAGCGTAACGAAAGTATGGTTCTATATAGAATCATAAAAATGCACTCTAGCGATAGGGAAGATGGATGCCCGATAAATTCAGGGATAGTTTCTATATACTACTCTTCCATCAGCAGTTGGGAATTATTTATATATGGTTGTATCGACATGTATAAATATTGCAAATATAGAATTAACGATACAATTTAATTAAAACTAATACTTATATGTAATATACGTCATTCCAATTAAACAAAGTAACGCAATAATCATACATATATAAATTAAAATTTTGCATATTTTCTCATACATACTTATATCACTCTCCTATTAATACTATAGGAAATATTATATCATATGAATGATGAAACATTTTTAAATTGCATAATCAGCTAAATTATTAGCATAATCGTAGATTTAGAATTTATGTTCTGAATTGTATAGTGTCGTACTCTGCCGTATAATAGTGTTATGGTAAATTTTACCAAATACATATACGAAAGAGGGAAATATTTTATGGCTAAAGGAAAGAAATATAATTGGGGGATATTTAGTGCCGCCATGAAAGATTATGGCGGTAGCAACCCAAATTATCAAGAGTTCCGTTATAAAAATGTCAAAAAAGATAAAATGTTTCAAAGCGGATTAAGACAATTCTATTCTAATTTAAGAAAAGAATTAGATACAATGAGTATATATGACGCTGTAAATTTCTTTGAAAATATATCAGAATGGATTGAAGATCACGATAAAGATTTTTCTCTCAGTAAACATCCAGAAAAGAATTTTTGTGACATAGGTAAAATATATTCAGTTAAATTTGGAATAGGGTACAAAAATGAATTATCTAATTTCCATAGAGGATTATGCATTGGTGTTATGGGTGATAAAATTGGTATTATTCCTATGAAATCTGCCGAAACTCACAAGGGAGAAATTCATGATATTTTTCAATCGGCATATCATAAAACGGGAAATCCAGATGGAGACAAACGTTATTATAGAGCGTTGAAAAGTGAAGGATTCCCAAAAGATGCAATATTAATGATTGCTGATACAAAATTTGTTTCGGTTGGAAAAGTAAAAGAATGTGATGATGTTGTAAAAATATCTCCATATTTATTTAGAGATATTCAAGTCCAAGTTTTGCTCAGAATGATGCCTGAACTGGCAGGACATTATGATTATTTAGAAAGACTTGGAGAAACAGAGAAAGAAAAATATCATATAGTAATATCTGATAATAAAATTCCTTTAAATCAGCAGAATCAAGAAGCCGATGACCAACCAACTTCGGAACCTTGATTCTATATAACTTTTAGTTGTATATAATTGCAGAAGTCGATAACTATAACTTCTGGTGTCATAATTTACTAAATTGGTTTAAAGATTCGGTACTTTACACTCTATGTTTTGTACAGGCGTTTTGCGTCAAGTAATTATGATATGTAAAATAAGTTTGATAGAGTATGCTGTCTCTATATCATTATTTATAGTTATCGGAGATGAATACTCTGGTGCGCAACAGGTATTTATCTTATAATTGGTAGAATGTCTCCTTGAACAAATAGTCAAACGAATGTTATAGCTTGTTCTTGTTGATTGAATAGATACGAAGTTTCGAGGTCGATCATTGAGGCATTCTACCTTGTACAAAAATATGGCAGATAACTTGAGTATCTGTTACCTTATACATATTTTGCTCAGTCATGGGAGTGAATATGTTTGGTTATATGGGGTTTTAGTGTATGTCCACAACATGAATAGATAATTTGATTATTGAACGAAAACACTATAATAACAGTTAGGGATGATTGCATACAGTGCGGATATGTGAATATCTATTCAACCCGAAATCTTTAGGAGAAGTAAGGTAGCTCCTGGCTTCTTAACAGGCATCCTTTAGATAGGATGCCTTTTCTATATGGTCTTCCACGCTCGAAGACTTACGATCACATCAGTCTGAGATGGCATAATCTCAATTATGATTTTTATATGACTTTAAACATAATTTTATATTATGTTTGTACGCAAGGTAATTGAGCATTTACAACACAACTTAGTGAATTGTAAATCGGACTTGCGGTGTAGATGAAGCAAAAGAGACTATCATCGAGGTAGCCTCTTTTGTATTATTGATATTACCAAAACTTAACTTGGCATTTTAATCTGGATTCTTGTAAAACCTTAAACATATCCATAGTGGTATCAAAATCAATATCGTCAGAATATAATATAGTTTTAATATGATTATGTATAAAATCAAATTCTGGAAGCATATTCAATATTTCTGTACTGTAATCAAAATTATATTTTCGTAAAGCTCTTGCATAACCAATAGCGTAAAATAAACATGTAAATGTTTTAGGATAAAAGTTTGTCTTAAATTGCTCTATATTTACTGAAAGCAAATTTTCAACTGTTGTTTGTATATTTCCAAGATATACTAACGATTATGAATTTATTGGTTTTTCACATTGTTTTAGTATAATATCAAGTTCTATTTCGGATGCATGAATTTCAGAATATGAATTTAGAACTTTTTTAAATTCATTAAACGGTAAATCATTGAAAATTATAGAATCAACAATATGAGTCATTTCATGAAATGTCATAGCTTTTAATGCTACACTGGTACAATCTAAATATTTTGTATTATAGTAGATTCGATAATCTTTTCTATAACTTTGTTTCAATTTAATTTGTGCAGCACCATCTATTCGATGTGCGCCTTTAATCGTAGGTATAACATCAAGGTTATATAATTGTATATATTCCTTACAAAATGTTTTTATTTCTTTTTTTCTTTTCATAAATTTATCTCCGAGGTGGTTACATGTTAAAAAAGTTTTATAAATTGTATCATTATATTGCCACAATTTTTTATCCAGATGTTATAGAAGAAATTTCAACTAATATTGCATTTTGTTTTTGTGACAAACGTTTGAATAGTCAAAATAAAATAAGCAAATTATTTTGGTCAATAGTTGGAAATATTTGTAATTTTTCTATTTACATCATATGTTATGTCATCGAAAGCTTACTCTACTGGATTGGAAAAACATTTTATCCAGAAACAGGTGAATATGAAGATTATGATTATAGCGATCCATCAAATTTTGCTTAATTCATACTGTTGTTAATTTCTCATCCTGACATTAATAAAATTTGTTTCCATACATTATATATCTCTCCTCGCGATCTTAAATACATGTTGAATTTTATCATACTTTGTCTTATAATAATATAATAAAAGAAAAGCTTTGGGAGGTGACAATATGCGTGATGAAGATTTTAAATGGTTTCTAAAAGAATATGACAATCTGTTTAAAAAGTATGGACATAAATTTCTAGCGATTAAAGATAAAGCGATTCTTGGTGCATATAATGAATTTTCAGAAGCAATACATACTACTGCAAAAACGTATGAAATTGGAACATTTATTATACAAGAATGTGATGGAACTCCCGCAGCTTACACATCATCTATTGTAACGGTAGGAGTAATCAAAGGGAGATAAATAAAGGTTGGGAACAATAAGGGCATTTACTTGTACAGGTACAACAGTATTATCTAAATTACAAACAGATGTACAAGTTCATTCAGATTTTCGTACAGATCAATCAGAACACTCATTAACATGGAAAGCTGTTTGGGACACAGGAGCAACAAACACTTGTATTTCACATAGGATTGTTGATGATTTACACTTAACTCCAATTGGTAAAACAAATGTGCGTACAGCAAATGAATTAGTGGAAACAAATGTTTATTGTATTGATATAATGTTGCCTAATAAATTGACTATAAAAGATGTAAGGGCGCAAGCATTAGCTTTATATGACTGTGATTTGCTCATTGGAATGGATATTATTAGATTCGGAGATTTTTCTGTAACAACAAATAATGGAAAAACTATATTTTCATTTAGAACTCCATCAGTAAAACATATTGATTTTGTAAAAGAACTTGATGAACAAGAGAAAGCGTTAAGACTTTAGTTTAGAGAACCAGTTTAATCCTGGTTCTCTTCTATTTTATATCCACAATTATTACAACGATATGAGTTTTAAATATTGACATCTAACCTATAATATATTATACTTAAACCTGTAAACAACAGGAGGTATATAGATGTCAGACGTAAGAGATGTGTTTATCACAGCCGAAGTTTCCAAAGAATTAGATATAACTCCTGCATACTTGGTTAGACTTGCTAAATCGTTACAATTACCTGAGAGTGATTTTAGAGGAACATCAAAAGGTAGTTATTTGTTTAATCGAGATGCAATAGAGAAAATTAAATCTAATTTGAAAAGGAAATAACAAGAGGATTGGTTCATATACTAATCTTCTTTTTTATTATTCAAATTTACTATTGACTTTTTGTCTATCATAAAGTATTATGTACTTGTAACTTATTGATAGACAGAAAGTTGGTGTTATATGTCTTCAAAAATGGGACGACCTCTTTCTGATAACCCAAGAAATCATAAAATGTTTATTCGTCTTACTGATGAAGAACATGATTTATTGGTAAAATGTTGTGAGATAACAAATAAATCTAAAGCTGAATTAACCAGAGAAGGATTGAAACTCATAACAGATAAAATATTAGAAAGAGAATAAGCAATGAGAACCGCAGCATCCGGCAAGATCACAGCGATTCTCATACATACCCGTTAAAAACGGACATATTCATTTTACTCTATGTCTTGTAAAAAATCAAGATAGGAGAAGTAAATTATGAATGATTTAAAAATTTTTAGCAACAGCGAATTTGGTAACTTAACAGTTGAGGTAGGATCTGATAATACCATACTATTCTTTTTAAATGAAGTATGTATGCATTTAGGATATACTAAGACAGCAAAAGGAAAGAAATATTTACGCAAGGATAAAATCGTAAATATTTGTGAAAGCCTTGATATTCAAGGGTTGTCACTTGGTGACAACTTTTCACCAATTACTTTAGATACTGATTTCAATAATGTTAGGATTACAGAAGATGCTCTTTATGATTTAATATTAGAATCCAAAGCAAAGAATGCAAGACAATTCAGATTATGGGTGACAAAAGAAGTTCTTCCTCAGATTCGTAAAACAGGTGGTTACATTCCTATTAAAGAAGATGAGCCGAATGAATTATTTTTAGCCAGAGCTGTTCAGATTGCAAATGAAACAATCAAACATAAGGATGAAATTATTGCTAACCAGAAAAAGAGAATTATTGACTTAGAGGTTACTGAACAGGATTGGAAATTACTCATGGACTCAAAAGGAACATTCAGCGTGAATGAGATTGCACATTTCATAGGTATTGGTGAATATAAACTATTCTCCTATTTAAGAAATGTTGGAATTTTATTTAAGAATGAAAATAATGACAATGTTCCATATGAGAAACCTGTACATAAAGGTAAGTTTACTGCTATTCCTGCTATTGCTCCTGATGGATCTGCTCATTTACAGACAAGAATTTATCCAGACGGAATCTCATATATTACAAAGTTGCTTCGTAAATATGGATATTTGGAGGTAGCTTGATATGATTATAGAAATTGCAGATAATTTAATCCATGTGGTGATATTGGATATTTCTGGTGTATATGTACAGATACATAATGATGGATATTTTGATAGGGTATCTTTAGATAATATTAATGAACAATATAAAGATAAATCTCATTGGAGGATTGTAATTATATAAACATGCATTATATTATATAAGGAAGCTATTAATGGTAAATAGCTTCCTTATATAAGTGAAGATGGGAGTAAAAAATAATATGTATGTAACAAATTCTTATAGCAAAATTGATACTTTTATGAGATTTGCAGAGTATCAAAAAAGATATCCGTATACGGGTAAAACAGAATATGATCGTCTTATATGGCTGATGGGATGTGTTCCTGAAAAGCCGTATTGTAGTGATGGTTATATGTTAGGCATGAATGATTCTATCAAAGACTAATTGTATCAGTGAATATAGTTTTATTTACTGATTGGTCATAATTGGCTATTGATTCAATGCACATTTTCATTTTGGTTTCCAATGGTAATGACATAAGCATGTATGTGTCTAAATTAATGGAATTTATTGAAGATGTGCCAATAGCTGTATAATAGAAATCTTCTTTTCCCAAAATTTGATTTACAACAAATTGATATTTACTTTCACTTCCAAATGTTAATAAATGAATTTTATTATTATATTTCCCGACCATCAAGAAAGTTCTTTCGTGTTTATCGTTTAAATCAATTAAATATTTTTGAAAATTATAAACATCTGCAAATGGATTATTTAACAAATGATTTTTAAACCATGATATAGCCTCTTCGCATGGATTTAATTCTCCAGTATATCCTATAATTACATCATTTGTTAAATGTTGAAATTTACATTTATTTTCTTGATTATAAGCACAATACGTATTGGTTATTTTCCCATCTGACATAATTGTAGCAGTTCCTTTGTTAATTGCACATAATACTACACTCATAGTACATTCCTCCTATGTTATTAATATAGGAATATTTTACCATTTGTGTATATTATATAAAATACGAAACATGTGTTTTAGCATATATTTATAATTTATAGTATTGAATTTTAGTAAAATTGATTGTAATATAATTACCATTTATATCCACAATTATTTTTTATCACCGAATTTCAATTGAAGCCAAACACATATTGCTGCAAAAACAATATACAATATACATTTTAAGATTTTACTATCACCTGATATTTTTAATATTCCAAAATGTATTACTACTATGGTTGTAAATGCTAATATCGCAGCAATAAGAGTTAAAAATGGTGCTAAACATCCAACGTATTCACCTCGTGTATATGCAGAGAAAGCTAAAAATGCGAATATGAGTAAACAGACTATAACTTGAACCATTATGATAAACTCCTACTCTTTTATTGGAATTTAAGAAAATGAAAAAGAACGATTGACGCCCCATTGTAATTTTAAAATACCATCTTTATAATTTGATGAAATGATAAAATATGCTTTTTTATTATTGTCAGAATCAGAAGAATCATAGCTTTTATCATTAAAATCAGTAGTAAAATTAAAGCATTCTCCGTTTTCCTTTTTATATTGTTCCTTTGATTCATCAGTCCCATTTGGAGGAAGTGATGTATATTTTTGTAAATATTTATAATTTTTCAAATCATTTATAATGTGTTCATATTCATCATTACCACATTGTGTATTCCATTGAAAATAATAGGCGTTCCTATCTGGATTTAAAGACCATTCGTCTTGTTTGTCAAAATAAAGTAATGATAATGTTCCATCGTATTTATCACAAATATTATAGTTATTCCAGAAAAATCGTGTATAATCATTACCATCTTCTTTTTCTGCCTTACCTAAAGTATTTTCACATTCATATGGATTAAGATTATCTGAAAACATCCATTCTGCTATATTTATTTGATCATTTGACAATCCGCATCCTGATAATATCACTGTGCCAATTAAAATTCCTATTGTAAACTTTCTTTTCATATATGTAATATCTCCTTTAATGTAATATTTTATCATATTTGAGTAATAATTTCCACAGTATTTTGTTAAAAATTCCCAATAACAAAATATGTATTACATCGTAGATAATAAACGGAATAAAAGGTTATAGAACTCAAAAAAGTAATGTAAATGCATTAAAAGGCGTATTATCTTCCATGAATCAGATTTATGCTAGTGGTGGAAAAATACAAGAAGGTTTTTGGGATAATGTTCAGATGCCAGATAGCGTAAGAGCTGCATACGGATCAAACTTAAAGAAACTTACAAAACATATGAATGGTGTTGCGGATGCAGGTGGTGATGCAAAAGCAAGTTTAGAAGATTTGAACCGAATAATAATTCAAAACGGTGAAGCCGCTGTACAAGACACAACTCTTACTCAAAAACTTATTGGTGGATTAAAGTCTGTTGGTAGTACTGCTTTAAGTATGGCTGGAAACATGGCTTTAAATTTTGTTGTTTCAAAAGGATTAGAATGGGTTATAGGTGGAATTAGTGACTGGGTTAATCGTGACCAAATTGCCATTGATAATGGAAAGAAATCACAACAAACAATTTCAGACACATTTAATGAATTTTCCAAAGGCAAAACAACCCTCAATACATTAGGTCAATCATTTGCTTCGACCAATCAGCAAATTACAAGTACAGGTGATGCTATTCAATCTGTTGCAACTAAATATACAGAGTTGTCAAAGGGTGTTGATAAAAAGACAAACGCTAATATTGGACTATCAGATGAAGATTATCAAACATATCTTGACATATCAAGTCAATTAGCAACGCTATATCCACAGCTTCAATCTGGAACAGACGCTCAAGGAAATGCTATGCTTAATCTTGGGACTAATGCTAAAAATGCAGCAAAAAGTATCCAAGATCTATACTCATCTTCTATGTTGTCTGCTAATGTTAAAATTGGAGATGAATTACAACAAGCATTTAAAGGCGTTTCGACACAGGTTGATAAATATCAGAAACAAGTCGATGAATATGATGAAAAGGCTAAAGAATACAGAAAAAAATCATCAAGTGCTTATGATTTTGTCTTAACTGATTCAAAATTAAATGATTTTATTGAAAATCAATCTATACATCTTGATTCAAGAGAACTTGGAGATAAATATGGCGATTATATGGATCGTATTTCTGATATCTTTGATAAAAACAAAATCTCTTATGATATAATTAGTAGCGATCCAAGCTTAACAGATAAGAATGGAAATCCATATAGCACATCAGATTTATATATATCAGATCCAGATGTCACAAAAGAACAACTTCAACAAGTTGGAAAAGAAATCGCATCTTTTTCTGATGATCTTTCAAATAAATTTTCTGCCAAAGCATCAGAAATGGAATCAAAATCTGCATCTACGACTGCATTAATTCAAGATCAATGGAAAGGGATGACAGATTCTCTTGGTCAATATTTACAGACAACGGATTCTTTTGATAAACTTGATTCTAATTTGAAAACTAATTTACTAAAAAATCTTAAAAATCTTGATATTGAATCTTTATCAAAAGAATATGATGGTGATGCCTTACAGTTTATGTATGATAAATTTATTATGCCACTATCTAACTTGTCAAAAGATCAACAGCAAGCAATATCTGATGTATTAAATATTGACGAAGCAAAATCTACGGCAAGTAAATATGCAAATCAAGTCAATAGTGCATTTGAGAAGATTTTTCCCAATGACAAAAAACTTCAAGACCAATGGAAAAAGAATTTTGGACTTCAAGATATTATTGATGACAATAATAATCAAATAGAAACATTATCAAATAAATTCAAAGATGCAAAGTCAAAAATTACAAAGCTTGATCTCGGAACATTAACAAATGGCGATAGGGATATTGCATATAATCTTGTAATAGATGATGGCGAAGCATTTAATACATTTGATGAATTACAGAAACGTATTGCAGAGACAAAGCAAACTCTTTCAGAAAAAGACCTTTCCCTTGATGCAATGAAACAAGTAGTTGCTGATACTACAGCAAATTTATCTACATTACAATCTGCAACAAGTGAAGCTTCATCTGCTACGGGATTAACTGCTGATACAATTACCTCTATGGGCGGTATGTTCTCTGACATTGATAATTTTGATAGTGCTGCATTATTTAAAAACACTGCAAGTGGAGTGAAATTAAATACTAAAGCATTATCAAGTCTTTTAGCAGTTCAGCATGATATTAAAGCAAATGACTTTACACGTTCTATAGAAGAACAGACTAAAGCTATTGCAGAGCAAAACGATGTTGTGCAAGCTCAAACTAAAGGCACAGATGCATATAAGACAGAACAAGATAAATTAAAATCTATGTTTGCGGATTTGTCTGCATTACAACAAGCACAGTCACAGTATCACGCTCTTTATAAACAACAACAAGAACTCTTCTCTGATTATGGTCAGTGGCAACAAGCACAATCTACCGCTAATGCGGGTGATAAGTACAACAATATGGTTTCTGGTCTTAAAACGGCTAAAGAAGCGTGGGACAAAGGACTTATTGGAACAGATGATTTTAAATCATTTGCAAAACTTATCTCTCCATCTGGTGCAACAGATGATGTAAACTTTGCCGAAAACTATGCAAAAGCAGCCCGTTATCTTACAGAAGATGAATCTGGCGTAAAGGCATTCTTAAATGACTTATCTTCTAAAGGTCTTGCGGATTTCAATGAAGAATCTCAGCAATGGTCATATAACGTAAAAGATATGGCAGAAGCCGCTAAACAAATGGGTATGGGTAAAGACTTCATGTCCAATATGTTTGGTAGGCTTGAAGATTATGGATTCCATAATAATGTCATTTCTGATGCAGAAGATGGTGTTTTAAAATTATCAGATGCTTATTCCAATCTCGCAGAGTCAGAAGCCAGACTTGAAGATTTAAAGAAAAACGATCCTACTAATACTACCGCTATTGAGCAAGCAGAGAAGGAAGTTTCTGGATATAAGCAAGATATTGATGAACTTGGTACAAACCTGAAAGAAGTCGCTTCACATACAGCAGAGAATTATAATCGTGAACTTGAAACTGCTAAAAATCAGATGAAAACACTTGCAGATGAACGTGAACGTATTTTAAAAAGTAACGAATACGGCGATAATACTCAAGCGGTTGCTGATTATATGCAGTCACAGATTGACCAGCTAGGTCAGAATTATGGTCTTGATTCTTCTGCCCTTCAACAACAAGCAGAACAAGCTGCAAAAGCATACTCCGATGCATTACAAAATGCGACTATTGAAAATCCTGTTACACCTGATTTTGGTGAAGATACTGCTTCTGCTGATGCTTATGCTAGTGCAGTCGATAAAGTACAACAGGCAAATAAAGATAATAACCAGACATTATCAGATTCTATCAAAACATTACAGCAATATAATTCAGAACAAATCAAAGGTATCGACTTATTGGATGGTGCTTATGACAGTGATGAATTAAAACCTGCGGAACAAGCGTTAGATAACATCTGTCAATCTCTTGGTCTTACGAGTGAAGAAGCAGGATTGCTTGGACAAGTTCTTGAGTCTATGGGAATTATCAAACCAGAAGTAGATGATTCTGAGGTTAAACAAGCTAAAACAGATGCAGAAGAAACAAAACAAACCTATGATAATTTAGGTGACAGTACAGTTTCTATTAATGCAGATGTTTCTGGCGAAGATAGTGTTGCATCTTTTGTTGACCAATGTTCTTCTATTCAGCAAGGTATGACTACTACTATTACTGCTACGGTCAGTGGGGAAAGTGAAGTAGAATCTCTCGAAAGTGGTCTTGAGCAAATCCCAGATAATACTCCTACTACTGTTGATGTTACGGTTAATAATCAGCAAGACTTAGATAATATTCAAAGTAAAGTTGATAGCCTTAATGCAGGTGGTAAGAATATTACCCTCAATGCTCATATTAAACCAGATAGTGATAGCGAAGTAGAAGTTAAAGCGAAAGATACTACTGTAAAGGTTACACCTGATCCAAAAGAAGTTGAAGTTACTGCTAAACCTGTAAAAGTTGATGTACAACCATCACAGAAAGAAGTTAGTGTAAGTGCAAAAGTAACGAATAAACCAAACGCAACTTCCCAAGGAATTATTAATTATAAAAAAGGCACTGTTGAGAAAGCCGATGGCACTACTTCTCAAGGCATTATTAATTATAAGAAAGGTGATGTTGAAAAGGCAGATGGAACTGTCTCAACAGGTATCATTAACTATAATTTAGGTAATGTCGCTACTCCTACTGGTATGGTTGCTACTGGTGTAATTAACTATACATTAGGAAGTGTTGCTAAACCAGGCAAAGCCGCTGGTACATTTGGTCAATCCAGAGCATATGCGCAAGGTAGTCTTACTGATTTATCTGCTTATGCAGGTGGTCATGTTTCATTACCAAGAGATGAAAAAGCTCTTGTAAATGAAGTAGGAACAGAATCTATTGTACGTGACGGACAATGGAGTTTGATTCCTGGTGGTGCACATCTTGAAAACCTCAAGAAAGGTGACATCATATTTTCTGCTTCTCAAACAGAGGATTTATTGAAACGTGGTGCAACACCAGGTCATGCTAGAGCATACGCACAAGGAAGTCTTAGTGATATTTCTCTCACTCATGCTTTTGATGGTGGCTCTGGATGGGGTGGATTTGGTGGTGGATTATCCAATAAAACATCGGTTTCATCCAGTGGTGGTTCATCATCTCAACAATCTTATAACGCCAATTCTGGTGCAGTTGCCAGAAATACAGATGAGACAGAGAAAAATACAAAAGCAAAGTCTGATTCCACAGAAACTTTTAACTGGGTAGAGACAAAACTTAAGAAATTCTCCGAAGCAGTAGAACATATTTCTAATCAGATTACGGACTATATATCTTCTGCTTTCAAAACTGTACTTCTCAAGAGACAGGTTAAAGCAGTTGAAAAGCAACTCAAGGCGAATGAACAGGGATATACTGCTTATATGAACAAAGCTAATTCTATTGACATTAGTGACGACTATAAGAATAAGGTAATCAATGGTACATTCTCAATTGAGGAAATTGACACATCTTCTGACTCTGGTAAACAGTTAGCAAAAGATATTAAAAGTTTTCAAACTTATTATAACTCTGCGCAAGATTGTAAAGATACAGTTCAGGAGTTAAACAACAAACTTCTGGAATTATATGAAACAATCGTAAATATGCCTACGGAAAAGGCAGAGAAAAAGATTGATAGATTGAAGACTAAACTTGAATCTCTCAATGCTGTTTCTGATACTGTTTCTCTGGGTGGATCTGCAATCAAAGCAATGCAGAATCAGATTAAGGTTGACATTCCTGGTCTTGGTAATGCACAGAAGAAGCTTGATAAGGCTGAAACTGCTAGAAATGCAACTAAGAAAACTCGTGCTAAAGCAAGTAAGACTTTAAAATCTGCTACGGTTGATGCAGAGTCTACAGGAAATACACTTATCAAGACAAGTGAGAAACAGACAAAATCCATAGGCAAGAAACTGAAAAATGCCGCAAAGTCTAGTGCAAATAAGGCTACTTATAATGCAATTGCACAGGCAGTTCGTGAAGGTAAAGCAGTTAATACAAAGGGACTGAAAGGTTCTGCACTGAAATATGCGAAATCATATAACAGTTCTTTAAAACAAGGTAATACTATTGCTTCCAAGGTTAAGGCAGGTAAAACTGTTAAGACTTCTGAAATGTCAAATATATTGAAGTCTACGGCACAGGCATATAACACTGATGCAAAAGAGAAAGCTTCTGCACAGAAAGTATATGACAACGCTAAGAAAGCAGACGAAAAAGCCTTGAATGATCTGACAAAGGCTCAGAAAAATAAAGATAAGTTATATTCAGGTTCTACTAAGGAACAACAGATTCTTGCGACAACAAAAGGTAAGAAATCATATGTATACCAGAATATGCTTCTTACACAGGAAACTAAGAATCTCAAGGAACAGAACAAACATCGTCAGAAAGCTTTAAAAGAGACTCGTGATAGCTACATGAAAGCAAAAAGCAAGTATGATACTGCTGATGCTGATAAAACGAAATCTCAGAATAAAATTCTGAACAATAAATCTGCTATGTCTAAGTTGAATAAAACTCAACAAAAGGCATTAAAGGCAGGTAAAACAGTAAGTACAAAAGGTATCACTGATCCAAAAGTACTGAAATGGATTCAAGACTATAATGAAAAAGTCAAGAAATCTGCTGATTTAAGCAAGAAACTTCGGATTGAACAGGAAGCTTTGGATAAAGCAACAAGCGAAGCAGCACAATCTCAGGCAGAATACGCACAGTCTATCGTAGAGAATGCAAAAAAGAAACTTGAGAATATTGCAAACTATTATGATTCCTTTACTTCTCAATGGGAAAACAGGAACTCTATGTATGAAGCATACATGGATAGGATGCAGACACAGGGTTACAATCTGAGTACGAAATTCTACGAAGCAGAGATTGGACAGCAACAGAAAATTGTTGACAATCTGTCTCAAAAGTATATCGCAATGAAACGTAATTTTGCACAGGCAGTACAGGATGGTACGATTGTAGAAGGTACGGAAGAATACTATGAGATGCAGAATGAGATTGACCAAGTTGCGCTTAGTCTTAAAGAAGCACAAAACAAAGTGGTTGAGTTCCAAGCATCGATTCGTGACCTTAAATGGGAGCAGTTTGACCAGTTGCAGGATGCAATCGGTCGTATTACCAGTGAGTCAGATTTCCTTATTGACCTTATGAGCCATAAGGATATGTATGACAAAGATGGCAATATGACAGAACAAGGTCTTGCTACTATGGGATTGCATGGTGTCAACTATAATACTTATATGGCGCAAGCAGATAAATATAAGGAAGAAATGTTGAAAATCAGCGAGGAACTTGCGAATGATCCTAACAATCAGAAACTTATTGACCGTAAAAATGAATTGATTGACGCACAGCAACAAGCCATCTTATCTGCCGAGGATGAAAAAGATTCTATCAAGGATTTGATTCAGGACGGTATTGATAAACAGTTGGATGCTCTGGATGACTTGATTGACAAATATCTTGATTGCCTTGACAGTGAAAAATCTTTATATGAGTACAGAAAAAAGATTGGTGAACAATCTGAAAAGATTGCTTCTCTACAGAAACAGTTATCTTCTCTGCAAGGTGATAATTCAGAAGAGAATAAAGCAAAGTTGCAGAAACTCAAAGAGGATTTAAAATCTGCACAGGATGATATGGAAGAAACTCAATATGACAAATATATTTCTGACCAGAAGAAACTTCTTGATGAACTCAAGCAGGACTACAAGAAAGCTCTTGATGACAGAATGGATAATGTTGACGTACTGATTTCTGATGCTATCGCAAGTATCAATAGTAATTCATCTAATATTTCTCAGACATTACAGACAGAATCTAAGAATGTTGGATATACATTATCTGGTGAGATGCAGACCATCTGGACAAGCCAGAGTGGTATTATCTCTCAGTACGGTGATGACTTCTCTAGTAAATTAACAGGTGTTAATTCTGCTATTGAAAATGTCTATAATCGACAGAAAGATATGATTGACGCTATTAATGCTATGGCTGAAAAATGGATTGCTAAAGCAGATCAGATGTTACAGCAACCTACTAAAACAGAAGGAGTTCTTGAAGAAGTAGAGCAAAAACCAGATAAAGATAATGTTGCAGAAGGAAATCCTACACCAGATCCACCAAAAGTCAGTGATAAGGATTCTATTAAGGACGCTGTGTTGGTTGATCCTGATGAACCAAAGAAGAAGCCAAATAAAACCAATGAAACAAAGACAGGTAACGGCAAAGCCGAAGTAGGCGATAAAGTTACTTTCTCTTCTGGCAGATATTACGAAGCATCTGATGGTTCTGGTGCGTCTGGTAATATGTATCTTGGCAAGAAAGTTAAGATTACACGAATCAATAAGGGTTCTAAATATCCATATGCTATTGATGCTACGGATGGTACTGAACTTGGTTGGGTAAAACTCAATCAGTTGAAAGGCTATGCTTCTGGTATCATGAGGGTTCCGAATGACCAGTTAGCTTGGACACAGGAACAAGATGAAGAAGCTATTGTCAGAAATGATGGTAGTATTCTGACTCCATTAAGTAGAGATGTGTCTGTACTTAATGCAGATATGACTAAGAACTTATGGGACTTCATGGGTAATCCTGGTTCATTCTTGAGTGATTATAGTGATGGCGAGAAGTTTGGTGTGAAGAATGTTGATAATTCAAGTAGTGTTGATGTTGGTGGTGTTACAATTCAATGTAATATGCCTAATGTACAAAATGCAAATGATTTATTACATGAACTCACAACAAATAAGGATATTGAGAAAGCTATTTGTGCAATGACCATAGGCAGAGCTATGAGCGGAAGCTCTTTAGCCAAATACAAATATAAGAAATAAATTTTAGGGAACTACTCTTTCATCGGAGTAGTTCTCATTTAAAACTTTGGAAGGTTAAGGCTAAATAAATTAAATATTCAACGCATTAACGATCGCTATCTGAGCTATGGCGGTCGTTTTTGCATTTCTTATCAAGAATACGAACTATGTAAGTACCAAGAATTATTAACAGTTTCGTAAACTATAGTAAAAATAACAAATGATACTGTCTTGCAATATATTATATAAAAATGAATATATTTGTGCAAATTATAATTCAACAAATTTTACAATTAAGATACTACCTATGATTGGTAGTATCTTTTCATATAGAAAGAGGTAATTAAATGTCAGATAAAACTGTACAAGATTTACTTGATAAAAGTATAAAACAAGATGTTGCAAAACAACAACAAAATAAGATTCAAAAATTGCAGGAAAAAGTAAAAGATATAGAGCAGAATGAATCTGTTCAAATATCTGATATGGATAAAAAATATCTTAAAGATTTGAAACATCAGTGGAATGAACTTTTTATTGAAACTGTAAAAGTTAAAACACAGTATGAGTTACTTATTCAAGATGTAAAACTGATGAAAGAAATTACACTTGCAATTAATAAAGGTGACACATGGAAATATAAACTTGCCAGATGGCTTGTAAGATAAATAAAAAATAAATAGTAAAGGTGGTGAAGTATGAAAGCATTAGATTTTGAGTATGATGGAACTTTAGCTTCAAGCAAAGGAATTATAGTTTGTTCATTTGATTCAGGCGATGATGAAACTATAGATTATGGTTCTAAAATAAATTTTGATGTAACATCCATAAGAAATGGAAAAGAATTTGAATTAGTCAATTCTGGATATGATGAAGCAGGTGAATTTACTTTTCAAATTTGTAAAGATCCTTATATGCAATTAAATCGAGGGAATAAATATTTCACTACTGATGAACAACGCTTTGTATATAGATGGCTAAATAGAAATGATGGCTTTCACATTTTAAAAATAATTACATCTGAAAATCAAACAATGTTATTTAAAGGAAGTTTCAATATTGAAACAATTGAATTTTGTGGAAAAGTGATTGGATTTGAACTGACATTTACTATGGGTAAACCATTTGCAACACAGGATTGTAAAACAATCACGCATACATTTAAGGCAAATGAACAATTCACTATCATAGATGAATCAGATGATATAGGCTATATTTATCCTGATATACAAATTAAATGCCTTTCAAGTGGGGATTTAAAAATTACAAATTCTATCGAAAACCGTACAACGACAATTAAGAATTGTTCTACAAATGAAGTTATTTCTGTTGATGAGAATTTAAACATATCTACTTCTCTCTCATCTCATAAATTATACAATGATTTTAATTTTGTATTCTTTAGAATTGCAAACTCTTATACAAATAATAAAAATTTCATTTCTGTAAATATCCCATGTGAAATTACAATTAAATACTATCCTGTTGCGAAAGGAGTTGGACTTTAAGAATGAATATACATAAATTAAGAATGGACACCTCTGGCAACGTAGAGGATATTAGTTTTGTTCTCGCTAAGAAAAATGGAGATAAACTTGGGAACATTACAAATGTAGATAACATTGTCACAAAACATTCCATGAAAGAAGCATCCGAATTTATATTTGCTGCACACAAAAAAATAGGTAACAGCATTATTAAATGTTGGAATGACATTAAAGATTTTAAATTAGTTTGGATTCCTGAGTGGGATATGTGGTATGAAATTACTGTAGAAGTAAATGAGAAAGATGAAAATATCAAGAATGTTTCTGGTAAGACTTTAGGTGAAGCCGAATTATCTCAAATTATGTTATATGGAATTGAGATTAATACTGAAACAGATATCGCTAGAGAAGACTATAAAATACCCACAACATTTTATAATCCAGATCATCCAGAAGCTTCATTGATGGATAGATTACTCACAGATAAAGCACCACATTATAGAGTTAAACACATTGATAAAAGTTTGATGAACTTACAGAGAACTTTCACATTTGATGATACATCAATTTATGATGCACTTCAAGAAGTTTCAGAAGAACTTGATTGTTTATTTATCTTTGGATGTGGTTCTGATGAAAATGGAAAACCAGAAAGAACAATTTCTGTATATGATTTGGAAGCAAATTGTGTAGATTGTGGGAATAGAGATACATTTGTTCATAAATGTCCTAAATGTGGAAGCACAAATATCATATTAGGATATGGAGAATATACAAATGTATTCATTTCAAGGGATAATCTTGCCGATGAGATTACATATTCTGTTGATACTGATTCTGTAAAGAACTGCATGAAACTTGAAGCAGGTGATGATTTAATGACTGCTGCTATTCGATCATGCAATCCTAATGGAACAGATTATATCTACTACTTCCCAGATGAAACAAGAGAAGAAATGTCGCCAGAATTACAAGAAAAATTAAAGTCTTATGATACCTTATATGAAAAGTATCAATCTGATTATAATTTTACTATAAATGATTCTTTTGTGACAAATTATAATGCACTTGTAAATAAATATAAAACTTATGAAGAAAATTTAAAAGATACAGAGATTAAGAATCCTATTGTTGGATATCCAAAGTTGATGCGTATTTATTTTGATACAATTGATATGGTACAACTTTTAAGAAATAAGTTAATGCCACCAGTCGATAAACCAGATAATAACGCAAAATCACAAGGCGAATATTTGATGTCTAATCTCCCATCTTCTGCTTCTACTACTTCTCTTAAAAATCTTTCTGTGTCTACTGCTGATAATATTATGGTTATGTTGGCACAATCTATTGTCAAAGGTGTTTTCAAAGTTACAGTTACAAATACTACATTGTCTAATAATGTATGGAAGGGTAAGTTTAACTTAGAGAATTATGCCGATAAAGATGATAAATTTACTTCTCAATTTGTATCAATCAACATCAATGAAAACTATGAGTCATATGTAAAACAACGTATAGATTCTATTCTTGCTCGTTCAGATGAAAATTACTATGATATCGTAGGATTATTCAAACAAGATATGACTGTGTTTAAATCACAGTTGAAAAAGTATTGTTTAAATACATTACAAATATTCCAAAAGTGCTGTCAGTCTTGTATTGATATGATGGTACAACAAGGAATTTCTTCAAACAGTACTTCAAGTATATATGGAATCAATACAAAAGTTCTCTATGAGAATGTATATATTCCTTATTATAATAAGATGAATGCAATTCAAGATGAGATTAAAGTGCGTGAAGATGAATTGTATACTGTCGAAGGAAAATATAATAATCAAAATCAACTCGTACAAGATGGTATTCAGATTGAAATTGAAAGAATTATCACAGAAGTACAAGATGCACTGAATTTTAAAAATTACATTGGGATTGATTTATATAAAGAATTTAGTTCATTTATTCGTATGGATAAGTTTTCTAATGATAATTATATTTCTGATGGACTCAATAATACAGACTTAATGAAAAATGCAATTGAGTTTATTACAGTTGCTACAAAAGAATTATTTAAGTCTGCTTCTCTCCAACATTCTATTACAGGAACAATTAAGAATTTCTTACGAATGAAAGAATTTGAGCCTGTGACAAATAACTTTAAAAATGGTAACTGGATTTGTGTTGGAATTGACGATAAAGTATATCAATTAAGAATTATTGAGTATGAAATTGATTTCTCTGATACGCAAAATATTAGTGTAACATTTTCTGATGTTGTTTCTGCACCAGATGGAATGACTGATTTGGAAAGCATTCTATCAAATTCTTCTAAGATGGCTACTTCTTACAATGGCGTAACTAGACAGTCTACTATCAACACTAATTTTAAGAATAAAATGAACGAAATGATTGCTAAAGGTTTAAGTATGACAAATACAAAAATCGTTAGTAATGCAGATAACCAGGATATTACATGGGATGAGCATGGATTATTATGTCGTGAGTATGATGATATTATTTCCGATTATACAGATTCACAGTTAAAAATTATCAATCATGGCATTTATATTACTGATGATAACTGGAAAACTGCAAGAGCTGGTATTGGTAATTTTATTTATTACGATCCAAAAGATAAGACATATAAGGAGTCTTATGGTGTTATCGCTGATACTCTTGTGAGTAATTTAATCCTTACAAGTGAAGTAGGTATTTACAATGAGGAGAAATCTATTGAAATGGCTAAAGATGGAATCATTGTAACTACCAATACTATGAACAAAAATGTATTTACAATTCGTAAGGAAATTACAGATGATGAAGGTAACATAACTTATGAAAGACAGTTATATATTGATGATAATGGAAATATCAGATTAGCAGGAAACGCTTCTATCGCATGGGATAGTATCACAGGAACAGAAAATGTTGTTGTGAAAGATACTCTAAATGAGTTTATGGCTACTGTCAAAGAACAGATTGATGGTAAGATTGACACATTCAGACAGAGTGATGATCCATCTGTAAATTGGACTGACGAAGAAAAGAAATCACATGAAAATGATTTGTGGTATGATACTACAAATAATATCGTAAAAATGTGGAATGGTTCTACATGGGATGATTTCACAGGTGATGTGCCAGAATCAGTTTGGAATGAGATTAATGGTAAGGCACAGATATTTACTGATACTCCAAAAACACCTTATAATAAAGGGGATTTATGGTTTGTTGGTGAAAATGGTATATATATTGATGCAGAACACCCAAATGAATATAAGAATGAAATCCTTACTTGTATAAATCCTAAAGCTGATGGAACTTCATTTAGTATTGATGATTGGCAAAAGAAAAATAGCTATACAGACAATTCAGCGTTAAATGAATTTAAGAATAATGTAGGCTATACTCAAATTAACAGTGAATGGGTAATTTCGCCAAATATCAAAGGTGGACATTTAATGATTACTCAGAATGGAAGTCAATATTCTGCTGAGATTACACCAGACGGTAAGCTAAAAGCTACAGGTGCGGAAATTACAGGTGCAATTACTGCTACTTCTGGTATTTTTACTAACGTAGATATTCAGAGTGGTAAAATTGGTGGATTTACGCTTGCAAATAATATATTGTCAAGTAGTTTTGCAACAATCAGCCCATTATCTTTATCATATGGAAGCAATTTTTCTGTTGATTCAAGTGGAAAGTTAAGTGCGAATGGTGCAACTATTACAGGTGATATTAATGCTACTTCAATTTATGCAAAAGACAGCTATAAGATATATGCGAGTGGATTAGGAAAATCTATAAAAGCCATATGGTGTGGTGATAATTGGGAGCCAAACGATGGATATGTAGATTTATACATTGGAAATGATTCTAAATCTTGGGCAGCGTTTATAGATAAAACGTCTAGTGATTCTAAATTTTCTCGAAGAGCCATTGTGGCTTCACAGTATTTTAACACAGGCAACCGACAAAATAACTATTCTTCTGTGAATTGTGTCACCGATCAAGACACGACATATGTCGAACTTACAACTATAAGTAAAGATACACCTGCTTCCGTAAGACTACAAATTGCTAATGATAGCGGATTATGTTTTATTCCAGGAGATGTAAATGATAGTGCATTGACTTACGATGAAACAATTAAACTTGGAACAAAAAGTCATAAATGGATGCAAGTTTGGACTAAAAATCTGTATGCAAACGGTGATATAGTTAGATTCTCTGGAATACCCGCGAAATCTTCAAATAGATATCTTGTTATTGATAACAACGGAAATGTTGGGTACAGAGATGGCAATAATACCGAAGGTGGCAATGCATCTAGTTATGGTTCTCTCACTAACAAACCACAAATTAATGGACACACTTTAGTAAGTGGAAATAATACATTATCTGATTTAGGGATTGCTGCACGATCACATTCTCATTCTAAGTTAAATAATAGTTCTCCTGTAGATTATAAAGGATTTGGTCATTGTCATACCGTAATTATGAATAGTAATCATAATATGTGGATTGCAATTAATAACGATGGTACACCCGCATTGACTCCATATAAATTAAAAACATCAACTAATTATACAGATGTTGATACATATTCATTAGAAAAAGGTGGCACTTGTAACCTCGGAAGCACAGATGCCCCTTGGAATGCGGTATATGCTAAAAATTACTATGATGAATATGGAAATAAGATTTCTACAGGTGGTGGTTCAATTAGTCTTAAAATTGATGGAGTTACACGTAGTTCTGGATTTACGAATTATAACCTTGCAACGCAAGACTGGGTGACTGGTAAAGGATATTTAACTCAGCATCAATCTCTTTCTGGATATGCTACTACAAGTTGGGTTAAAGGGGCATTTGGTGATACATTAAGTATTTCAGGAAGTACATTATATTTAAAAAATTATAACGGTTCTCAATTAAGCTCAGTTACTTTACCAACAAGTTCTGGTGGTGGGAATTATGCTCCCTTAAATCATACACATGATCATTTAACAGGATCATTTGATGTTACAGTTGGTTCATCAACAATGTATCCAGATGGTGATGGTTCATATTCATGCGGTAGTAGTGGACATAGATGGAAATATGTTTATGCGTCTAACGGTATAAATACTGGTTCTGATGAGTATATAAAAGAAAATATCAAAAGCATTACTAATTTTCCATCTATTGATAAATTTTATATGTCATTAAATCCAATTCAATATAAATTCAAACAACGTCCAAACGATGATGAAATATCTAAAATACATTTTGGATTTGGAGCAAGGGAAACAGAAAGACATCTAAAGGAAAATAATTTTGAATCAGAAAATTATAGTATAGTTACAAAATCTATTTTAGATAAGCCTAATTTTGTTGGACGTACTGATGAATATTCAATGAATTATCTTGAGTTCATCTCTCTCAACACTCATATGACTCAAAAAGCCCATCACCGTATTGATTCTCTCACACAAGAAAATCAAAAACTCAAAAACACTATTCTCTCATTACAAGGAGAAATTGCAATTATAAAACAAAAATTGGAGGAATTAGCATGATTAAAATTAATACAACAACTAACATAAGTGCAAATATTTATGTTGGAGAAGCAGAAAATCAGAAGAATGTCGCTTATGCAAACGCATCTGTAAGTAAAAATGGTGACGTTTCTATTAATAAATCTATTCAAGATGGTGAAGCATTCAAAGCTAATAAAGAATCAGTTCTGAAAGATTTCACAGAGTTTGAAACCTATGTATATAGCTTAGTAGATACTGCTAAATAAGATACAATCGCATAAACTCTTAAACAGACTATGGATTAATTTCTGTAGTCTGTTTTATTTTGTACAAAATTAAGGAGAAGAATTATATGAAATATAGAAATATCGAAATCATTAATGTAATTAACTTTTTAAATAAATTTGGTGATATGAAATTACCTGTAAAAATTAGTTTCGCTATCATTAAAAATCAGAATTATTTCAATAAAGAATATAAGGATTATACCGATGTTCTGCAAAAAACATATGAATCTTATTCAGACCACTTTAAGAAAGATAAAGAGGGACAAGTTATTGTAAATAAATCTGGTATTCCTGAACTTGATGATAAAGATGTTGCCAATAAGATGTATGAGGAAATCAATGACTTACTCTCTCTTGAGGTTGAAGTAGGAAGATTTTACATTGATGAGTCTACATTTGACTATGATGATTCAAAATATGATGTATTAACTCCAAAGGATATGTTTGCCTTAATGGACTTCTTATGTCGTAAAGATGAGGATAAAACAGAATGACAGAACAAGAATATAAACAGAAAGAAGCAAAAATAAAAGAACGTAATAAAAATATTACGATGAAACGGAAACTTCATCGGATGAAAAAGAGTAGATTTCCAAAGCTCAAGAAACCAAGCACAAGTAAAATTGTGCTTTTTATTGTATTCATAATTTGTATTCAGATACTTTGTTTTAGTGAATATATGGCTATTACTACAAGTGATACAAGTTATATGTACGCATTAATTGGTGTTCCTTGCACACTAATTCCTACGATCATTGCGTATTATGCAAAAGCTAGCAAGGAGAACATGGCAGGAGGTATTACATATGATATGGCTATGTCACAACAAGCAGACTACTCTTCCACCGTTGATGAACAAACTGACACTGACAGTGATAGTGCTGTTGGATAATAAATAACACAAGGAGGATGCATATGGATATTTTAAATGGTATCAAAAACTTCTTATCTTTAATCAATGATAATTGGACTACTATCTTAGTTATCGTTGGTTTGGCTTTAGCTTTATGGAAGAAAATTGAATCATATTCAAAACTCTCCACAAACAAGAAAATTGAAATTGCTAAGAAACAGATTTCCGAAAATATCTTAAAACTGATTACTCAAGCAGAGAAAGATTATGCTGAATGGGAAAAGGCAGGAAGTATCAAGCGTAGTGAAGTAATCAGTGAGATTTATAAGGAATATCCTATTCTTGCAAAAGTTGTAAATCAAGAGGAACTTGTTAAATGGATTGATGAACAGATTGATAACGCACTCCCAACATTGAGGGATATTATTAAACAAAATGAAAAAGATATATCAGATACAGGAAAGTAATGAGGTAAATAATCATGGACAAAAATATGGCAAATCGTATGTGTTGCGATTTAGACATCCGAGATTATTATACAAAAGCTCCTGTAATGCGTGTTGATTATTGTAATACAAATACATATGGATTTACTTCTGATTCAGTATGGGCAAAAAGAAATGGTGTAAAATATATAAGGTTTGATGCACCTCTTGAAGGTAATCTTGATATTACATTTCAAGTCCATCCATTTCAAGTATATTCTTTATTAAATGGTGGCGAAATTCTATCCGATGCAGTTATTTCAAGGCATGAAAATATTGTAGCTTCGCAAGATGGGAAAATTATATTAAAGCACTCTCCTATTATGGGGAGTGTTTTTGTGTATACAGATAATGATTTTACAGGACAAGAAGTTCAAGGCTCTGTGTCAGATGATGTCTTTACTGCTAATACTACTTCGGATATTAAAACAGGTAAAACCTATTATGTCGGATATCTTGAAAACAAAACAAACGGTGTAAAACGTATAGCATTTAATAATCGTAATTACTCTTCTGCTTATTTTATTCAAATGATAACCACTAATAAAAACGAAGATGGTGATGATGTTGGTATGCGATTAACTGTATACAAATGTTATCCAAAACGTGAATTAGAATTGAATTTTTCGTCAGAGGATTCTCCTGTGGAAATCACAATGTCTTTTGAATGTATTCAAGATGAAGATGGAAATGTTATGGATATCATTGAATTAGAGGAAGAAGAACTTCCAGATGTTGAAGATATTTGGATTAATTTCGCAACAGGCACATTGGAAACATATAGCCCATTGTATTACATACAAAACGGATATTTATTACAAAACGAAGTAAAGGAGGATGGATATTAATGGCTACAAAAAATCTCGGAAAAGTTTTTATGACTCCAAAAGGTCAATGGGATAAAACTTTGAGTTATACAAAATTAGATATTGTAACAAATAAAATTGGGAAAATCAGTAGTGGATATATTGCTACTACTGACATTCCAAAAAATACAGCAATTAGTGATGCTAAGTGGTTAAAATTATTTGATCTTGTTGATGGTGATGTTACAGATGAATATAAAGCCTTGCAAAAGGATGTAACTAACAAGGCTACAACAGTTGATACAAACAAGAAAGCTGTAGATACGATTTATACTGCTATTCAAAAGTTATATGATGTGGAGATTTCTACTACTGCTCCGACTAATGAACGTACAGGACTGTGGGTAAATCCTGATGATGAACAATCAGTAAATATTCCAGAGTTAAAGGATAATGTGGTTAATACTACAGACACATGGAGTTCCCAAAAGATCTATGACGAGTTACAAGCTATTTCAAAATATATTCCAACAGAGGATGAAGAAAAAGCATATGTATTTGGAGGTGATAAATAATGGCAGATGTTAAAACTAAAAAGAAATTTGCGAGTCTTGAGACTGCCAAGAAAATTAATAATGATGTTGCTTCGTTAAAGGAAGATATAGGTTATGTAACAGAAACAATATATGGTGACAATTTTTTAAAGACGCTTGAGACTGTCAAAACCGAATTGTATTATGAAAAGAATGCTTGGTTCATCCCACTTAATTTATATAGCAAACGTGACACAATGTTGTTTTATTTTCCGACACTATCAGATGGCTCGTATCAAACCTATTTATGTGACGAAAGCAAGGTTGCTGTACAGGGTATTACTGTTGTGGTTAAGAATCATTATTCTACAGTTGAATATCCTGATTTTGGGGTAAAATATGCATATCTTCGTATGTATACGGAAAAATCGACGGATGTATGTTATATAAAAAAAATGAGTTTAACAATATTAAGTGCTATTGATGGGTTTACACAAAAAAATATACATTCAATGCTTGTTGACAATACCGGGAATACAGACGTGTCTAGGGATGTGCAAATGCTTATAAATAAATTGGAAGCGGACGATGTTGAGATTTATTTCCCAAAAGGAAAGTATCTCTTTTCTAATACTATCAATCATAAAAAAGGAAATGTGACTTTTAGATGTGCAGATGGTGTAGAAATGATTATTAATTCCAGTCCGGTTTATACAACATTTAACATATCCGGGGCGGATATTCCACCTTATTCTTTAGGTACATTCAAAATAATCGGCGGTCATTGGACAACTACAAGACATTTTGATGTTTCCGGAAACAGTATAAGCACAGGTTTTCAATTAACAAAAATGGGTGGCGTGACTATTATAAATGCTACTTTTGACGAATTAATGCAGAGTAATCACCTATTTGATATATCAGGAACAAAAAATATATTAATACAAGGATGTACATTCAGAGGTACATTTTTTAATCCATCACAAAAACCGAATAGGGACGGAAACTTTGAAATGATACAAATAGACCTAGCAAGTGGAATTAATTTATCTATTTGCACCGAAAACGGGCATAACGAGTGTACAAAAAATGTTGTTATAAAAGATTGCGTGTTTGAATCAAGTGGCAAAGATAATTGTTATTTATACAGACCAGTAGGAATACATTTTGGTGGAACTTTGATTAATAATGTGGTTGACTGGTACGATAATATAAAAATCGAAAACAACATTTTCCACAATGTTTTAGGACGGGCGATAGAAGTTTCTTGTGCAAGAAATGTATCAGTAAAGGGGAATATTTTCAAACAGGAGACGGAAATAATTGATGGAATAATAAAATGTGGAAGTGTAAGATGGGGTAATACTGCTACCTGGGCAACGTTTAACGGTATTTCTGATAAACAACGATATAATTGTATGAATATCAGTATTCTCGATAATATGCTTAGTTGTAGTGTAGATTCTGATGAAATGTTTATAGATGCGTTCCCAGTATTAGATACATCTAGTATGTATATTAATTCGTCTGGTAGTCCTTTAACAAAAATGGCAAAGAATGTAACTATCAAAGGCAATACTGGTGATTTGAATATAAGAGCCAATAATATCTATATGTTGGACATCAATAATAATGATGTTCCAAATGTGTATGTTGACAACAACAGTTAATTAACAAAACGGGCAGAAGAAAGTTCTCCTGCCCTACTCTCTTACTTACCCAAGTCTAACAACCTATGCAAATATGAGTCTGTTTGCAACGCATCAGGACTCTCATTGTCATTAACAACTACAAGTTTATTTGTTTCATTTTCAATGATTTGCCTGATGTAATCAAACACATGCAACGTATGGATGAAACTTTGCATTTGTTCATATGTAATCATGTGGGCTTCATCTGTCATCTCGAATATAAGAATCTTTAGACCTTTTCGATGTTTATACATTTTGATGAACTCATTAATCTTTTGTTCATCAGATGTATTTAACTCGTCTACCACATAACTTTCGATGTGATCAATCCTTATACAGAGTAACTTAATGTAATCTTTAATCTCATATAATGCCATATTTACCACCTCCTTTCTGGATAGGGAAATTATACCTAATTGAAAGGCACATTTCATTGTAAAAAATTTGGTAAATATGGAAATGTTTGGATGCTATTTTAGCATCTATTTTTAATTTTACAATTAAAATATTGAAAATTTTTAACCACCACAATTTAGGAGGTATTTATACAATGATAAAAATGAATTTAGGATCAGCTAAAATTCGTGATCCAAAAACAAAACAATTTAATCCAATTGCAGGATTAATTGGAGAATCCGCTTATCAGACTGCCGTTAGATTAGGAACTTTTAGCGGAACTGAAAAAGAATGGAATGATTATATCAAAACAGAGCGTGAAAAAGCTCTTGAAGATATTCGTAAAGCAGGTGAGGAGTTATCCACTTATATCTCTGTGCAAACTTTTGTTGATGTTAAGCAGAAAACACCACATATTGATACAGTAAAAAATTATTATAATTTACAGCGTACAGGTAAAGTTTACCAAACAAAAATTTGGAAATTCGCAACTAATCCTACTTCTACAGGTGAAAAACTGTTAGACAATGCAGGACTTGAATTTGTTCCATCTACTGATACTACAGAGGGTAAGGATGATTATCTGAACGGTAATCATCCTATGTTTGAGTGGGTGCATTGTAATTACAAGCGTAATGATGATGGCACTGCTTATCCTGTCGCTACAGAGTATGATAGCAACTATGCTACTACAGGCACAGTCGATGTAGGTGCTATGCAGATGAGCTTCTACTGGAACTGGGATGCTTCTAATCCAGAGTATGATCTTGTTACTATTTCTGATATGCCAAATGAAAAGTATGGATTAAAACCTTGGACAGAATCTAAACGTGCTGATGGTACTGTTCTTCCTTGGTGTATCGGTTCTGCTTATGTATCAGGTATTGCGAGTGATGGACTACTGAGAAGTCAGCCTGAATTAAAGCCTGAAAGAAATCAGAGTCATAACAATATGATTACTAATTATCAGAAAAAAGGTAAAGGATATTGGGGAGCTGGTGCAGAAAGAAATACATTCCAGATTCTTTTTAACATTATCAAGGGTGCGACAAAGAATAGTCAAAGTTTATTCCAGGGATGTACAAATTATAGCTTTCAGTATTCTGCTTCTATTCAGTCTACGGATACACATACATATTTCCCTGTTACAAACGATCAGGCAAAAAATATTCTTGTTGGTTCTTATGTATCAGTTGGTTATGGACAACTTAATGATACTAAGAACGGCGTAAATAATGACCGTGGAGTAGCGAATATTCATAAATACGCAGATGATGTAAAAGTGTTGCGTATAGAAACACTTGATGAGAATAATAAAGCTGTATATCTTGATATTAAAACAGGATTTAATACCACTTCTATTAAATTATCTGATACCGTGAATGCTCCTATTACAATCAGTTCTATGTATTGGTGGTCAGGAACTACTGATACTGTTATTGGTCGTCATGATGGTTCTTATGTTTCTAACACTGACGGAAAACATGCATATAGAGTACAGGGACGTGAGTATGCTGTAGGCTCTTATATAGTTGCATCTGATACAGTTATGGACTTCCAGAGCGATTATAGCAAGAAAGTATATATTGCTCCAAAAGGTCTTGCTCATAGTTCTTCTGATGCAACAATTAGAAGTAAATATACATGTATTGGTACAATTCCTGCTAATCCAGATGGAAAAGGATCCGATTATTGGATTGGAGATATTTCAGTTGATGTTAATACTGGTGGATGGTTCCCATCCGCAAAAGGTTCTTCAAATTCTCAAGGCTGGGCTGATATGTTATACGCAGGTGGTACAAGCACTTCTGGCACTCGTGAATACCTGATGGGCGGTTCTCTCTGGAATGGCTTGGGTTCTGGTTCTGCATACCTCAATGCCGGGTGGTCTTTGTCGAATGCCTGGTGGGCTTGTCGTCGGCTGCGATTAAATATAGGTTGTCCAAGGGGTGAATTTTTGAACGAACTTGCGAAGCAAGTGAAGAGAAAAAAGAGGGGACTTCTCCCCTCTTAGTAAAAGAGAAAGAAGGTAACTACTTATCAAAGAAATATGGTCACAAGAACGAGTAAATATATTTAACGATTCTGTAGATAAAATGATTAATAGTTTGAATCCATATCAAGCAATCGCATTTACGGATGGAGCATATTCACAGAGCAAAAATAAAGGTGGATATGGTGTTGTTTTATTTACTCAAGGTAGTAAAGAAACTTACGACAAAGTGTTTCGTTGGAAAACACAATCTCATCAACAAATCATAAAGTTTCATAATGTTGGTGCTGAATGTGAAGCTGTAAAATTTATTGTTAAAAAGGCTATCGAAAAGAATCTTCAAAAAATCACTATATTTTATGATTACGAAGGAATACTAAAATGGATCACAAGGGAATGGAATGCAAATCAAGAATATACTAAAGATTATGTAAATACTATGTTGTTATACTCAAAACAAATTCAGATAGGATTTGTAAAAGTAAAATCTCATTGTGGAATAATATATAACGAATTAGCAGATGAGATTGCAACAAACGCATTATTAAAACCTTAAATAGAGAATTAATCAAGAGTGTGAAAGCACTCTTATTTTATTGCACAGATTTAGGAGGAAATCATTTGGAAGAATACAATGAAGAAAAATATATAGTTTATTGTCATACCAATAAAATCAACAATAAGAAATATATTGGTCAAACTTGCCGTAGTTTGGAAATTAGAAGTGGTAAGAACGGACATCAGTATCATGCATGTACGTATTTTTGGAATGCTATTCAAAAATATAGATGGGATAATTTTGAGCATGAGATTTTATTCGAAGATCTGTCTAAAGAAAGTGCTGATAGAATTGAAAAAATATTAATCCAAACTTTTAGAACACAAAATCCCGACTATGGATATAATATTCAGAATGGTGGTACATTTGGAAATACTGCTCCACCAGAAGATTTAACTGGTAAGCAATTTGGTAGACTAACTGTTATTGGTAGGGATTTTTCCAATGATAAGGAAGTTAGATGGTTATGTCAATGTAGTTGTGGTAATCCAGAATTAGTTAGTGTGAGCACACATACTTTAAACAGGGGTTATACACAATCTTGTGGTTGCTATAGAAAAGAAAAAGCAAAACAAGATAACACCATTCATGGAATGACTGGAACAAAAATTCATAATAAATGGCTATCTCTTATTGATAGAGAAAACGTTTGTGATGAATGGAAATATAACTTTATGAATTTCTATGATTGGTCTATGTCTCATGGATATAAAAATGATCTATTCTTATGCCGTGTAGATTTAGATAAAGGTTTCAACCCAGACAATTGCAAATGGATGACAAAGAAAGAGTATGTAAGAAAAAATCAATCAAAATTATATACATATAAAGGCAAGACTATGACTCTTCCAGAATGGTCTGAGTATTATGGAATTAACATTAGAACATTAAACAATAGAATTAATAAATATGGAATGTCAATAGAAGAAGCATTGACAAAACCAATAAAGAAAAAACATTATTATACATATAATAACGAAACTCATTCTCTTCCAGAATGGGCTAAATTATATAATTTGAAAACAAAAACTTTAGAAGGTAGATTGAATAGAGGTAAATCTATTGAAGAAGCTTTAAATATGTAAAATAAATATTAAAACGGTCTTACACTACGGGCGGTAATCTCAGGAATGGCTTGAATTCTGGTACTGCATACCTCAATGCCAGGAGGTCTTTGTCGAATGCCAGGTGGAATTACGTCGGCTGATATTATATTTAGTAATATATTTCTTTAGTAGTGTATTTCGTACTTGTAAAAAGTATTTAATCGAAAGATCAACGTAACCTGATGGTTAAAATTATTTTCATAAACCAACCTCGCTAACATAGGAGGAACTATATTCTAATATAGTTGGGCTTAGTATCTATTGAGAAAAGCCTTTTAAATATAATCGTGTATACGATATATGAATTGATAAAATATACTATCTAATATTTATTTTATATACAAAAAATAAAACAGGAGGTATTATGCACGAAGAAATACTGTAAAAATATCAACATTACAAATCGTGATTTAATTTCAAATGCAACATATCGTTGTCTAGCAGACAAATATGAACGTAACGATACACTTGAATTATTATCTGATATTTCTGGATTAAGAAAATGCCAAATATACAATATTTATTACCGTTACGGAATAAAAGCAATAAAACCATTTGTTGAAATTCTAATAACTGTAATCCATTCAGAACTTATCAGTAAATCTATATCATTTCCACCAATCTGGTACAAAGAAAAGATTGATCCTTCTTCTCATAAAATCCGTAATATAGGAATCCAACATGTAAAACAACAAATATATGATTACATTGCAATAGAAGGACTTAAACCATTATTCTGTCGTATAGGAGTACATCAATACGCATCTATAAGAGACAGAGGATGTTTAAAAGGTTCTCGCATGATACAGAGATGGATGCGAAATAAATCTCTTAAATATTTTGCCAAATTAGATATAAAGAAATGCTATCCATCTATTCCACAGGATAAATCAATTCAATTTCTTGAAAAACATATTAAGAATGATATGCTTATGTGGCTTATTAAAGAACTTGTCAATAGCTTTGAACAAGGCTTATCTATTGGTTCTTTTCTTTCTCAATATTTATGTAATCTGTATCTATCCCAAATATATCACTTTATAGGACATCTACACAAAGTAAGAAGGCATAAAGATGGAACTAAGTCTTCTATTCGTCTTGTATATCATAGATTGTTCTATATGGACGACATATTAATGATCGGTACATCAGCTAAAGACATGCATAAAGCAGTCAAGGAAGTTATTAAATATTGTAAATCTCTTGGTTTGAAAATAAAAGAATCATGGTTTGTGAAACAGATGCCTTTTGCCAATAAGAAATGTGACGGAGCATTTATAGATATGATGGGATTTAGAATCTATAGAACTCACATTACTGTCCGTAGGCGTGTATTCAAGAGGATTCGTAGAATAGCTATGCGATTATGGAAACGAATAAAAACACATCATAAGATTTTTGAATCACATGCAAGAAAAATAATCTCCTACTGGGGATTGTTAAAAAATAGTAACTCAACAAAAGTAATTCAAAAATATCACATTAAAGATATTATGAAAATTTGTAAAAAGGTGGTAAAAGAATATGACAAAATCTCGCTTTATGGAAAAGCAGCCTTCTGTTAAGGTTGTTGAAAAAGATAAGGTGTATGTGTACATCTGTCTAAATGAAAAGGAAGTTACAGAAGATCATATAAATAGTGAAGAATCTGCTGAACCTGTAACTATGTATGAATATGATTACAAAGAAATTATTGAAGATATTGGAGTTCTGGATGTTGATGATGTAAAAGCCAATCCAGATAAATATCTCAATTATGAAAAAGCAGTTGTAAAGACTGATAAGGAACGTATTGCCGAACTTGAAGCAATGAATGCAGAACTGTCTACTACTGTAGATAGTATCTTAACTGACGTATTGCCCACTCTTATGAGTGTGTAATTATATAACTCTATTAATAGAAAGGACATAGAAAGGAATGAAAGATATGACAACATTTATCGCACGTATGATTATGAAAGAAGCAGACAAAAGTATTGAAGCAGGTCAGAAGAAATACAGAGCGTATTTCGTGAAAACTAAACTGTATAAGAACTGGAAGGAAGATGTAGATACTATTCTCATCACAGATGGTTATGATGATGTGATTGTTGAGGCATGAATAAAAAGAATGTATAAACTTTTGTCGAAGAGGTGAGATACCTCTTATTTTTATGCTCAAATTTAAAGGGAGTCTTGTGTTATAGCAAGGCTCTCTATTTTTATGAAAATGAGGTGAATGAATGAAAAGAGAAACACCTTTATATTGTTGCTATTCTCTTGAACAGAGAAAGTTTTTAACCAAAAGAAATATTAAATATGAAGTTGTAGGATTGAATCCAAATAATCAGCAAATGTTCTGGGTTTATATCAGAAATAAGGAATTAAATGATGCTTTGAATTTATGGACTGCTAGAAAATAGTGGTTCTTTTTATGTTTAATTTTGAGGAGGAAATGGCATGTCTGAAATAGACCATAGAAAAAATAATAATTATTCTGTATATGTTCACATAAGTCCTAGTAATAAATATTATGTTGGTATTACAAAGCTTAAACCATCTCAGCGTTGGGGCAAAAATGGATGTGGTTATAAAAAGCAAGGGTTTTATAATGCTATTCAGAAATATGGTTGGGATAATTTTGAGCATGAAATTATTGCAGAACACCTTACTGAGGAAGAAGCCTGTAATATGGAAATTGCTTTAATAAAAGCATTAAATTCAGATGGAGAAAATGGGTATAATAATCATTGTGGTGGACATTATAAATATTTAGGTATTGAAGATTTAACAGGAAAGACTTTTGGTAATTTAAAAGTTAATAAAAAATTGTACATTAAAAGAAATACTAATGGCGATCCTATAACTTATTATGACTGTATTTGTTCTTGTGGGAATCACACAATTAAAAACAATAGCATTAAATATGGTTCAAACACAAGCTGGTGTTGTCCTGAGTGCCTAAAAAAGAATATCTATAATAAACATTGTAAAAATTATAAAAGTAAGAATCATATTGAAGAAAAAGATGATGTATTATTAATACATAATTCAACTTCTGATGACATTATAATATGCTCGAACCAATATAAAGATATTATAAATCAATATACTTTTAGAATTGAATATAAAAATGAACAACCAAGTCGTGTACGAGGATATAATACACATTTATATAATAAATCTGATTTAAATTTAGAGGATATACTATATAAATATAAACATTCATTTGATTATATTATTTTTAAAAATGATCATTTAGATTATAGAGAAGAAAATCTTTTCTTTGTAGACACATCTACTTTCACTTTCTATCATCATTTATTCAATAATCATAATAATCCTATGTATTTAATAAGAACATATAAACATAAAAATTGTATTAAATATTTTGTTGAGCCTAAGTTATTAAAGAAATTACCTTATGATTATAAAAGTTTCCGAAGTAACAATCTTCAAGATATTATTAGAGAACGAAATAAAATTTTAAATATGATTGCTAGTAACAATGAGGCACTGAAATATGTAGTGTCTCTTTTTTATACATCAAATTTACAAAAGGAGGTTGCATAATATGGCAACAAAATTACTAGATATTAGTTTCTGGCAGGATACTTTAGATTTTGCCAAAATCAAAAAAGCAGGATACGATAATATTATTCTTCGTGCAGGATATGGAACTACTATTGATTCCAAATTCAACGAGTATGCTAATGCTTGTAAAAAAAATAAAATCAACATTATTGGTGTGTATTGGTTTATATACGCTACAAATCTTACAGAGATAAAGGCAAACGCTAACAAATGTTTAGAAGTAATTAAAGCACATCAACCTAAGATTGTATTTGCAGATTTTGAATATGATACTATTACGAAGGCTGCTAAGAAAGGCGTAAAACTCGGTGCAAAAGAATGTGATAGTTTTACTATTAAATTTTGCGAAACGGTTAAAAAAGCAGGATATATTCCAGGATATTATGCTAATACAGATTATTACAACAACATGTATAGTTCCGCTGTAAAAAACAAAGGCTATGTATTCTGGTTAGCTCATTATAAATCTGATTATTCATATCATGAACCACCTATTAAATGTGATTTTTTCCAGTATACAGACAGAGGTACTGTACCTGGTCTAACAGGTAAAAAATTTGATACTAACGTCTGCTTCTCTAAGAAATATCTTAAAACTTCTAATACTTCTACAATAACTCCAACAACAAATAAACCACAAGGAAGTGATAATAATATGTCAAATAACATTATTCAAAACGTAATTAATGACGCAGTTTCATTCGCTGTAGGAATTGCAAATGACAACTCTCATGGTTATAGTCAAGCAGTAAGAAGCCTTTACAATATTACTAATCCTAAGTCATATGATTGTTCTTCTCTTTGCTGTACTGCTTACTATTATGCATTCTTAAAAAATGGATTAACAACACAGGCAAACTATCTTAAATCTCATTGTAGCTATACAGGAAATATGCTTAATATGCTCAATGTAGGTTTTGAAATTGTAGCTAGAAATCAGACTGCACACGCACAAATGCAGAAAGGTGACCTTGAATTAAATGTAACTCATCACGTTGCTATGGCAATTGATAGAGATAATATTGTACATGCAAGATCATCCGAAGGAACTACAAATACTATTGATGATTCTGGTAATGAGATTAGGACTCAAGGATGGTATTTGTACTCTCATGGATGGACGCACCGTCTAAGATTTACAGGTAAAGGACTTAATTTAAGCAATATCAAGCCATCACAAACAACCTATAACAAATGGGTAGGTGCAGCCACAAAAGATGACACAGATGTATTTGCAAATCCTACAGGAACATCAAAATTATCTACATACCCAAAGCTAAATAAAGGTAATTTAGTAGACGTAATTGGTGTATCTGGAACACGTTATCAAGTGAAAATTGCAGATAAATTTGTAGGTTATGTTGAGAAAACTAACATCAAAGATCCTAATGCAGTTGTTACAAAACCTAGTGCTTCTACAAGTAAACCTGCAAAAAAAGGATATAACAAGTCAGAAAAATGGAAAGGTGTTATTATCGCTAAATCTGGGTTAAAAGTTAGAAAAAGCCCAGGAACATCTAATGCAGATTTAGAGTGTTCCTTTAGTCCATTAAAATATAATACACCAGTTAGCGTATGTGATAGTACGACAGGTTCAGATGGTAATAAATGGTATTATATTTGTTATAAAGGTAAATATGGATTCTCTTCTGCTAAGTACATTAAGAAGAAATAATTTTAGCTTTTTGCGGAAAGGATTGAGGGGTATGAGATGATTAGTACATTAAATGAGATAAATTCACAAGGGATATTTACAATTATCCTCTGTATAGTATTAGTGCTTCTATTGATCGTAGAAGGCACTAAATTGTGGAAAGGAACGCTCGAATCACTTGACTTGAAGTCTGGTAAGGAATTAAGAGAAAACGCCGTAAATGAACGACTAGACACATTAGAAAGTGAATTAAAAAAAGTCAAGACAACATTTCTGGATAATCAAGAAATATATCATGGACAGAGTATTGAAATTCGTAATAATTTGCAAGCGAATCAAGAGAGTTTGAGCAATCAAATGACAGAACTAAAACAGCTATTTATTAATAAAGAAATTGATGATATGCGTTGGGAAATGTTAGATTTTGCAAGTGCGATTATGAATCATCGTAGATGTAGTAAAGAACAATACGATCATGTTATTGATATTTACGAAAAATATGAAGAAATTCTTAGACAAAATAAAATGGAGAATGGTCGGGTAACATCTTCTATGGAATTTGTAAATGATAAATATAAAAAATTAATGAGTGTTGGGTTTGACCACGATAAATTAGAAGAATAAATAGTTATAGGGTAATCAGATTAATTTCTGGTTACCCTATTTTTTACGTTTATGAATTGTAGATAAAATAATACCCCACGGTATGATTTCTCACACCATGAGGTATTATATATCGTTTGGACATTAATAGAACTCTTTATAGTTCTACTGCGACATCAATAATTGCGTCAGACCATTGATTCTTACGTAAGTATTTACCAATAGACTTTCTGTAATCTTGTGCCATTTTATAAGTAATAACGAAATTTAAGTTAATTATTTCGCCTTTGTTTCTGCGATAGCTGCCTGTGCTGCTATGGACAGAAGATAGGCTATCATCATTACTTAATATCTGAGCAGAATAATTATTTTTGCGTCCTTCTACTTGTGTGTCTAAATATATGTCTGAGTTCTTATCATAATCATTTCCTAAATTAATATACCATCTAAATTTATTGTTATCAAGAACAAGAACTTTTGAAATGAATTTATCAATGATATATTTTGGCAACTTAGGTTGTGAAAAATCTATAACCTCATTCATGGCTTGTTTTATAACTTCTATCTTCTTTTCAATTGATTCTGGTTCATCTGATTCAACTTCGTCAATTGTTAATTCAGAATTTAATATAGAAATCTGTTCATTGATCGTATTTTTTGATTCAGCAAACTCTTCTTTTGATATTTCACCATCTGCTCTCATTTCTATTAAGTTCTGTAATCGTTTTTGTAGTTTTTCTATTTTTAATTCTGTTTCCTTGATATTCTTTTTATTTGGTTTTACATCTTCTTCATAGTTTTCAGATATCATTTTTAATGCTAATATAACAGATTCACCTTTATTTTTCCAAATATGTTCTATAACCATTTTTGCCATCATATCAAGTTTCCAATCTGCAACCATTCTAATTCCGCAATATCCATCCGTATCTAATCCGTTTTTTTCACGAAATTGTTTACTTCCATAATTAAGCTGTCTTTGGCATTGATAACCATATACTGCTTCACCTGTCTTATTAGTTCTCCATTTGTTTCTTCTAAAAGAACTACCACAATTACATAGAAGTTTTTTACTCCAAAATTCTTTTACGTCTTTTTTACCAGATAATTTATCGCCTACAGATTTTGTACGTCTAGCGATTATTTTTTGCACATCGTCCCATTTATTTTGTGGTATAATAACAGGAATGTTTACTTTCTGATACATATAACTGTCTCTATCAAGATTATTAATTCTCTTTTGTTCAAGATAATTATTACTATGTGATTGACCATAAGCAAGTACACCTGTATATGTTGATTTTTTTAATATTCTCATTACACGTTCAGCAGACCATTTTATATCTCCACTTGCATTCTTACGTTGCTGAACAGATAATGACTTAGCGATTTTCATTGAGCCAAGACCATCTAAATACATATCATAAATCATTCTAACTGTTTCAGCCTGTTCTTCGTTAATTACATAGGTATTTCCAACACGATCATATCCTAAGATATTTCCATTACCATATAATGAGCCATTTTCTCTACTGATTTTTTGTCCTGCTTTAACACGATCAGAAGTCTTTCGGCTTTCTTCTTGTGCTAATGTAGCCATCAATGTAAGTCGTAATTCCCCATCACCATCCATAGTCCAAATATTATCATCTACAAAATATACTTCTATATTATATTTGCTTTTGAGTTCTCTGGTATATACTAAGGTATCTACTGTATTTCTAGCAAATCTACATACCTCTCTTGTTACTATTAAATCAAATTTCCCTTTTTTAGAGTCTTCAATCATCCTTAAAAATCCTGGACGTTTCTTTGCTTGAGTACCTGTTATTCCTTCATCAATATACTTTTCAACTAAATTCCAATTGGGGTGGAACTTTAATTGATCGTCATACCATTGCATTTGGTTTTGTAATGCTGATAATTGTGCTTCATGTTCAGTTGAAACACGTCCATAAAAAGCAATATTTCTTGGTCTATTTCTATCGAGGGACGTTATATAATTATCCATGTTATCTCCTTTCAAAAATAAAGCCTATTTTATATACTATTATATATAAAATAAGCCTTATTTTCAACAGTATTTTTCTATATTATGTAATCTTATACTTTTTCAAAATATTATCATAAGTTCTTTTATTAATAATGCCTTGTTCATATAAGATATTTATAATAATCAATGCGCCATCTTCATCACTGATTATATTATTTGATTCTTTTGCTTCTATATTAAATCACCCTTTATTCTTGTCCGTACTACCAAATCCACCATTACGAGAAGTTTCTACTTTATCATCTTCTGTTATTCCATACTCTACAAAAATACCTTGCATAAATGCATCTCCACGTCTAACGGTAACAATTTTATTTGTTTTAGAATCATTTGTAAGTTTTGCAAAGATATGACCTTCGTTATCTGAATAGAAATAATCACTGTCGATAATACCTACGAGATTATCTAGCTGTAAACGATATTTGAATCCTAATCCGCTTCTCGGATAACATTTCAGCACCCAATCAGTATTCATTCCACATCTGATTCCAGTAGGAATTTTAATAGTTTCGCCAGGCTTTAAAGTGAATGTCAGAGGACTTACAAAGTCATATCCTGCGCTGCCTTTTGTTGCTCTTTTTGGGAGTGTAATTGCTCCGTAAATACTCTCAATCTCTCGTCTGGTTGATGTGTCTAATTCAGGAATATCAAATGTATCAAGCCAATCTTTTTCAAACTGTCCGTATGTAACTTTTTCAAATTTTGCGACTCTTTTTGCCATATTAATAATCTCCTTTGTGTATGTAATTTGTTATAATTATTTTATTAATGAACTTGTATTAATACCACGCTAAACAAGATATTGAATAGCTTTATCACTGTCTTTGAAGTCCATAATTTCTTTAATTGTAGGTTGATATTCTTTCCAAGTTGTTGTAATTTCTATATTCAAATCTTCTTTCCATTGCTTAACGTTTGTGAATAAATCATTCCAAAAGAATAACTTTAATCCTTTTCTTCGCTTCGTAATTCCAAATGGAAGGCACAAACCAAGTTTTTGAATTTCTTCTTCTGCGTTATCCCAGTTAATCTTGATTACGTCTGTATATGGATGACTTTCACATATCTTATGTGCGTATAAATCTATATTGAATGGCTTAATAGAATTGATACACACTTCTGTTGTTGGTATATAATATTTAAGCATAAATTTATATCTCCCATAAATATTTTATGTAGTGATCCCAATTCATTTCTAACTGCATATACACATCTATTTTTACAGATTCCTTATCAAAATCACCAATCAAAGGAGCAATTAGAATCTCCCATTCGCATTTACACCAATAGCAATACATAGTTGATGATTTTACTATTTTTTCAAATCCTTCCAATGTGTATTCATCTCTGTGATTTAATAATTCGATAATTACTTGTCTGTATCTTTTATGATTGAATACATTGAACACTTTCATTTGCTTTGCATTTATATTATGCACAAATACATTCCATTCTAAATCAACGTTATTTTTAATATTCCTCATAATATGTTTCTCCGTTTATTTGCGGATATTTCTGTTCTGCATTGTGTATTCTTTTAAGAGCAATTAAACGATCATCAAATACATTTTCATCTATCTCATTGAATCCTAGTAAATATGCACGTTTGTCTTTCTTATCTACACCACAGAACCAATTATCCATAACAGTTCTTATGACTAAATCGCACAAATCATATGTGCCTGTTTCTGGAAATATTCGTGTGTAATACACAACATCTCCCTTATTAATAGTCTTCATTTTCTGATACTTCCTCAAAAATATCTTTCATATTACTCATGAATTTGTTATACGCTTTTACTACTTTTTTGTAGAGTTTATTATTACCTCTATCATCTGGATTATAGAATGGTGCAAATAATGTTCCATTTGCATATCGTACATTTGTTGATATGAAATAATCTTCTTTATCTACGGCAAGATTAAGAATGATTTCCTCTGTATACAATGGTTTGTTCAGTGTGTATTGAGTTGTGGTTACTCTGAAATTATTATATACAAAATCTCTATCTTTGACTGATTGTTTTACACGATATGTTTTTGGTTCTACCATAAGATTTTCTCCTTTTGTACGGGAGTCAATTAAGACTCCCATAATACTATTTGATTTTGTTTCAATGTTTCTTGTACATTAATAACTCTCTGGTTAGATGAGCCTCTCCAATGTAGAGATATATCTCTGAGTTCATCGACATATCTTCCATCTATAAGTACATCACATTTACTAACTAATTCTTTACGCATTTGTAGCATTTTAAGTTGTTCAGAGTTAATATCGGTTATAACTGGATGCATAATCTGTTCCCATGTATATCCTGTGTATAACCAGATATTTTTAGTGGGATATGAAACTCGAATTTCATCCACGATTTTCAGAACATTTTGTACATTTTGGGGGTGTAAAGGATCACCGCCACTGAATGTAATTCCACTAATATAGTCTTTTTTTAACTCATTTAGTATTTCATTCATTGCATTTTTATCAAATGGAATCCCACTTTGGGGACTCCACGTTTGCTGATTTTGACAATTTGTACAATGATGTTCACAACCTGCCACCCATAATACAATTCTTAATCCATCACCATTGTTTTGATCTGGATATGTTATATTATGATAATTCATATTACATACTCACCCTGTCTTTAATTTCTGCATTTTTTGCTTCATTATATCTTGTTTCCCCGTGTACTCTTGTGAATCCTAAATAACCATTCATTCGATCAATTTTAGTAATCATTTTACTTCCACACTTAGGGCATACATCCATTTCAACTTGTTGATAACCGCAATCTTCACAATAGCACATAGCAAGATTTACACCTTCATAGAAGCCTTTATCCATTGCTCTTAACACCAATGTCTTAATAGCTTCTTTATTATATCCAAGATTATATCTGCAATATTGAATTTTTCCACCATTAAAATAATTCCAGAACCTTCCTTCTTTATCTTGCTTTTCAATCGGGTTCATATCTTCTGATACATGACAATGAAAGCTATTGCTTACATATTCTTTATCTGATACATTTTCTACAATTCCATAAATCTTACGGAACTGTTTAATTTGTAATCCGCATAAACTCTCGGCGGGAGTACCGTAAATTGCATAGAGTAAATGATCCTCTTCTTTGATTTTATTTGTATAATTATTGATATACTTCATTACTTCTAATGCAAATTCTCCATCTTCCCTAATGGATTTACCATTATATAATCTTTGGAGTTCATTCAATGCTGTAATTCCATAACTTAATGTCATTGGTGGTAATAATGATTTAATTTTATCGTCTGGTTTTAAATGACCGCCAAGTAATCCACCTTCGCAAAATGCAATTGGATTTACACTTGCTCTTAATTCACCAATATATTCATATGTACGTTTATGAAGATTGCGGATCATTTCAAGATAATAATTAAGAACCTCATAGAAATCTTTAGATTCTCTTCTTGCTTTAGCGAGAATCATCGGGAGATGAAGACTAACTACACCAAGATTGAATCTTCCTTCAAAGACAGGTTTATCATTTTCATCTACTGGATGCATTCCACCTTTTTCATACCAAGGTGAAAGAAATGCTCTACACATGTTAATCGTATGTCACCATACGCACTGACTAGCTTTTCCCTCAGAGGTGTCCTAAGTCTCGTCATTGGGCGGTATCTTTGGAAACAGTGCTTATCTCTGTTTCTACTCGGTTACACTCATCACCGATAGTCGATTAACTTCTTTTAAGAAGCACAGCTTCATCTATAGTACAATCGAATTTCTTCTCCTATAGACCTATCTGTTAGCAGCTTACGCCACACCTGTTAAGCAAACAGTTAAATACCGTTTTACATGGGCTGATTTGCACTTACCCATAGGACTAACCACTCGTTTATATTTTTTGTACATTTCTGCTACATATCCATCACCTGTTAAGGACAACCAATCTGGATACATTGTTTTTGCACTACATTCAATTCCTGCATTAAATACATCTGCATTAGGATATTTTTCAGAACCATCTCCATGTAAATCTTTGTCATAAAGAAATACGATTTTAGGGAATAATACAGGACGTTTAAATCCTTTTTTACCTTGACCTTCTTTATGAACATTTAACAATGTAATCGCAGCCATTTTCCCAAACTTGCTCGTAGATAGTCCTATGGTCATTGTTACAAACGGATAGTCACCTCGACTTGATCCAACACTATTTAATTTATATTCTATTCCTTGCCATCCCTGTTCAAAGTCACGTTCTACTTTTTTAGTGGCGTATTCATCAGCTCGTTCACATAAAGTTTCATTATCTAGCTCTCCGTCTACATCAAATGATATATCCTTAAACTCAAAATAATATTTATAATAACTTTTCTCTGCATATGGTTCTAAAATCTTGTCTACTTCTGGTACAGTAAATCCTCCGTATTGTTGCGCAGCCGTTGATAAAATAATATCTCCCATAACATCAAAAGCAGTATCCAGATAATTTGGCTCATTATACCAAATATTTCCCATTTCAAATCCATTCTTCATAACTGATCCAATATCAAACAAACAGCAATTGAAACTATCGAGTCTTGCACTTCTATCATGAATATAAATATATCCATCTTTCATAGCTTGCTTTTCATCATGAGTTAAGAAAAATTTCTTATATAATTGACTACTTAATTCATTGTAAATAAGACTTCTTTTAGTTGCTACTAATGCACTATCTGTATTGGCATTGTTTTTATCTCCAATATATCTGATAGCTTGACTTCTCTCATATACCTTATCCATCATATGAACAAAGTCTTTTTTATAATTTCTATACTCTTTGTACATTTTTGCAACAACTGGAAAATCTTCTTCAAGTACAGATTCTACAATATTGTGCATATCATAAATTTCAATATTAGAATCGTCTTCATATAATTCCTCAATTTTTTGCCAAACATCATTTAGAATAATAGAATAATCATTTTCTGAAAATTCAAACATTGCCCGTCTTGCAGCTTTATCGCAAGCGTTTACAATTTTTTGTTCATCAAAATCTTCTAAAGTTCCATCTTTTTTGATAATTCTAATCATTCATTATCTCCTTTACCAAATCTCTTATTAAATAGTTCCTTTTCAATCTTCTCTCTATCTTTTGTTGAAACTGCTAAACATAAGCACATATACGCAATTACAAGTAAACACGCAATAATGAAAGCTCCAACTCCGATAATAACTACATTCATAATAACCATCCCTCTTACATATCTTTAATCTTAATTTTAAGTGCTTCTAATTCTTTATATTTATCAGTATCATATCTGGTATGATCTTTGATGATCATATGGGTTTGTTCATTGCAAATAAGTTCTATAAGTAATTTCTTCTCGTTTTCTGTCATTTTCTTATCTTCCTTTACTATTTTTCTCGTATATATTTATTTTTTCTTTTTCTGTGATATAATATCTGTAGTGGAGATATTTACATAATTTGTTAATAGTCATAATTAGAATGTTTTTCTGAAAATAGTAATATCAGATTTATACTTAGCACATTATCTTTATCTACAAGATGTAACCTATCAACCAATATCTCCACTATTTATGAACAAATTCTTTTGATTTCACCATTGCCACCATCTTTACATTTTAGAACCAGATGTGTACATAATGAATCTGCACAGTTTGGTTTGTGTGAAATCATATCAATTACATATTCTCTATTCTCAACTTCAACAGTAATGAAATTATCCCCAATACGTCTTAACTCTCGTACTAGCTCTCCGCTACTAATAATCACTTCTCCAAAGTCACCTCTTTTCCAATCCCAAGTAGATATTGTCTAATTTCAGCCCAATTCTGTAATCTTGTACCTGTCCAATCTGTATTCCAGCTATATGTTCTACCAAAACAAATATTTTCTTTTGCATTGGAAGTCACAAGATTTCTTGCACTATCATCAATGAATAAACCGTCACTCATATCAATATGTGACTTATCAGAATGTTCTTTAAGATTTACACCGATAAATTCTATATTTGGAAATCTTTTCTTAATCCATTCCTCTTTTTGTTTAAGATTAGGTGAATATCCATGTGACACGATTTTAATAGAATAATATTCAGATAACTCATTGATTGCACGTTCAGCCCAAGGCATGAAATGTAATCTCTCAAAGAATCTTGGCTGATTGAAGTATAGATCAATATATCCAGGTGAAGCACAATCACATTCTTCAAATCCCCAAGTATCAACAGTCCACCAATTTACATAATGGAATTTCTTATAATACTGAAAATCTTCATTATATAAATCAACAATCGCATCTATGGTGGCGACTAACGTTCCATCAAAATCAACGTATAATGTTTTAATATCATTTCTCATCTGTGATACCTCTTTTTGCTCTGTCTTTATTGATTACACGTATCATTTTTGCAACAGATTCTTCCAGACTTCTATCATTCAATACAAAGTAATCAATAAGATTGGATTTCTCAAAGTTGGAAAATTCTTCACTTTCCTTGATGTAATTAGCTTGCCAAGCGTCATAATCTCCACGTTTTCTTGCTCTTTGGCGCAAATCATTATATGGAACATTCACCATAATGGTTACTAATTCAATATCCATATCTTTTGTTTTAAGTTTTAATTCGTAATATCCTGTGGGATTGATAATGTAGAAGTCATTATCTAAGAGTTGCTGTTTTGTTGCGAAGCTGCAATAACCTACTCTATCGGTGTAAGCAATCATATCATTACGATATTTTTCAACTTCATTAGAAGAGATAAATATATGATCACAATTCTCATCTGTTTCGTTCTCTCTTCTTTGTCGAGTAGTATACGATTTTAAGACTTTCATATTCAGATTATTCGCTGCTTTTTGGGTAATGGTTGATTTACCCGAAGATGTTCTTCCTAATACACAATATACTGTATGTATAATAATCACACTCCTATTCTTCTGTATAATTGGTTGCAATCATTCCAAAACAAATTTTATACATCTTTTTCTGAAACCAATTTAGGTGTTTGTCTACTTTAATTGTTAAAGAATATTTATCACTACCTAATTTCAATAAAGTTCCATTTTTAATTTTGGGTATACTAATAGTAATATTCTCCATATTAAATACCCAATGGAAGAACTAAATTTGGTTTAATCGGATTATAATTTTCAAGGGAAAAATCTTCGATTGAAAAATCATAGAAATTATCAGATTTAGGATTAAAATTCATTTTAACTGGTTCAAATTCATAATCATAATGTCCATTAGATGTGGATAAATCTAGTTTCTGTTGTTTTGTTCTGATAAGTAATTCATTCGCAGCATCAACATGGCGATCATAAATCTGCTCATTTGCTACAAAGTGCGTAAACTTACCTGCTTTATATCCAGTTGCTTTTGCAATCATCATCTGTAAACAAGCATACTGTACTTCATTAACTCCACCTGCACCACTAGCAGTAATCATATCTCCACTTCTTTGAATAAGACACATATCAAGATATTCACCTCTTACATTCCAGATAGTAAGGAATGCACATGGCATTAGTCCGTCTGATTCTTTAAAATCTTCTTCTTGCCACAAAGACATAATATGTCTACGTCCATATGGATTTTCTTTAATGTCAGTAATTAAATTGTTGAGAAGATTATGTTTTCTTACTGTTGCTCCGTATCTAATACCTATCGTTCCTGGAATATCTTTAGATTCCCAAGAATCCCAATAATTAACATTATATTTATCTTTTAATAAATGTAATGAACTACTTTGGTCTTGATAGATCCATAACAATTCCTTAATTGCACTCTTCCATGCAATAGGACGCAATGTACAAATTGGAAACTCTGTTTGAAGGTTATAAGTTCTTACAACGTGGTTTACAAAGTATGTATAGGCAGGTGTACCATCTTCATATTTTGGACGAGGATTTTCGTCTTTTGTTCCATTTGCAAGAATATTACGAATATCATTCACTAATAATAAATCTGCTCTTATCATGTATTACCCCTCCACAATCCATAATCTAATATCTTCTTTAAATTGATTACATAATTTTTCATCATCTGATAAGAAATTTACAACACACTCTTTATTAAGACTTGTGCTTAGAATCCCCATAATAGATTTGGCATCAATCGTATACCGAGAATATACATAGTCGATATCTACATCTTTATATTCTCCACATTTTGCTACGAATAACCCTGCGTCATTGATTGTGTTTAATTTGACTTTACACTTCATTTTATAAAATCCTTTCCTATTATAATGTTATTAATTATAAGATGGCTCAGTTTTATCTGTTCTGACAATTTCAAAAATTGGGAACTGCACCGAAATACCACCATTTTTATTTTGTGTTTCTCCTTTATATTTGATCTGCACAATCTTTCCGACAATCTCATCTGGATTATTCCAGAAAAAATTACGTTGAGAATCAGTAAATCCAGAACCCACGCCTAATTCATATCCTTTATAATCACATTTGATAAGTCCTAATGTCCCTTTGTATTTACCATCACCTTCAACTACACCTGTACATAAAATATCAGCGTGTTTAAATGATTTGACTTTTAAGATGCCGTTATTGCGTTTATTCTTCCATACTGTATTTTTGTTGAGCATAAGCCCTTCCCAACCTTTTTTATTCGCTTCATTTAACAATGATTCAATCACTGAAATATCAGTACCTTCGTATACAAATGGAACAACTTTAAGACTGTCTAATTCCTTTCCTAAGATTATTTCAGATAAAGGAATTAAATATGTTTGTTTTCTATCCTTGTACTTATCTTTACTTTCTCCTTTTTCAAATTCTTCTACTGGAATCATTTCATAGATTACGAACTGAATACAAGATTTATCAGAATCGTCAGAATTGATAATACCTGTCCCTAATTGGAAATTATCATTATCAGAAAGATTATCAATGTTTTTACGAATTAGTTCACCATTGAAAAAGAAATTATCATAAGCTGGAATCTTTTGAATATCTTCAATAATATGATCTAATCCAGAAAATGCTTTTCCTTGTCTACTAATTAACTTTCCTTTGTAATATCCTGCATTATTGCCATTGAGTTTTTGCGATAATGCAAACCATTCGTTTTTCTTAGGCATATTCGCATCAGACATTGGGAAAGCTTGTTGAACATCCCATGATGGAATTAATCTTGGAATTACACTATTTACTACTTTCTTATCGCACCCTAGTCGAAATTTCTTTGTGATAATTTGTTTTGCAAACTCTTGAACTTCTTCTGATTGTCCTTTACACCATGATTTACATACGACAACATCACTGTCTCTACCAGAATTGTTTTTAGAAATATAGTCTAATAAGATGTCAAAGTCATCAATAACAGATTTCTGTGTTGGATTAACTTTAATCTTATCCCATTTCTTTGTACTGATACCTGTTGTAATGTTTGAATCTAACAAAAACACTAAGCACTTTTTAAATAATTCATCGTTTTTATTTTTATAAATAATTAGCTTTTTGTCATTTAGACTTCTTGTATTTTGTAGTTGCTTAAAAATTTTAATTACGTTTTCTACTCCCATGCGTTATAGCTCCTTATTCCAATATCAACAATTCGTGTAAATGGGTTTTCATCTTTCTTGCATTTAATAACACCTATAAATACAACATTGTTACTTGTATCATATTTCTTTTTATGCTCCATGAGATAATCCCATGCTTTTTGCATGGTAGAGAATTTATCTCCCATCCATCCGCTATTATCACCATATTTCACACAAGGAACATATTTATAATTCTTCTTACTCATTTATTCTCCTTATAATATGGACTTTTCTTTGCATATTCTTTCAGATACTTTAACATCTCTGATTCTTCTGGAAAGAATGGATCTCGCTTATGTTCAAGTGCAACATAATTTAAAAAGTTCATCATCAACTGACCAAATCGTAAGTCTGGATAGCATTGCATCCATATTCTTTCTAGTTCTTTTGTAAATTCTGGTATTCTATTCTTATCTCTCATATTGACATCCTTTGAAACAGTTCTTTCATACATATATAAATTCTGCTAATGCATTATAATATCCAGCTAATATTCCTATCACCTGAATAGCTGCAATAATGACTAATAGTGCAAAGAAATGTAATCTCTTTATATTAATTTTTGAGCAAAATAAGCTTAATATCGCCAACAAATAAGATTTATAACGTTCAAAATAGTTAAATTCATATTTTTCTTATTTAATATCTCCATTCATTTTTGCTTTAAATAACGCTTTTAAATAATCTTGTGGGTTGTCCTTTGCTGCTTGGAATCCTACTTTTTGTCTTTTAATATCATCAAGTACGATTTTATATTTAGGGCTATCACTTACTTCTTCTCTATATTTCCGCACTTCTTCACGGGTTACTATCTCTTTATCAACTAAAATTCTCAATACAACTTGTACATCAATTGCTGTTTTAAGAATAGTTTCTTGTACTTGCAATTCGTGTAGAGCTTCTTCTGGTTTATAAAACTTATCATTGCTTACTGGCATTTAATATCTTCCTTTCCAATAATTTCAGTTAATGTTCTAGGTGTATAATCCATGTAATTTATCATACAACCAACATTTTTAGCAATACATTTGATATTATGTTTCTTATTCAGCGATTCTATAAAGTCTTGAAAGATGGTTTCTTCATTTGAATTATGCACGTGACCATATAACTGAATGCTCCATACCTTATATTCTTCTCCATCTCTTTTATAATGATGTTGATGATTCCAGAAAGCTAAAGGATAATGAGAAAGAACTACATTATACTCTTTACCATTGATTTTATCCTTTAATTCCTTATAATCACAAACTTCTACAAATAGTTGCTTGTACCGTTGGTCTTTCACTCTATCGTGATTACCAACGATTAAATGTTTGTTACCTTTCAGTTTGCTTACAAATGAGATTACATCTTCATTCTCTTTCCATGCTAAATCACCAAGAATATACACATGATCAGCATTGGTAATTGTATTATTCCAGTTTGTTTTAATTGTTTTATGCATTTCTTCAAGTGTTTGAAATGGTCTATTGTCGAAGTTAGAACCTTCGGCTGTTACATTCTTATGGAATAAATGCACATCTGAGATATAATAATTCGTATAATCACCTTCTTCTTTCAATCCACTCATTGTAAATCTTATCCGCAACAACTTCTACGTCATTATGTATGCCTTCATATGGAGGTTTTACTAATGAAGAAAACATATGTGAAAATATAATATCAAAACGTGCGCTATCTGCATCCATATTATATTTACTCATTAAAGTTTCTTTTACTCTTATTACGTAGTCTTTTACTTCTTTATTCATCTTCTACAGGAATCCATTTTTTAACTTTGATTTCTTTAAGTTCTACTTCTGTACATTTAATCTCATCATCATACTCCCAAGGTCTTTCATCCTGGCATTCTGTTGCACCTTCTGAATATGTAGTCATGTAAAACTTTCCATTATCTTCAAATACAATTTCATGGATAATTGACCATCGAGTAGTGTCTACAATTCTATCAAAAATAGTATTGTACCAAGGTAAATCAAGTTCATTTACTAAATAATCTTTACTAAATACTTTTGTTCTTGTCATTATATTATTCTCCTTCTATAATTCCCCAACCTTTGCAAGTAGGACATTCACAATATTTTTTATTAATCTGAGTCATAAGTTCTGATAAGTATCTCTCTACTTTATTTTGTAAATCTTGATAATTTTCTCCGATAATAGATGGAGCTTTTACACAATCTTTTCCATAATCTATAGATGTTGAATTTTTAAAATCAATAATCGTTTCTGTTTTATGTGAAATCATACGATTAACCCACTTAGGTTTTCTTTTTCTTTTGCTAAATAGATTATTATTTGTATCAATTAAAATATTGTATGGATCAGCCAATGCAATTTTCTTTTTTACTTCAAAATGAAAATCATAATCAGATGTGATGTCGGCAACATTAGTATCAATATTTGCTTTAACATAATTTCTTATAATCTTTAACATTTCATCACAATCTAGTTTACAAGGTTTGTCTTGATATGCTTCTTCTGGATATTCGATCTGCGTGAGTAAATCTGTTTTTGCATTATATTCATTGGGAACAAACTCAAAATCTTCTCTTGCGTAAATTTCTTTAATTTCAAATTCAATTGGTTCATATTCTCCTGGAATAGTATCGTACTTATAATTATACAATCCAATTACTTCATCGTATTCTTCACTCTGTTTCATTTCTTGTGTAATAATCTGTGGCATGAGTTCTGTTGCTGTATATCCTGCTTTCAGTTCATACCTAATATTAATGCGTTTATCTTCTTGTTTTGCGGCTATAACTTTAGGAATACTATTAAGTTTAAACCATCTATCTTTATTGGTTTTCTCTGGTACTTCACCATCAAATAAGTATCTAGTTAAGTCTTTAACTCCAAAATAATCTTCATTTGCTATGTAAATATAGTTTTTACAGTTAATTACTTTAAGTTTTAATGGATTTTCTTTACTATACATATTTATTCTCCCATATCATGAAATTCTCTACCATTAAGAATATTAATCAGAGCATTTTTATCTCTTTCTAACGCAAGTGAATAGGAACATTTTGCAATAGAATCTGATTGAGATAATGGTTCTCTTTGTAATTCTTCGTCAATTTTCTTATCAAGAAATTCTACAAATCTCCATAAACGATCTTCGATAGAAGGAATTAATTTGCCATGAATGTTACCGTTTGTATCAAGCTGTACATCAGCAACGTTGCACTTATTGAAATCAGCTACTTCTTTCTTACTTAACCATTTAATCCATTTGTTGCATTTCTTACAATACAGTCCTGTCTGTGTGCCACTTTCTTTTATGTAAAATTCTTCACAACCACACTTATTACATTTTTCTGGAATGATAATTGTTCACCTCTTTTCTTCGTACTATATATAGTATTTATTTTAATTTAACACACTATATATAGTATTATTTTTGCCATGAAATTCTGCTTTCATTTTATTTCCATATTCCTGATTTTAATTTTTCTTGCGCTTCATCTTTATCCAAAATATAGATATCTCTTTCACAAGCGTTACATACACCATAAACATCTTTTCCATCATATTCATAATGATAAACATTTGATCCACAACCACATGGATTCTTCTCATGTGGAACATAGTAACTATGAATGGTTTTAGGTGCATCTTTATAATATTGTTTTGTTCTCATATGATATCCTCCATATCGTAATTCTCTCTTATGTAATCACATAAATCATTCATAACTGAAATAATATGTTCATCATCTTTTAATACAGGATGAATATTACACATACATGAGCCATTTGCCCCATATTTTTTGAATTTCTGCATATTAAATGTGATCCATAGGAGAGGTGTTTTTGTAAGATTCTTTGTTAGTAGTCGTGTTATGATTTTCATTTAGTCACCTACTTTAATATTTTTGAATCTAAACAATTCTTACATAATTCATAAATTATCCTGCCCATATATTCTCTTTTAATAAAATAAATGTGCATTTTATTACGATTTTGCCATGTCAATAAGGTTCTTAAAAAAGATGTTGGATTTAGTTTTGATTTATAATTTTCTGTAAAAATGTCTTCTATATTATCATTCTCTATCAGAAGATAATTTTTCTCTACATTAATCATGCGATTAAACTCTTTGAAGATCCTATCATCATCTTTCGATGCGTTTGCGATATTTCCAGCTAACTCACTTACAGAATTTTTTCTTTCAATACATAATTCATCACTAAAATATGTGTCTGTCAAAAAACCTAATTCTGGACATTTTTGTATCATAAAACTATAATCACCAGTTTTTAATGATTTACATTTATAATTAATATTATTTCTACAAAACCAATCAATAATCTCTTTATTATTTTTCTCCTGTGTATCAACAAGTATTGTGAAATAAGTCATCAAATTCTCATATTCTTTTTTCGTATAATACGTTTTCATCTCTTTTTCTCCACCAATATCCTAAATACTTCCAGTTATTTCTAACTGCCCTTGCCAAATTTTGTCTATCTTCTGTCTCAAATATTTTACATGCAGCACGAATGGAAGCAAAAACAGCAACTAAATATCCATCATCATCATACGCTTCAATTGCATATGCTTTTCCCATGTTTTCCAACCTAAGATTTTCTTTAGATGGAAGTATAGAAATCGTTTCCTTACTGTATATAAGACATTCACCATTACTCCTTTTATCTTTATCTATCTGCCAATCATTAGGGTTATCTAAAAATTTATCATAATTAGGAAGCTTTGATACAATATCTATATAATTTTTAAAATTTAATAACTCATCAGATACAGTTACTCCTTTTGCTCCGTAAAATTTATAATTATCAAATTTAGGATTATAGCATCTTCCTAACATGCTAGTCCATCTATTAAACAAAGGGTGTTTTGTTGCGTTTTTCATTCCAGGACTTGCTATACCATAATAACTCTTCTCATCATAATTTTTTATTTTCCCATTTTTAATTTGAGAAATTAATGCATTATATTCGCATCCTGTGTCAAATTTTATTGTTCTTCTTCGAATATCATCTGGATATCCAACAATTGTAAACCACTGATGCCTATTATTTTGAAATCTTTCCCCGATTAAATATATGTTTTTACTTCCTTTTTCCATGTTCCTCCTAACAAATTTGGTATTCAGTAACCCACCATTCTTGTTCATCTATCTTTTGCCATTGTCCATCAATCTTTTTCTTTTTGGGTTCTTTATGTTGATTTGTAACTTTTACAATATCTCCACGTTTAATAGGATTCTGTTTGAAAATTTTCTTACTAATTTTTACTGGAATTGTATTTCCATTGGCAAGAGCATAAAGTTTTACCTTTGGAGAATAATCAACATTTAAGTCTTCTACAAAACAATAACCAGCATATTTTTTATCGACTATATCCATATAACCCAAAACTTCGTATCTTGATAATAACTTCTCTTTTAAAGAAACTTTTCCGTCAAAATTCCCAGCTAATTCATCTATAATAGCCTTTGAATCAATTTTCATAAAAGTCTTCACTGTTTCTGAACTACAATGCTTTCTAAGAACATCAAAATCAATTCCGAATTCAAACGCTTTATCTTTTTTAAATTGTGATAGATATTTCTTATTCTTATAAAATTTCATGAAAACATCAAAATAGTTTAGAAGATATTTAATATCACCATAGTCTGAAAAATAATCAATATTAATAAGATCTTTTATTCTGCTATCGGCAATACCATTTGTTTTAAGACATACAAATAAATCAGATAAGTTAGAATAACTGCCTTTACCTAGCTCATATAATGTATTTGCAATTACTGTTGAGAAATTTTTAATAGACGATAGAGATGGATTTATACATCCATTATTCTTATCAATGGAAAATTTGCGGTTATCTAATCCAAATTTATATAATCCAACTCGTATTTTTGCATATTCAAACATTTCTTTTTTATATGCGGAAACTTTATCCTTATCACCTTTATCTGAATAATGTTGCATCATTACAGCATAAAATTCATATGGGTAATGAGCTTTACAATATGCTCCATATACAGAGTCAAAACCATAGCTCAAAGCATGAGATGCATTAAAGGAATATTTGGATGCTGCTTCAATGATCTCCCAAGTTTTTTCAAAACCATTTTCACTACCAACATTTTTAACCCATCCTTTAAGTAGTTTAGCTTTTAATTCTGCTAATTCTTTTTCCTTAAATTTCTTTTTACTTATTTTCTTGATAATAGCATATGTCTCTGTTTGTTCAATTCCAAGCCATCCAAGATAAGTCATAATAGATTCCTGGTACATCATATAGTGAAAAGAATCTTTTAAAAGGTTATCTAACTCTGTAACTCCTGTTGTATATGGTAGTCTATTTAAAAAATTATTAAGCTGTGTTTTAAATCCTGGTCTTAAAGCAGCAACTAAAGATGTTAATTCCATCATATTTTGTGGCTTATATTTTTTACAACATTGCACACCAAATGAAGATTCACACTGATTAATTCCAAGAGTATAACCACTAGAATATACGTCCCATGTTTTTTTATCGTTCTCTATAAGTTTTGTCATTTCTGGAACTGTAGGAGTTTTAACCCCCGCTTCTTTGAAAATATTATTGATTGTAAGCCAAATATCTACTTTTAGTAAATCATTCTTAACAAACTTATAGTTTTCTGCAACCATTCCATCAATAACAGTGGTTATTACTTCTTTTTTGGTCGCTTCGGATTTACACCTAATCAAACCCACTTCTCGCTTAATATCTCCATCATAAATCAAATATCCACATGGAGCTTGAGATTTTGAATTGATAATTCCTCTATATTTTTTGCTTTCATCTATATAACTTTTATATTTTTTATCTACAAAAGTATACAAATCAATAGAATCTTTCATATCATCTTCTGCATTCTTCAAAGCTTTTTCATATTCTTTAATCTGACTTGTAATTTCATTAGAAATTTCAAAATCTAATCCTTGAGATTTTGCATATAACTTGAATGCTGATGATACCTGTAACGGTTTATATGATATCATTGGATATGCATGACCTTCACCCATTACTTTAATTTGTGCATCCGCAAAAATCTCAGGAGTACCTAAATTCAAGTCTAAGTCTGGTAAACTCTTTGTTTTTAAAATTCTCGTTTTTGAAATAAATCTATCTGGATATAATTTTACAGGTGAAATAAATCTATCAATGTTACTGAAACCTAATAATGAATTAACATAATAGGATACTCCACTTCCTCTTCCTGTTTTTGTAATGATTCCCCCATTCTCAACGCCAGTTTTAACAAGCTCATAATCTATGAGGAAATAATCAGACATTTTTGTATCAATAATCGCATTTAATTCATATTTAATGCCGTTTTCATATTCTTTATATCTTTCAGGAGATACAGTATTTTTAATTTCATTCCATTTTGAATATACTAAATTATGTAATGTTGTATCTCTCCATTCTTGTGATTTATCCCCTACCCATTCACCGTTAAAAAGATAGTTTTTAGGAAGCTTTATGTTTTTATTTAAGACAATATCATCAAAATCTAAAAGTATATCTGTATTTTTAATACACTCATCAATTTGTTCATCGGTTAAAATACCTTGTTCTTTTAATCTTCTACGAGATTCTTGCTCATCAGGGTAATCCATATACCATCCTTGTTCATCCTCATCGTATGTGATACCTCTTGCTTCTAAATAATTATCTCTTTCCTTATATTGATCTGGATATATATAATGGCTATCACAACCAAGAATTAATTTGATTCCAAATTTATCATGCAAATCAATTATTCTTTTATTTATTTTCTTTTGAATATCAGTATTATGATACTGAATCTCCAAAAAGAAGTTATCTTTAAAATGCCTATATAATTTTTCTGTAATCTCCTCAATGTCATTGTAAACCCAATATTTCAAACAAGCAGTTGTTACCATGATATTTTCAGGTTTTACATTTAATAAAAGATTGATGTCAATTCTTGGTTGTCCATAAAACCCATCTATACTTGCAACAGAAAGAATTTCATTAATATCTCTACGTCCCTCTTCGTTTTTAGCTAATAAAATTATATGGCAATTAGTTCTGTCTTTGACAAATTCATTCGGAATTTCTTTGCCTGTTTTCTTATCTATTTTGGAATATTCAGCTAATCTATCTTTTACCCAATATGCTTCTGCACCAAACACAAATTTAAGTTTTTTCTTTTCAAACTGTTCTTGGGTTAATAATCCAGATTCTACATCTTTCAAAAGCTTATCATTATGCTTTTGAACCAATTCGTATGGAACATAATAATTTCCTTGATAACCATGTTCTACGCTTGATATTACATTTTGTCCTAATTCTACTGCTCTTTGTATATATTCCTCATATGATGCAGCACAATCAGTAACTAAAACATTACTATAAGATGTGTGTTTATGATAATTTTGCATAATATCTCCTACTCATACGTGTCCGTTTCTGGGTTATATTGTCTATTATCTTCTTGTTGTTTTTTACCAGTAGGCTTTGGCTTATATTCGCAAGCATGATTACGTTGACCACACAAATAATGGCAATAATAATAATCTGGATTTGGATTCCATTCACTTTCTTTTTCAATGAGACTAAGTGTATCTTTCGCCCATTGAATAGCTTCGTCATATTCTTCCTTAACCCAAGGAATCTCTATCCATTTTTGATCTTTGAACATATTCCATTTCAGTTTTGATACTGAACCATATTTTTTTATCACTGGGATTGAATATAAATAGAGTTGTCGTTTAAATTCTAAGAAATGTTGTTGATCAGATTTGCTAATCTTACCGTTTTTTAAAATTTTTAAACTTGCCGATTTATGATCTATAATAATAATCTCATTTGTTTTTTTATCTTTAACAAGTAAATCTATATACCCTATAAAATCCTTGCCATTAATAGTAAATTCAACTTTTTCTTCAACACCAAGAATCTCATAATTCTCCAAATCTAAATCAATATTATCGAAATAATCAATACCTTTATCATAATAAGACTGTCTAATGTCTACAAATTTATTTGGTGGAGCATTATGAGGAACGTCTTGATTAAAATGTTCCTCATAATATTCATTTAATTCAAATAATGAAAGTTCCCCTTTTTCATACTTTTCAAGAATTTTATGAACAAGTGACCCGTATTCACCAAAAAATCCATTTTCAGATTTATTACATTCGAGATAATGTAATTTCCATTCATACGGGCAATTATAATATGAGTTTAATCTTGAAAATGACCATTGCATTGTTCCAAGCAAAAAATTCAGTTCTTCATCCATCATAATAATCAGCCTCCTTATTGGTCTGGAAATGTATTATCTACAGACCTATCTATATATGGTAATTTATCTGTATATATGTCACTATCCCAAGCAAATTGAGCATCATATTCTTCATAGTCCGTATAAAACCTTCGAGAAGTTAAGTCATACCATAAACCCATTTGGAAATCTGCTTTTCCTAATAATCTATCTTTGATCACTGTAAGCACTACATCAAAGTTATGCCATTTTGATTTTGCATCAGCTTTTTCTTTTTTGGAAACTCGTCTTAGACCTATGGATCTCATAGCAAGATTAATAATATTAGAAGTTCCAGATATGTCATACATTTCAATGTCAGAATTGGTATCTTGTGTTTTTCTTGGGTGAGCAATCAAAACTACTGCTACATTAAATTTTGCAGCAAACTTAATCAAAGAATTAATCAAATTTGTTTGAGCCGTATTTTTATCACTCTCTGCACAATTTAGGTCAATCATCATAAGGTTATCAAGCACAATCAATTTACATCCAAACTTTCTTACACATTCTTCTGCGGATTTCAAAACTGAATCAACATCATTAGGTTCATCATCTCTATAGATAAACAATTTTTTGTTGTAATACGTTTGCATCTTTTTTTGAATAGATTGAGGTACTATGTAATATTTTCGATTGTCTCTACTTGTTTTTTCAACCATATTTCTTCTACCTGCTATAATTGTATTGAACCAATTAGCAGACATTCTTTCAGGCATTTCTTTTGAAAACAAAAATACAGGGTTGCCATCATCTATTGTTCTTGCAATTGTCTGATCTATAATTGAAGTTTTTCCACTACCAGGTCTTCCAGATAGAACAGTTAATGTTCCATAGAAGATTTTCAACAATTCTTCATCCAATGGTTTGATACCTGTCTTAACTCCATCCATTTGAGAAATATCAAGTTCCTCAATTTCAGAATAATCAACAACACTTTTTACTGGAACATCTTTTGCATCCGAAATGAGATTCATCACAAAATTTTTGCCACCTATTTGTAAGCAATCATTAATATCTTTTATTGGAACTTTTTTACCATTCTCTTTTTCAAAATATTCTGGTGCTGTTATATATTTTGTTCTCCATGTTCCTAAACGGTAAATACACTCTTTTCTCATTTTAATGCCTGCTTCATCATTATCAGACCAGATAATAATTGAATCAAAATTGTTTAACCAATCCCAGTTCTCCTCAATCCAATGAAGGTTTCCTGCCCCAAGAGGAACACTTACAGTATTAATATATCCTGCCTCAATAGCACTTGCACAATCTGTCTCCCCTTCTGTAATTAATAATGGTTTTGATGTATTGACTCTATTCATATTAAATAATAAAGCCGATGTATCAGAGTCTTTTTGACACCATGTTTTCGGTTGCCCTGAATGTTTTTCTATTGTTCTTGCAGGTCTATATTTGACCATTGTTAGAACATCATTTGTGTCATAGAAATTAAATACTCCATTTCCATGTAAATCTTCTCTAATGTCCAGATAATCAATTACATTCTTTGAAATTCCTCGTTTGCCCCAATATTCAAGGACATTCGTCTTTTTATTTAACGGTTCTTCGTGTGGATATCTATAGTTTCTTCTAGTTTTTACATCTTTTTCGCCAAAGCTATATTCGACATTTGCTTTATCAAATAAATATTTTGCCGCTTCTAAAAATGTATTTCCTTTTTCCATTAAAACATCAATGATATCAACTGTTTTATTACACCCGAAACAATGAAAAGTATAATTCTTTTTATTGTAAATAAAGCTTGCAGTATCTTCATTATGATATGGACAACATGCCTTTAAATTTTTTTCATCAAAATTATCCAGTTCAAGCAATTCTGCTATTAAAAAAGCGTTTTTGTCACCTAGCTTTTCTTTCGCTTTTTCAATGTCTTTTTTATCAATTAGCATCTACTCACCACCTATACTTTAAATTCTTGCTCATAAAATAACTTTCTGATGCCATACAAAACTTGCACTGGCTTTTGAGAATAATACAATTTTGACGACTCAATATTTTTTCTAATGTATTCTATAGGGACTCTATTTTTAAAAACCATTGTGTTTATTGCTCTATAAGCAATAGGATATTTTGTCTTATCTTCTATATAGTTCATGTATGTATTGACACAATCAGCAATTTCTTGTTTCATACCTGCACAATCCCAATGATAATGTTTTCTATTAATAACCACGGATTCAGAGTCTTTAACTCTGTCCCCGTGGTGTAAACAATATTTATATGCGCAGATATATTCTTTTTCTTTTTTACCTGCCATATCTACCTCTTTTAGTTAAATGGAAGTTCTTCCTCAATACCATCTGGAATACTCATGAATTTATCACTTCCAGGAGCAGGTGTTTTATTAACATTACTTGTAGAGTTTTCAGAAGAATTTTTGCTTTCTGCAAATTCTACCTGTTCTACAATAACATCAGTTGTATAAACTTTAATTCCATCTTTATTTGTATAACTTCCAGTTTGAATACGCCCTTCTACAACAAACTTCGTACCCTGATGTCCATATTTTTCAATAAATTCTGCGGTTTTTCCAAAAGCCACACAACTAATGAAATCGGCAGTCTGTTCATCACCCTGTCTTTTGAATCTTCGATCTACAGCCAGAGTAAATCTCGCAACTGCGGATGAATTTTCTCCCTGTGTGTATCTTACTTCTGCATCTCTTGTCATTCTTCCCATTAACATTACCTTATTCATTATATTTTCCTCCTATAATTACGCCTGTACTGGTTTGATTACTTTTACTTTTGCTAAACATTCTTTTGCTGCTTCTAAATCTTTAATTGCATTTGGATTGCCACTTGGAACATATTCTTTCAGAACATTCATTAATTCTACATTTTTTGTACCGCCAAGTTTCGTGCAAAAAGAGATAATTTCTTTTTTGATGGAAATAATATCATCTTCTACGTTTTGAGCTGTAGATGCTGTAAATTTAGGTCTTGTTGGTTCAATATCCGATGTATTAGCCCACTTGATAATTTTCTGTCCGTGAGATTCTGTAAGTAATGTTGCATTATCATTCTCAAAAATATGAGTATTATCTTTCTGAGGTTCAGCCATATGAGTTTTTTGATCTACTGTAAATGTACAAGTAAATTCATATTCAAACCCATCTCTCTGTTTTGCTCCTACTCCAAGTTTTTTTACACTTGTTTTACCTCTATCATCTTTTTCAATTTCATACTGATCTTTTCCTCTCATAGTTGCGATTAAATGGATTGGGCTTGTAGCAAGCTTATTGATAAATGCATCATGTCTTGGGGTTACTTTCGCCCATGCCTGATATGTCCCACCAGCTTTTTGCTGTAATTCAAGACAACCACCTTTACCATCCCATTCAGGTGATGTACTGTCCATAATTAAGATGTCATATTTTTCTTCGACTGCAAAATCAATTACATCAGAAAACTGTTCTGGGTTAAAAGGTTCTACAAGATCAACAATGTCATAATCAAATTCATTTGCATAGTATCTACCTCTTGCACCCTCTGTATTAGCAAGTAAAATTCTGCAAGGTCTTCCAGTGATTTTTTCCAATTCTTCACGCATTCCAGTAGCTAATCTTAATGCAGAATATGTTTTGCCACCGCCTGACGGAGCCATAAGTGCCACCTTTGTATAAATTTTTTCTCTGACTGCTTTTTGTACTTTAAAAGCCATAATCTTAAATCCTCCTGTGATTTTTATTTTTTGTTTTTGACATGTAATAACATTTATGTGAACACACTCATATTTGAGTGTAGCAACATGGAATTAAATCTATAAGATAAATTCTATGTCAACAGTGGTTTATGGGTATAAAATCCCAAGGGTATGCTGCTAACCACCCATATTTTATTTCTCTATTTAGTTTCAATTTATTTGGAAAATTCGATTCGATTGAATCTGTAAGATTTATTTTTCTTTATTTTTAACTGGTAAAATTGAAATAATATATCGTCCTGGAAGTATTAACAACTCACCATCTTCTGTTTGAAAATGAAACTGTTCAAATAATCCCATAATATGTATTAGCTTTACATTTTTATATCTTCTATAAAACATTATGTCTTTTGTCGAATTAATAAAATTATGATTAAACATAATATCATCTCGACATCCAGTGCATTCTACATTATAATTTTTGTCAATCATTTGACAAATCATTTCATTCCATTTTTTATAGTTATCATTCATACTTTATACTCTCTAACAAATTATTCTTTTATAACTCTACATTTTCCATAACTGCTCTAGCTTCGAGAACAGCAATATAATCTGTCATAGCCTTAATCTGCATATTATATGTACTTCTTGGACATGTAGGTTTAAAGTTTAATTCTCCTTTATCCCATTTCTCTAACATATTTTTAAGACCTGTATATCTAATTACAAGCTGTTCATATTCTGCAATAAATCTTTCTTTGTAATCTGCGCTATTCATCATTTCCACTGTTTCTTTTAATGTCTTCATAAATATCGTTCTCCTTTTCTCCGATGAAATTTGGATTTCCTGTTATCTATCTCTTTCAGATAATGTAATTGTATCAATGTTGACTCCAAGCAATCTCTGTAATACCATTGGTGCTTCATCAATTAAAACTTTTTTACTTGTGAGTAATGATCCATTTTGAAATAATTCTTGCACTGTCATTGGTTCAGGAATAGATACCCCAATTCTTTTTGCAATATCTTTAACGACACCTACTCCTGTATAATCTGCGCATACAATTGGATATTGTGTAACATGACTTCTATGTACTAAATATGTTGTCTTACCTTTTCCTCTTTCTAAATTACAAATTTCCATATTTAATTTCCTCCATTTATATATTTTTCATTATCTTTATTCACAATTTAATTCTTGTCTACCGTACAAATCAAAACCAGTACATATTTCATTTAATTCAGATGTATGTTCTGAAAGATAATCCATAATATTTTTTATGATATCTATATCACCAATACCAATTATGCTTGTTAATTTTTCTTTTGGTATGTAGATTTCATATTCGTTACTATCGAATTTAATTGGAATCTTGCCATCGTAGTCTTTACAAGATAAATTTACTATTACATTTGACGGTGATATATTAATTTCCACATCATGCAAATTATCATCCTTTAGGATTTTTGTAATATCTTCTACTACGTTAATCATTTATTCTCCTTTTCATCATCCTTATTCACAATTTTGTCAATCTGATCTGTAATGTAATCAACTACATCTTTGCCAGTTTTGCCAACCGCTTGAATATTGTCCGATGTAATTTCATTTGCTACCATCATTGTATAAACGGTTTCAGTAGTTGGGGTAAGAACTGTTAGAATCATAGAAATAATCCCAATTGAAATAAATAGTTTAAATCCATTCTTTGTTAAATCATCAAATCCTATAAAACATATCGCAAATGCAACTATTGTAACAATTAGAAATAAAGTTCCCACTGTATCTGCTCTACTAGCAAAATAAATCAACCAAGGACTAATAATCGGTTTCATAATTTTCATCTCCTATCTATATATTCTCCATTTGAAACGAAAGTTTCATTTATAAATTCTCTAACTTTTTTAACTCTTTTTGAGCATTTTCGATAGTTTCTTTAAGATTTCTAATCTTACATTCTCTTTCTGCTAGAAGTTTCTTTTCATTTTCTTCTTTATCATCTGCATAAAACTTATCTTCAAAGTCCCAATAATTATGTTCATCTCCCCTCCATGTGCGGTTCGATACAAGAAAACTTTTTCTTACTTCAATAGTTGGAGCTTCCCAATCACATCCATGTCCACAACATCCTTTATCTTCTCTATAATCTGGATCACCAGGTTTACATTCACAATATCCCAAATAGCGTTCATCATATCCGAATGTAATTTCATATCTAAAATTTGCTTCTATGTATCTACATCCATCACTATCCTTAATTGCATTGTAAATAATCACATTTGCTTTACAGATATAATAATCATAATTTTCAATTGTGATATTATAATTATTGCAATTTCTTAAATCAGAACTAAACTCATCATATTGTCTATGATTATTTTCTAAATCTTGGCATAAACAAGAAATCAAAAATGGAATATCTAACTTTCCCCCATTTGGTTCTCTACATTCATTCTCGTATTTTAATGCTTCAATTAATTGTTCTATAAAATATTGAAATACAGTATTATTGCTATAATTCATATGTATTTATTCTCCTTTCAATATCCTCGTATCTCAAATAATTCTTCTTCGTATGATATACATTCATATCTTTTACAATTATCTACTGTACATTGAAATTCTCTACACCAAGGACTTCCATCTCCCATATGATCGTATGGACAATGATAATCTTTTCTGCAATATTCACAGTTTGTATATTTCTCACATGCCATTTATTCAATCTCCTTTACAATTTCTCTTCTTTAAATTTCTCCAACATGTCTTCATAGAAAAAAATTTGATCTTGAATGTGATCTTCAATCATATCAATAAACTGTTCCATCGCTTCATCGGGACTTTCAGAAGGAACGTATATAGAATCATATTCTACTTCCATCAACTTTGAAATATAGTAGAAATCATCTTTTTTGTCATTGTTTTGTTGCCATTCCAGGATTACTTCATCATCATAGAACTGAGTAAAATGTAATTTACCAACTAAAGCATTGGGAAATTCTTCTACCTCCCAATACCAATTTTCGTGTTCTTTACCCACTCAACTACTCCTTTCTCCTTAATCATTCGCTTCTTTTACAAGCTCGCCCACATTGTTTTTCAAATATTGACTGACTTTAATATAACCATCTGTATTATTCTTCTCTGCAAATCCTCTGAATTTTACTCTAGCAGGATAAGCATTTGAAACTGATCCGTCTTCTTCAATAACTACACAAATCGCCCATCCGAATGTATGTAAAATCATATTGATCCACCAAAGCAATCCGTTATTCCTAAATTCTTCCCATGATTTCTTTTCTACCATTTGAATTTTCTCATACTTATCACATGTACTATTCAGACTACAATAACATCTATCATGCTTATGTACACACGTTTCACAAATCTGTGCTGTCATACTATTTATTCTCCTAACATTTTCTTCACATCGAGTACGTCAATTTTCTGGTAATGATATTCAAAAGGTGATTCGATATAATTCTTATTTAGCTTATCGTTTACATCATTTACACAAAATACTGTGCATCTATCACCATGATTGCTACCATTGAAATGAATTTCTGCATTATCGCAAGTTTCTTCACCAGTTTCAAACCAATCTTTACGACACTCAAAACACTTCATAGATAATTTATATTTCTCATTCATTTTATCGACAAAATATCTTGCTGATTCTTCATCATATGTAATTCCATCTATTACTTCTCCATAGGAATGAGTAATTAGATAAACACTATCTTTTTCATTTTTAATCATACACATTCTCCCATAATCGCTTTCGCTAATTTATCCCAATCAGATTCATAATCTTCTTTTGATAATTCTGTCAATACTTCATCCATTAGTAAATGTAATATACCGGATTCTCTCGCAGCTTCGATTGCTGTTTTGCCTTTAGTGATTAATTCTACAAATCTTGCAATTTTAACATTTTTAATAACTTATCGCCATCCTTTACAAATTCAAATTCTCCATTTGTATATGAATGTAACCTCCACCCTTTTACAGTTTCAAACTTATGAACATAATTTGGATGTCCATGTTTCTTTAGCATCTTTTTATTAATTCTCTTCTTTTTGTGCCATCTACAAGGAATCACCATAAAGACTTTTATATCGTATGCATCTGGTACTCTTGCTTCATCAATAGCTACAAGATCATGGAACATTTTTACATCACACTCTTTCTGTAAATCAAGTGTACATGGTGAACCATATAACTTTTCACACTCTTTTATGTACTCATTATAATGTTCATTTTTATATTTTGTATTGTATTGATATTTTTCTATCATATACTTCTCCATGAAATTCAGAATTTATTTATTATTATCTTTTTAGTTCTCCTTATGATATTCTTTATCTAGCCAATGAATACAGTTATCAATCGCAGCATCATAATTTTCAAAAATGTATCCACTTGGACTATACCAATAAGCAATTTCCCAAACATAAATCTTTTTTACTAAATATGGTGCAATTTCCTCAAGTGACATTGCTCTAAGTCTATCTATATTTCTCATAATCCACCTCACATATTAGTTTCTATACCATGCCATTTTTTGTGTTTCATCCAGTTTCGCCATTCGACATTCCCAAAATGGATTCTTACTTCTATATTCTCTATATCATCCTGCGATAATATCCAATCACGATACTGTTTTACTTCACCATCAGTTAAATCATAAATGTTTTTATAATAACCTAGAACTTTATCAATCTACTCAACAGACCAATCATAATCAGATAAGGCAGCTTGACGCTTATATTCCGCAATATGTTCATCTACTTCTTTTTGTGCTTCATCGTATGTGCGATATACTTTTGAACAGGTTACAGTAGTATGATTAGGTGTCCTATTGATTCCCCAATCTTGCGGATACCCTTTATGTATTCTCCAACCATCAGTAGTAATCTCTGATTCAATTTCTCCATGAAAGATTTTCGCACGTTTCACTAAAAATCCTTTATCATATGCTTCTTTTAATGTTTCTGGTTTGTTAATGTCCAATTTAAAATTAATCTCTTCATCTGTTAATGGATCTTGTTTAATCTCAAATAGCTTTGTATCATAACTCCAATTCTTAGGAAGCTTGTGAAATCTCTGCTCAGTGTCAAATTCGTCAATCGGAACACATTTTATATAATCAGAATAGATTCTTCTACGTTCTCTTGGTGCAAGATAATCAATATAGACATCGAATTTATATTGTTCATCTACCATTCCATAATGAACTGAATATTCATGTCCACGCTGATGACACCAAAATACAATTTCACCACTTTCAAATCTCTTATCCTTTGGTGGTGTATTTGCCATAATTATTCCCCCTTTCATAATTATTTGAATGTGTAAGTAGGGAATTGAACCCTACCACTCTATATTTCTACATATAGAATCACACCATGTCTACACTATTTATTTCTCTGTTGCATCCACTACGGTTGTACCTGCACCTTGTACAGTAACCCAACCATTTTTATAATGTGCTTCTGCTTCTTTCATTCTAATAAGTTCATCCGTAATAGAAGAACTTAGTTCTTTATTTGCCTTTGCTTGTGCTTCCGCTGCGATTCTAGTCTTTTCAGCATCGGCTTCTGCTTTAATTTTTGTTTTCTCTGCATCTGCTTGCGCTTTTGTAATCTCAATATTTGCATCCGCTTCGGCTTGTAATTGTTCGGTCTGTTTCTGTACTTTTACTTTCTCCTGTTCAGCTTGAGCCTGTTGCTTTTCCTGTAATGTGGTAACACGATTATCAATTGCCTTTTTTAATTTTTTATCAGGATGAACATCAATAATAGACGCATCAAGGACTTCAATACCATATTTCTTAGAAAATTCTTTATTTAGATACTCAGTAAGAACTTCATTGAGTTGCGCACGATTACCAGAATAAATATCCATCATAGAATAATCTGTTGTAACCTCAGAAATTTTAGATTTAAGAACGGTTTTTACACGATTCTCTACAATATCTTCTCCGTCCATACCTTTAAATTTCTTATATGTATCAATTACTTGATCTTCAATATATCGGTATGTCATTTGGAAACTAATTGGAATACTAGCATCGTCAGAAGTCGCAACTTTAAATGAATCATCATCTTTACTACCATCTCGCTTATCTTTTGACAATACAAGAATTTCGTTACTTGTTGAAAATTCCTTAACTTTGTTCATTGGTGGAATAAAATGTGCGCCTGGTTTAAGAAGTTCATCTTTTACGCCATCCTTGTAGTTGTATGTGATCCCGACTTTACCAGTTGGAATTAAATCTACATGTGTTACTGTAAATCCTCCACCAATGATTGCTACCGCTACTACTAAACCTACTACTAAATTTTTCATATTATTTATCACCTTTCTTCATTTGATTTTTAATCTCTTTATAAACTTCTTTTTCAATATCAAAACTTTCATCTTGACGATTGATGTGCATTTCAATCTTATGAATTACTAACCAACCAATTGAAAATATGATAAGTGCGCCAATTGCAAATCCAATAGCACTTAACAAAAATATAACCCACATATATTTATCACCACCTTTCTAACATGTATATCACTTATTCATTGTCAAAATCTTCTCAAAAATATTATGAGTTGCTACAAATTTCGATGCTAATACATCTGGTGATTCTATTGATTCCATTCTCTTTAATGTATTCTTCATTCTATACGCAAGTTCTTTCATGTTATCTAACAAGCGTTCCATTTCAGTAATATCTTTTGTGGCTAATGCTCCAATAAAAGCATCTTGTAATAGCATCATATCTTCATTTAATACATTAAATTCATCATTTGTAAGTAGCTCACAATTATCTAATTTTTTCGCAAGAATTTTAAAATCTTCATTTATACTCATAATGTTCTCACTTTCTCTATGAAATCAGAGTTTCAATTAGTCCCATAATCCATCAATTTTTACTGTCCTATGGTTGATCCATCTATATCTGATTTCACTACCATATCCACACGATTCATCACAATTATCATTTGTACATATTGGTAAAAGTTCTGTTACTTCTGGTTCATCCATATATGAAAATTCATAACATAATGAACCTATCTCTAATTTAGAACCACATCTAGGACATTTACCTTTAATTTTAATTTTTTTACTCATACACAATCTTCTTTATCAAACTGAATTTCACCTGATTCATAATCTTTTGACACTACGACATAGTATTCTTTTTCCTCATCGAATTTGTACATATGTATCATGCTGTTACCAGAACCCATAAAATAAGAATATGCTTCTTGGTTTCCTCTAAAATATTCAATTCCTTGCTGAATCCATTTATTAATTTCTTCATCTGAAATTTCAATAGCTCTAAAATCTTTACTTGATACAGTAAAATGTGTAGGATATTTTACGTTTGACGCACAAATATCAATAGCATCATCGTCAAATTCTTCAACGTCCATCTCATAATTGCAACATGGACAGGTTACATGTGGTAATCCTAGATACCCTGTATGTGTATCTTCTCTTGATACCTCAAGAACAGATCCACAATTTTCACATTTCAAGTTTACTTTCTCTATTCTTGGTTCAGGTCTAATCGTTTTTGGTAATTGATGTGGATTTCTTGGTTGATTTTTATAATTATTTTGAATTACTTTCATTCTCTATTTTCTCCTATATAAATCCATTCTAATTTCTTGCGAATATCTATATTATCAATTGGAAAATAAATTACACATGGGTATTTATCTGGTATATTACTAAATTCTCCACCACGTTCATAATATTCTTTTACTGTTTCTAAAACTTTTCCTGTGCTGTCGTTTACATTTAGAGTAAATCCAAAATATTTTTCGCAATCTTCTGGACACTTAAAACGATTTTTTACCATTTCTATAAACTTCACCATATCATAAATATTATGAATAGCATTAAAACATTCAATTGGATCATATGCATCACAATTTGCAACATAATGTGTGGGAACTTTAATAGATGAGTTTTCAAGAGTTGTTCTTAGAAGACAGTAATTAAATGGATGATTTAATTCACAATATTTACATTTATAACAATAGCAGTCATGTTCAAATTCATTATGATTATGTACACCTGTGTCTACAAACTTGACACAACTATCATTATAACCAGGAATACAACGATGAGCTAATCTAAATGAACCATCATCATTTCTGACTATATCTTTATATTTGTTAAGCAGGAATTTTATATTCTGCTTTTCAGTTGATGTTGGATATATCATATATCAATAATTCTCCCAATGTATAATTATATACTCTTTATAACATGGATAATATGTACTTGTTCCTGTTTGTTCTTTACACCATTTATCCAGTAATTTCTGTAATCCATCTGCGTCACACTGTTCTGATGCGTCTTCGTGCAAATCACTACAAGCATATTCAATCAAATTATTTGCATCCATGTGTATACTTTTTTCTGTTGTAATCCATAATCGAGAAGGTCTTACATCAAAATCATCTTTACGCCAAGTATAAGCTTCAAAGAAATCATCAACAGTATCATAAAATTCACCGTTTTCTTCACAATAAAGCATTGTAGTTACTTCTGATTCTTTTACTTCTACTGCATTTTTAATTATTTTCTTCCATTCTTTTAACTTCTTTTCTCTATCTGCTTGCCTTTGTCCATCACATTCACAATGTAAATATGATTGTCGTTTGTATGGCTTACCACAATAAGGGCATAACCGTTGTACCCCATTGTAACAACTTTGGCAAAATGATAACGACTGATGTTTGTATGGAAACATATATTTTCTGCCTAACTCAGATGTATCTCCCTTGATCCCATATATGTTGTCATTTACCTTTAATCCCAATCCATTGCATTCAGGGCAAATACACTCATCTTCTGTGAGATTCTTAACCAGATATGGTGGAAGAATTTTAGAAACTACTTGATATGTATTTACTTTTTCTTTTCTAATCATATAACCCCTTTTTTGATGATACATAAATAGACGGATTTTTAATCTCTCTAGTTTCACTAGGTATTTTAATAAATGACTCTAAAATCTCATTTATTTCTTCTTCATGTTCAATGCACCAATTGTCAAATGAATCATCTACAAATTTTAATTCTGATCGTTTACCTCTCATACATCCTCCGTTATTCAATAAAAACATTGTTTAAACTTAATTGAATAATCTAGTAATTCATTTAATCCATGAAAATGCATATAACTTTCAACACCTTTCACACAATTTCTTCCAAACATTTCAGGATTTTTTAAAATTGAATGATATACTAACTCTTCAAAAGTCTTATATTGATGATTCGGTATTAATATAAACGCTCTTGTTTCTGGTGGAATACAAGTTTGTACAGCTTCTATTTGTGGTGAAGTAAATCTTACACTTTTATTTGGTGACTGAAATATTTCATCTGTATTAAAATTATATGTTGTCATATAATTTCTATTAAAGCACAACAATACTTCAACTGCTTGCATCATAATTTATTTCTCCGTTTCTGATAAAAGTTTCTCACAACGTTTGATATGATATATTAGTTTTCTATTTGTTCCGTTATCCATATGACCATAATGAAAACATCTATTATATCCAAGAATATCTTCTGCTAATTCCTTTGAATATTCTACAAATTGCTTTGTAACTTTAACATTATTCATTCATTTATCACCTCATATGTGTCTTTTAAGGCATATTTTGGTCAAAAATACACCTCAAAAGACGTAATTTTTACGATGAAAGGGAACTTTCATCTGTTCTAAATTTCTCCCTTTGCTCCACAATTATCAGCAATAGTCCAATCATCACATGCCATATTTTCGATAGTATATGTAATATCTTCTGAATCCCTGATATTAATAACTCTCCCGTCATGACAATGCATCATAACTTCATTGCCATCCAGCTCCCACCAACCTGTCCAATGTTTTCTCTTGATCTTATGTCATCTTTTAAGTGAAAATAATGCACTTGCGAAATTCATAGTTTACCTCCCAATTTTTGCTAAAAACTTTATCCATAATTTCTGATACCAATACAAGTGTAAATCATGTCCCATCAATTCAAGAAATTCTTCTGGGTGCTTCTGATAATATAAAATCTGTTTCTTCATTACTTCTTCTGAATTTTCTGGTGTTGTAGTTTCCCATTCTCCAAATTTAATTCTCATAGAATTACTACGTTTATCTTTTGATTCTATATTCTCTAAATTACTTCCGTTTTTGAATTTAATTTCTATCGTAAATCACCTCTAAATCTTTTCTAAACATACGGCGTAATCAACTTTTTGTGAAATTCCATTGAACGCTAATTTATCATTTACTTTATTAATATACCAAGCATAAGGGCTAATACCTTCGTTCATTTTTTCTGCTAATTTATCTGCTTTTTCCTGGTGCTCATATGCTATATTTCCATATTTAAGTTTCTCTGAATCCCATCTAGCATTTCCTATCATATTTTTAAACATTAAATATGATTCAAACTCTTTAATATATTCTCTAACTACTGAAATCATTTTAGAAATATTTTCTTCTAATACTGAATCACCAATAAATTCTATTGGATACATGACAATAATACTGCTATATGGTATTTCCTTGTTCACAACTTCTCTTATACAAAAGTTATTTTCATCTAAAACTGTTATTTTTATCACATCCTTCCACTAACTTAAATTCTTCTTTAAATTCTTCGTCTGTATAATGTCCCCACGTTGCTTCGTCCCAATCGAAAACATACCAATCATTGTAAAAATAATATTTCTCCACTTTAAAATGTTTAACAAGACAATATTTATCATTATCATCTTGGATAAAGACATATTTACTATCAAGATAAGGTTCAACTATTCTTAAAAATTCTTTTAAATTTTCCTTTGTTAATTTTATGCATTCATATTGTTTCTTACTTACACATTTCATTGTTATTCCTTTCTTTCTCTTTCATCTGTTTACAAAAATCTCTGTATCTTCTTGTATACTCATAAGATTCTCCAAATATATTATTCACCGCTTTGAATAATTTCGGTTCATATTTCTGTATTACTTCTAATTCATATTCAAAATCTCTACCAAAGGGGCAACCAGCGCATCCAGTACGTTTTAATCCATATTCAGTGTAACACCCACTATGCTCAACAAAATAAACTCTTTCATAATCAATCTTATCGGAATCTCTATACCAGAATAAAGGTCTATAATTATCACATCCTGTATCTGTTTCATCAAAGCATGATTTATACGCAGTTGCTCTTGAACCACCTTCTGCTTTTCTTACACCATATATGTCAAGATCATAATCAGACTCCGAAATACATTTGTGCATAACATCTTTCTTAGCATATTTACAACACTTATTTGATATTTTAAACGTTGGTGGATTTGCAACCATAAATTCTTTCAAATATTTATTACGAGAAATATTGAAACTACTTCCATTACCTTTTACATTGCACCACCATTTTAAAGCAGACTTGCATTTTGGGTATTTTTTCATCAAAGTATCAAAATCTTCATCTTCCCATTTAAAATTGTGTGCTTGCAATCGTTGGATAAATTCGCTGACTTGCTTAGAAATGAATGGTTGTCCATATGTTTTGCAGGACGAAGGAATTGGTTTAATTGCTTTATATGGATGAATCTCTATGTTATATTTCTCTTTCAGATATTTCAAATGATCTTTTGTAGCTTGATATTCAAGACCTGTATCAAACCACACATATGTAACTTTATTATCTTTATCGCATCTCCATACAATGTCTAACATTACATCACTATCAGAACCACCTGAGATACTACATAGAATATTTTTGTACTTACTACTATTAATCTTTGACCACGCCCTAACCAGATTATCTCCAATTGTTTGATTTTTAGGGCAACTTTCTAATAATTCTTCTATACTATTGGCTTTACTCAGCAATATGTACTTTCCTCACACGAAATTTATTTCGTTTCGTATGAGGTAAAGCCATACTTAGTGAGTGCCTTTTTACGTCACTATCACATTACTTTTTCGATTTATATAGACCAACGATCCGACATATAAATCATTGTGACAACCTTTATTAAATAAAGGTATTAAATACACATTGCCGTATTCTAGCCAATTGGCAGCACAGCTTCACAAATCTTCTCTATGCTATTGATTTTACAATCAATCATTTGATGTTCAGGGTGATTGTTATTATAATCTCTTGTAAACATATCAGCCCAGAAATCCATGTATTCATCATCTGCTTCTGAATCCATTACTGCATATCTTATAACATTTTTATAATTACCTTTATCTGTCATGTAGCTTAAATCAATCTGGTACACAGGTAATGTGATTTTCGTTTTAAGAAAATTCAATGGATGAACCGAAGATAGTTTATCTTTTAGTTCTTTATCATATATTTCAAATGTATCAATTCCTGTCATTAACCCACATTCACTGAAAAATTTGCTTGGATGCACTGTTTTTCACCTCCTTCCACACCTTGAAAAAATAATTTCATATAGTTACTTAATGTATTCTTCGCAAATATCTACAATATGCTCACACAATTTCTGTGGTATTTTACTTCTCTCAACACTACCTTTTAGTCCTTGTGTCCCAGTTCTACTACCTCTTGGAGCAGAAACATGACATGGATCACCATTTTTACACATAGGTAAGAATTTAGGATCAGGATGATTTGTCCAAATATCAGTAGGTTTCATCCTGTCATCTCCATATTTGCAGTTATGTGTAACAATATTATCTTCTAATGTAAATGTATGTGATGAATCAGTTTCACAACAAAATACATCTTCGATTATTCCAGTATTTTCTACGTTCACAATACTCCATCTTCTAGGCTGAAATTTTGTATTTTTATGTTCAATAAATGCTTTTTTATGTTTACTCCTTAAAATCATTTTCTCATCCACATCATCTCTCATAAAAGTCATTTGATATAATGGAGTTTTTTCTTTTCCATATCCTTTTCTAAATGCCTCATTAATAGAATATGTACCAATTCCAATTGATTCTGCCAATTCTCTAACTGCTTCTAAATTTTCTTTTTTAGATGAAGATAATGTCAGCTGTCCATTGGTAGAAGAACAACTTCCATCTGCCGCAATATATCCAGCTATCCAAGAAAAAACTTTTGAATAATCATCTGTACATTTTGGGATGTCTGTTTTCCATTCATAAGGAAATGAACACGCTTTTGTTATTGTGCAATTATCTTTATCATCACGCCATCTTTTACCACCGTATCCATCAAAATATGGAAGCATCTCTATTTTTTCATTAACAAATTGTACAAATGAACCTGCTTTATGATTACTTTTCACATTCCATCCATCTCCAAAAATAAACCCTCTACATACATATTCTGGAATAATTTCTACATTTTGTTTATGTGGAATTGAATATGGCAATAACATTCCTTGTTTTAAATTTTCCGTTGTGACTTTGCTATAATTTTTCTTTGTTCCTGTTGGTCTAGCAGCAAACCAAATATGGTTTTTAGTGGTATATATTGTTTTAATCTTTTTTGCTCGTGATAATGTTAATTTAAATAACTCATCTCTACCATAATTTCTAACTTTTGCCGTTTCCCAATTACCTAACCTATTTAATATGGACACCTCTTGTCCTTCTAATTCTTTAAACGTTTTATGTCCATTTCTTGTAATAATTTTTGTATCACCACTAAAACAATACGTCACAGTATGACGTGGTAAATCTTGCATCCATGTCATCTTTCGCATACCACCTCTAGGATTTTCAATAAAATAAAATGTTGGATTTAGTTCCTTGATTAAGGATAGAACGTGTTGATCAGTTTTATCACAGAATTTTGCATAATCACTTACTGGATCAAGATTACCTGTTTCTGGATTCTTTCTTCTATGATGACTAATAGCCGCAATAGAAAATGTTGTACAATCAGGACTCGCCCAGATTACATCTGGATGTCCAAATTTTTCTAATATATCTTTCGCTGTAATATTATTAAGATCATCATATAAATCAATATTCTCAAAATCTTTATTCCATTCTACACTAAAAACTTCATGCCCTTTAGCTTCAAATGCTTTTCCAATAGATCTTGTACCTGCAAATAATTCTAATACTTTCACAGTCTCGCACCATAATAGTGCTGCGCAGCTTACCTCATGAGACTATGTATTCCTTTCTTCTATCAATTATTTCTTTCATCGTAGTCTTGAAAATCCTTGATTTTACTGACTTTTGAAAGAGATAAAATACATAGAATCATGTGGCTTTGGGACGCTGAAACCGCATAAATATTAGTGATTTAATATATCACATGAAAGAAATATTTTATGTTATTTCTTATCTTCGTTAATTACTCTTATCAATGCTTCAATTAATACTCGTGCATTAACATATGCTTGAATTTTAGATTCATTTTCTAATATATTTGTGAGTGCAATTTGGTATTTGTTTCTACTTTCTTCAAAAGACATACAGTTTCCATATACATCACACGCATATTCAGATGGAATATCATAATTTATATGTCCTAAATCATCTTTAAAATGGTGACCGCAATCATCTTTATATTTCTTACATACTTTACATTGTTCATTCATAATTCTATAGCATTTCCGCAACTTTCTTTGCAAAAATATCCTTGATATTCCTATCAATTACATCACAAATAACTTTCTCTGTTGCTTCTTTTACATATGCGTCTAATGTTTTATCTTTAATTTTTCGATTTGGATTCCATCTATCTGCTGATACTAACGCTCCAATTCTTTTAGTGACAATCTTTTCAATCTCATCATCGAGATTCCCTACAATTACATCTTCAATGTATTTATCCATTGCAAGTTTAACTTTCTGATCGAGTTCTTCACTATCAACTTGCAGATTTAAAATTAATTTTGGTTCTGATTTCTTCATAAATTTTCAATCTCCTTTATTTCTAATTCTTCTGTTATTTCCTTACGTTTCTCTTCGATATAGGAATCAATCTTTTTCTTAGCCGTTGATACAATTTCATCTACAATTTCATTTAAATTTAAAATTTTTTCTTTCATATTCTCACCACCCTAAATACTGAAACCATTTTGCAAATAACATTAATCCTTCTTGAATCTTATCATTCAGATACTTGCATTTATCTCTCCAATCGGAATCCTTAAAATTTATAGACATATATATCTTATAATCATTAGCAACTTGCTCAAAAGACCAAATCATTTTATCTAGTGCTTCATCCCATTTCTCTTCTGTTTCCATTCCTTCTATTCCTGGATAACCATTATTTAATTTCTTGAATAATTTTAATCTTGGGAGAACATATTTTGCAATATTACAATCCAGATCCAATGTTTCTTTTGGATTTACATACAATCCTTGTTTCTTTAACCGCTTTTTATGTACTCTTTTATTCATAAAACATCACTCATCATAATATTCCAATTAAAACCCACCATGTAAAAATAATTTGAATAACGTGGATTATCTGATCTTGAATTAAATTAATTTTCTTTTCATTAGCTTTCAGATTGTCTACAAACATATGTATCATTAAATTAACAATTAACAATACAGGTTTCCATATTCCACCAGTTACCATAAGAGCAATTGTTGGTGGTAACATAATCATAAATGACCAACTAAAGCTATGCATAAATAACGCCGCTAGGTAATCATATTTATATAATTTCTCTGGTGCGTTCTTTTCCCACCATGATTTTTGTTTAGCGGATGCTAGCCATCCTTGTAAATAATAATCATCTACAATATGACAAAAAATCATAGTAAACAAAATAACTATTTTATATGCAATATTCATATTTTACCTCCATGAAATCGAGAATTCAAAATAACACTTCATCTATTTCTTTATCCATGATAATTTGAATTTTAATGGCAGGTTTGGTTGTTTCTGCGACACCATAATCAGTTGCTATATTATCGTAGCTTATATGAACACATTCTGTTCCAATATCAAATCTTTCAGCTACAACACTTACAATATCTTTTTCGTTTAATTCATAGATTGTTTTCATATTATTCAATTCCTCTCTTTTTACATATTTCTCTTAGTGAATCTTCTGTATATAATCTCCCTGTATCTTGTAGCCATTTTACAAATTCATCCTTATCTTGAAAACAATGAGAACATCCATAATATTCAAAGTAATGTTCCCAAAAATCATCCAAATAACTACAACTATATATTGGTTCTCTTCTAAATTCTTTATGACATTTCTCACATTGACACCATAAAAATAAAGGCTTTATCTTCTTTACAGTAATAGAATCCATATGTATTTTTATAAATCTTTCTTTTGGATCACGTTTCACTTCTTATCACCATCTTTCTTTATACCTATATTCACTATTTTATAAATGAATTTTGTGAATATTCTATTGCTTTTTAGTTTTTCGTGTATTTCAAATATGGCAATAAAAACGACAATTAAAAATGTGAATCCTCCCATAAGAATAAAAACTATAATATGATGTATTTCTCCTTCAAAATAATTCTCATCATATGGTTCTCCTCTCATATCATGTACACACATAATTATTACTGATAATAGCCCTATAAATAACCATATACCTACAATTATGACATACTCTTTACCTTCAAATATTATTCTCACCTCCTCTGAAACGTTTGTTTCATGTATTTATATATTCTCCAAACTATCTAAAAATTGTTTCATCCATAGATTCTTTTCTTCTACTCTCCTTAATTCTTCTTGCCAATTTTTATATGCTCTTTTCAATTTTTCATCTGCATTATCTCTTAAAATATCAATATATTTCTTAATTGTATCATCAGAAGTATCTAATTCCTTATTTATATCTTTTTCATACCATTCATATAAAGATGTATTTAATGACATATCAATTTGTTCTAAACAAAATTTCTTTAGATTTTCATGCTCTGATGTTGGTGGAATCCATTTTTCAACTTCTTCTCGCACTTTTAAATACTTTTTATCTTCATCTTTATATTTTTCAAGTATTTTTTCTGCCCTTCCCTTATTATCATTATACTTAGATATTATATCTTCTTTTACCTCTTCAAGAGTCATGCTATATGCTTTTTCTCTTGACACTAAAGAATCTTTGTATGCTTTTTCATAATAAGGATGTGGCTCAAAATGATTTGGTGTTGGAACATCTAAAGATTCATCTTTCAAGTCAACGGCAATTCCAAACGCTCTGGTACATAGCTTCAAAAATTCTTTTCCAGATGTTATTTTCCCATCCTTAATATAAGCTGTATATCCTGTTGGCATTATTTATCCTCACTTTCCAATTCTTTAATGCTAAACCAATCAATATTAAAATAACCTTGCACTCTATACATATAAACCACTACTGGATATTCATTCTCTTCTGGTTTATTTTTAATTTCGTATTCATCAGTCAATGGATTATTAATCTCATGTTCATCAGAGTACTTATCATTAAGATCTTCTAATACATACGGAACTTCAAACGTGTCCATCCAAGAACTCACACTATCAAATAATGAATCTTCTGTTTGGAATTGATCACCTCCAAATATGGCATCTTCACCTTTCCATTGATACATTTCTTTTGTAAAGTTAAGATAATCTTCGTAATTATTACATAAACTCCACCACGTATTAGTGAATCTTTTTGATTTGCGTACTATTACTATCACCTCTATTTAGTTATATTTTTTATGGAATATTGAGCAGAAACGCTCTTAGAAAAATTACATATTATCTAAAGCTTCAACAAATTCGCTACCACAATCACAAAATGTATAAATCATAGATTTCATAAGTCCCCAAGACATTCCTGAGTGACCTTGATTTTTCATTACTTTAATACCTGCGACAATAGAATTATCCTTAACAGTTTTAATAATATCTAAACATTGACCTAACTCCATTCCCTTGTACAGATCACCTAATCTAATAGGTACACATCTGTCCCATTTGTCCCATTTGTCTTGTGATAAAACTTTATGTCCTTCTTTAATCCAATATTTTGTTAGTTCTGGAATTTTCTTTTTATGTTCTTCTTCTCTTCTGATTAAATCTTGTCTCATTTTTTCTTGTTCATCTTTAAATTCTTTAAATGTTTTACCAATACATTCAACATACGCTTCATCTACTGTCATATCAGATGTTAATTTGTGACCATTAAATTCTCCAAAATATTTTTTGCCAGTAGCTTCTGCCTTGCTATGCAATAATTCAACTGAATCTATAATGGATAATCCACAATCAAAGTCAATTTTAATATACTCCATATATTCATTCCTCTCTTTCCATAAATGAAAGTTTACTTTCATCTGTTAATTTTTGGTTGACCTGCAATTTCTCTCAAACAATCATTCCAACCATCAGCATATCCATCTTCCCATTCATCAGGATAATGGTTTTCATGATCTTCTTCTGGCAATTCTCTCAACGGACACCACTCAGGACGACTATTATTTTCTTCTACATTACTACATATTTCTCTTTTATTATAATAACAAGATATTGATCCATCCATATCTAATACACACAAATTACAATCAAGACATGTTTCTGGAACATCCATTAATAATACTGCTTTCTTCATTGTTTTATTCTCCTATGATCTCTTTTAAACAATCATTCCAACCTTTGACATTTCCATTAAATATTTCTCCCCAATTTTTCTTATTCGGTAATTCTTTCAATGGACACCAATCAGGCTTACCTTGACAATATCCATATTCACAATCAATTTTCTTCATGAGGCTTGTGTCTTTATCGTCATCTGAGATTGAACAACATGCTTCAACACCTTCATCTAATTCATAACAGAATTGACAATCTAAGCAATTCTCCGGTGTATTCATAACTAATACCGATTTACTCATCTCATTTCTCCTGTAATAATTCTTTATTGTCAAAAATGTTTCCAACTGGCATAGCGTATACCATGTCAATCCAATATCCTAAATCTTTTCTAAGGCATTTGTCGCCCGTCCAATCTACATAGAATCCGACATGTTCTGTTTTCTGAGAATCAAAACAATTTTGATAATATCCATATTTGATTGGAGCATAGATTTCTCCGAAATGATATTTGATAATATCATTTTCCCAAAATTTCTTCCCGTTCTTGTCGCAACGTCCCGTAAATTGACAAAGGGTTTCTGGATCAACTTCAATCCACCTAATTATAGGAGTACAAAAAACCTCAAACACATCAATGCCGATGGAGATATCAATTCCAATGAATGTCTTGCCCTTGCTTTCCGCATAGCATCCCGCAACCCATTCGCCATTATCTTTCCGCTTTGCCTTAAAAAGAATTTCTCTCATTCGTTTTCACCTTCCTACACATACCACGCCCAAATCGGATTAACATCCATTTTTGGTGCGTTGCATTTTTTCCTAATTCTTTTATGCTTTTTAGTATTTTTCTCGATATAGCCGTCTCGTGTTTTAATTCCTCTTTTTATATCCCTGTACGCTTCCATTATTGGACTGTATGCCTGTTCAACAATATATCCGCATCTTTCGCACGATCCGTGGCGTTCAACTATTCCAAAATAGTCCTCTGAGAAACTAATATATTCATAATCATTTGATCCACAAATAGGGCAATTCATTTAACTCCACCACCTTTTACAATATCAATGGCTCTATCAATTGTATTTGCAATGTTTTTATAAGCACAATCTTTATCGGCATCACCCGTATTTGCGATTGTTAAAAAGTATCTCATTTTTAATTCTTTTAACTGCTCTACAACCTTGTCTACATCAAAAGCTGTCGGCTGTTCATCAATTACTGCACCTATTGCAAGATCTATATCTGAAATACCAAGTGAATCAATTGTTTTATCAGCATCTACTAATCTCATTTTTTTATTTCTCCCAATTAATACACATCCAATAAGTAATATCACAAACAACAATTCTACAATCACTGTAAATCCATCCATTTATTCTTCCTCATTTTTATCCGTATAATATCTACCAAAAACCATATTAAACAAATAGCCTAAAATTAGTATCCTCTTTAATTGATTTGGAGATACTGGACGTAAATCCATAAATGCACCTAAAATTTCAGTTGTTTCAAAATCCATCATATGATAATCGCAACTATTTGGATCATATATTCCACGTGTGAAATATAATTCATCTTCATCTTGCATTCTTTGTGGTTCAAAAGTTTGTTCATAAATTAATTTATAAACAGACATTGGAATTTTATCAAATAATTCTAATTCAAACATATTTCTCACCTCATGAAAGACGCATTTTATCGTGTAATAACCTTAAACATATCATCCACTGAATCAAGTAAATCGTATCTTTTATCAAATGGAGCTGTTGAACTCTGAGCAAATTTACGCTCTACCATATCGACATAATATGTAACTTTTCCATCATCGCCCATATAAAACTCATCCCATTCTTTCTGAGTTAATAATCTTTTTACATCCAGTTGCTCAATCGCAAGATTATCAAAACTTACAACTTTAAATTTCTGAATAATATCTTCAAGATTTTTATATAACCATTGCTGCTTAGTCTCAATATCATTCTGTTCTTCTTCAAAATACTCATTACCTCTACGCAAATGTTTATACCCAAGAATTAGCATCTTTAAATTATTATTCTCTAATGCTTTTATATCAGATGGCTTCAATACACCATTAATTACATGAATAACTGTATTTGGATATTGTTTTATAAGTTCGATAAAATGTTTTGTGGGATTTACTAGCGAAACGCCAAGACCATAGATTAATTTCTCGTCAACTAACTTTTTGATTAATTCATGCTTCTTTTCAAAATGGATCTGATTAACAGTCATATTTGCAATAACTTTTCGTTCTTTTAGTTTTTGTAAGAATGGAATTAAATCAGGATGACTGGTTGCATCACCACCGCCAATTGCAATTTCTTGATATGGATGTAAAGTATCAATAAATTTTTCATTTAAAATATCTCCAAATTTGCCATGTAAAGAGCTACCCTCATGACAAAATTTACATCCCATATCACAGTAGTTACAAATTTTTACATCCATGTTTTCAGCAAAGCTAGGAATAAATTCATCATCTTTTGTTTCTCTAATTTTTGTTCCATCACTCAAAATAGTTGTCACAAAGTTACCGTTTTTATATCTTCCTAATAATCCCATTCTTACTTCCTCCAAATTTATGTATTAATCAGCAATATTCTATAATTAGTCATATCCAAATTTTCCAAATGCAACAACTTCTTCTCCATTTGGAGTATGATATTTCTCTTCAAATGTTTCTAAATATTCATCGTCAAAAAATTCGTCACTGCTTTGAATTTCTTCACTATCAAAAATATCGGCAACTACTGAATCATCATCCCAATTGACATCTGGATACATTAAAGAATTATCCCAACGAGTAAGTTCTTTTAATTCTTCAATAATATCTTCTTTTATCCTGAATTTCTTTTTACCTACCCAAAATAATAAATTTCCAGAACACCATTTATCATATTCTTCTCCACTACACATAGTAATTGAATGTGTGCTGCTACTATTTGTTTCAAATACACCTCGTCTAATTTGTCTCTTCATAAAATCAATCCTCCTATTAATTATCATTATCAATTACTAAAGTAATTCCTTTATCAAATATAAATTCTTCGATTGTACAATTATATTCTTTCATTAGATTATCAATTGTGTCTATTGATTGATGGTCAATATATCCATCAACATTTTTAATTTCAATTCCATCACATTCACATCTTGCTGAAACCACATCATTAATTTTATTAAAATCATTAGTCTCATATATTTCTTCAATAGAATAACAATTATGAGATTCACCAATCATAGTTACAAGATATGATAATTTTGTTTCTGGATCATTATATTCGTCATAACCCCATCCAAACTCACCAAACTCCGTAACTACTTTGTTTGTACATTCGTCAACGTGTAAATACTCTGTTACTCCTCTTTTTGCAATTGATAAACTATGCATTGAGCTTGAGTTAGTTTCAAATACATTTCTTCTTACTTGTCTTTTCATAATTTAATTTCCTTTCTCATAAATTTCATAATCATTAAATTCAGGTTTTAAATCTCCGTAAATCGGGTAGCATCCATAATCTGTTTCTTCTTCACCTTCATAGATACACATTCTATCCCTGTAGCTATCGTCATTATCATTACCTGTAATAATGAAAGAATTTCCGAATAAATATCTAAATAACTTTTCTGGATCTGATAAAACCGCATCTACAAAGTCTTGCGTTTCTCCTACGTGGTCAATGTAATTATCACCAATATCATAATAATAATATTCTTTCCCTCTCCACCTATCTAATTCAACTTTTGGTTCTGGAATTGAGTATGTAATATTATGAGAGTCCAAAATATTTTTTAATCGTGCAAGGTTTTCATCTGTTTCACTTTTACTAAAACTAAAAATTGAGGTAATTAAATATGATGCTTTATTATGTGTATCACTATATTCGTCATATCCCCACCCAAACTCGCCAAATTCAAAATCAATATGATCTGGAAGTTTATAATTATCTTTCTTTTTAGTAATGCAAATAGCGTGTGTACTTGACGAATTTGTTTCAAAAACTGATTTTCTTATCTGTCTTTTCATCTTAACCTCCTTAAAAACAACATTTCAGCTTATCTTAAATCTACATCATTTCGGGTTTCTCCATCAGAATAATAAATATTCCAATCATTAAATAAATTTATAAGCAAATCATTATCCCATTTGTCATATTCGTTACAATGGGTAATTGCAATTGATTTTGTGTTTCCAAAATCTCCAATATCATCAGAACATCTATTATATAGTTCTCTTAGATTAAGATGTCCATATCTTAATCTATCTTGAAAAGGATTTGGAACATTTGTTTTATCATACATATATTCGTTAATAAAATTTTTATTGCATTCTGATGGAAATTTCCCTGCGCCATGTCTTGTTAAATAAGTACGAGATGCATAACAAGTTTCAATATTTATATCATCATTCCATTCAATATTTTCAATTATTTTCTTGGGATTTTTAATTCCAGTGTTAGATGGGGTAAGATGTGGAAAATAATCAATATTATTTTGATCAAGTAAAAGCCCTTGTGCTGCTTCAAAAATAATATTGTCATACTGATTTAAGAAATATTCATCTGAAATACACAATGAATGGCTATTCATAAAATCCAAGTCTTCTAAGAAATGTTCAAATATTCCATTATCAAAAAATATTTTTAACCATTCACCTGATAATTCAATGTTCTCTTTTTTGAATTGTTCCAAATAGTATTCTTTAATATTGTAATCTAAATCAGTTACACCAGCTCTATATCTTTTAATTGTCTCAAAAACCCCTAATCCACAACTACCATGTTTATTTTTACCACGACTTTCCTCAACGATTTGATTAGCCATCATATCAAATGGGGTTGTTATCATGCAATTTTGATTAATATATACCTTTGGATTATAATTAAGTTTTACTAACTCATCATATTCTTGTTTAAAAATAATCGGATTAAGAATAAAATCCTCAGATAAATATGTACTTGCATTGTTAAATGTACCTGATCCAAAATGATGAAAGACATGTCTAATTGCAGTTGGTGTTGTTACAGTATGTCCTCTTTGCGCTCCACCATTTGAACACACAACAATGCTATTGGATTTTTGCGAAAAATAATCTGTCATCAAACCCTTTCCTTCATCTCCAAAATTTGCTCCAATTACAATCTTAATGTCTTTCATCTTTTAATTCTCCTATTCTACCATGTAATTTCTTCTGAACCAGAAAATTTTGTAACTGAATTTACTACATTATTTTCTGCTTCATTAATGATAATGTCTACAATTTCATTCGTAATACTATCCATAGTCACTTTTCTAAAATGAACATCGTCAAGATATTTTCTATAAGATGTTTCAATCTCATCTTCGTCCCATCTACGACCATGATTTACATCTAAATGATAAATATTAAATTTTTTAGAAACTTCATTATATAAATCTTTTGTTTCTACATCATCTTGAAGATTATCCCCTGTTGCTTCAATCAATCCACTGTGACGACCTCTTAATGGAAGATATGGATTAAGTTGTTCATCTCCCATAGTGATGATAATTCCTTTTCTTCCACGATGTAAACAATCAAGCTTTGTATGACGAGAACCAAAATACCATGCTGCGGTATAAGACTCGTAATTATTTCCACCACCACCAAATTCAAAATAAATTTTATCAAGCTGTTCAGCAATACGAATATCTGATTCAAACTGAGAAGCTTGAATAGGGCAAATGTCACATGCTAAATCTCCAATCCCCATAATGAGAAATTCAACATCTGTTACTTTCTCATATAATTTAGTCATAATTACATTGAGTTTCTTTGCTACTTCAACGGCAGCTTGTCCCATAGATCCAGTAACATCTAATGCTAAAATAACTGGAACTGTATTTGGATGTTCTTCTGTGTCGCAACATTCCCTGATTACATTTTTGGGATTCAGTGCAGGATCAATATTTGTAGCTTTGAACATATCCTGATTAGAATAAGAACCACTAATTGTTCCATCTTTTGAAACACTTCTTCCTACTGATTTTGAATAACTTGTATAACTAGCTCTTGTCCATGATCCACATCCCATATTATGCTTCCTCCTCTTCTTTTACATCTGTATCATTGTCTGTATCAAAATCAAACATTCCATCAAACATTTCTCCCATATTTCCCCCCATCATCATAAATGGTAACATAGCACTCATTCCTCCACTATTTCCATTTAGCATTCCAGAAGAATTGTTTTCACCCTTCATCATTTGTGAAAGCATCATATATTTAAAAATATTGTTTGTGCCTTTCTTTCCTTTTAAAATATCACATCCAAACATTGAAACAATTTTCCCATAAAAATATGTATTACCCATAAATACATGTCTCTCAGGTAAAATAGTTTCTACTGTTGAATCTTCATAATTGATTACAGTAATTTTAGTTTTATCAGATTCAATGACACATTTTGGTTTATTATTAACTAAAATAATATCACCTTTTTCTACTTTATTTGTTGGAATTACAAAGAAAAATTCTTCTCCAATATCAAACACAAAATTGCTACAATTAGTAAGCTTACCTGTTTTAACATTGTAGCTTTTGTAACCGTTTGATGTTTTTACTGCAATTCCTCCATTCATTGAAAGCCTACACATTCCACTTCCAACTTTCCCAAACATCCCGTTTAAAAAATTGTTCATCATTCTTTATTCCTCCTGTTTTATATATTATTTATTATTATGTGCTTTATTTCTCCAAATGAAACTGCCGTTTCAAACACTATTTAATCTCAAATTTAATAGGTAACATTGCTGTAAATCTACAATCCAACCAAGGTTTATCCTCTGTTTTAAATTTTTCCTTATCCGTTTCGGAAGTTAAAACAAAATTACCTATAGTATAAATTAAAGTATGCCCTGATAAATCTTTTGGAAGCGTTACATTCTTAAAATAAGTTTTAAGATTAATGATGTTTTCTACACATATTTCCATTAGTTCATAAAGATGTGCATAAGTTCCATCAGATAAGCAACGCTGCATTGTAAAATAATCATATTCGGCATTTGGATTATAAATAATTTTTACTTTAAATGTACCTTTATTTAGAATGTTATATTCAAATGTCTGACTACATAAAATAGAACCTGTGATTGCTAATTTTAATGATTCTTCGAGAATTTCAAACGGTGTTTGTTCTTCTGTCAACTTATTATATTTATTATTCTCCATACCGTTTGTTCCACCTGATCGGATTCTCTCTTTAATAAATTCCAATGATTTTTCCATTAGTTCATTTCCTTTAATTTCTTTTCAGCTTCCTCTTCTGTAGCAAATACAAACGTTCCCCAAGGTTTACACATGTCAACAGTAAAACGATCCGCAAGAATAGTTGCATTCTTACCAGTCATACTTGTATAGATACAATATACAATTGTCCCAATAGGCACTGGTAATCTTAAAAGCAAACCCTGTTCTTCTAAGCCTTTGTAAGATTTTAATTCTTCAAGCCACTCCGCAAGTTGAATATGTTCTTCCGCACATTTTATACAATTAGTCTTTATATTATCGTCTACAGAATCAAGTGATTCAAAATCTGCACCTCTATAATTCTTTTCTGCTACTTCTTTTGCATGAGTAATAGCATCTTCAAGTGTTAATCTCTCCATTATTCCACCTCCTAAAAAGACATATCTTCTAAATGCTCATAAATTTTATGTGGAATAAAACAAATTGCCATAAGCATAAATCTTAATATAACAATTGGAATTTGTACTATCATACATAACAAACACCAACTACACGCCCATTTATTTTTCTTCCACCAATCAACAGGATTATGTGATAAATTTCCATTTTTATCTTTTAGTGTTTCATATACCAATTTGCTAATTGCAATCATCTATTTCACCTCTTAAATTCGCTTGCAAGAATTTCAAATTCTACGCTATCATGTAATTTACCATCCATCAATTTTGCTACTTGTCTACGATATCCACATTCTTTACCACCATGCTTTTCGACAAAATGCTTATATCCTCGCATAGCAGGATTCCCAACTATGCAACCCCATCCAAGTCGATTCATATGGTATTTTTCAAAAATATCACATATAACTTGGTATAAGTCGCTGGCAAAAACAGGATTTCCTTTATCAAAACTAATTGCCCCAAAGTTTTCTGCGTTCATAGTCCCACAATTAACAGAATATGTAATATACCCTATAACTTTGTCATTATGAATAGAAACAAAGTGATGAGATTCATAATTATCATCTGGTATGTTTAAATTACCATTTCCAAACCATCCAGAATAATACATATATTCAGGATCATACCAAGTTTCTATATATTTTTTAGTTACTTCTTCTCTATATAACTGAGCTGGTTTTATCATCTACTTCACCTCTTAAAACTCAATCTTCCTACCAATGTATTTCTCTATAATTGCATCCAATTCATCGGAATATGTTTTCACAACATAATTACGATCAATCTTTATATTGACAATTGTATTATGATCGTCTACCCAAATTCCACCAACTGTACCACCAGGAACACGAATTGAAATGCAATCAAAGTTTTTATCCCTATAATCTACTAGATAATGTTTATAATGTCGATATTTTTTCGTATCAAAGCCTGCACATTTATCCAATTCTTCTGTCAAATCACAATAAAATTCTTTATAATTTAAGAAATTTTGTTTATCTTTTAGAATCATTCATTCTTCCTCTTTGAATGCTTTTAGTTTGTCCTCTAAATATTCAACTTCATTCTCCCAATGTTCAATCAACATTTCTTCGATCTCATCTTTTATATCATCAATGTTATCTCCAAATAACCAGTCATCTTCTACATTCATTTCTTTTGATGTATAATTGTAGTATTTTGTATCTTCGTTATCTTGCGCAACGATAGCAATGACAGCATCATCACTTTCGTCTTCTCCAAATGGTGTAAAATATAATGCATAACATGGTTTTCCATATTTATTGTTACCAATATTCTTCCAATATTTACTCATATTGCAGCTCCTTTAATGTTATAATGAAAACCGTATTTTATCTAATATGTATCATAAATACATATCGGCTTCTTCAATTGATAATTTCTTTACTACATTAAATTGTTCTTTGTGAGATAATTTATTGAACTCATATGATGTCATATTTCTTAAATCATTCAAATTATATTGTTTTGTTTCAACCATATCTTCATCATCAACAATACAAGCAAGACTAATCCCATCTTCATCTTTATAAAACTGATTGTCTTCAAAACCATCTGCTTTATCATTCACACTATCCCAAACTCTTTGTCTAAATTCTGAAATTTGACATACATATTCAGCTAATAGTACATAAGCTTTACTACGTGAAATCACAGATTCTCCATATGTATTTGGAAATAATATTTCTTCTTGTAATACTTCTTCTAAATATTTTGTTTTCAAAAGTTTCTCTAACTGTTCATTTGTAATTTCCTTACGTCCTTTTAACCAAAATACAAATGGTATTGGCTTAATAATTAACTCATTGTAATCAATGTAATCTTCTTCTGCTACTTCCATAAAACCTTGGAAAATACAATAACATAAGAATGGATCTTTCAAGTCGTCTGGTGATTTAATAATATAACTCATAAATTATTCCTCCTATGAAACTCGTGTTTCATCTAATATCTCTATACAATATGCACAAAACAAGAATTGAAATATATTGATTTCTCGTTGTATTTCAAATGAATTTTTGTGCATATTGTACACTTTATATCTAATATTGTTTTATCAATCTTTTAATAACTGTGTTTCCCACTTTTCTGCTAATTCTTCCAATAATTCATATGAAGTTTTCACACAAGTTCCTTTATCTGTTTCTTTTGTTAGTGAAATCCCAAGTCTATTCAATGTTTCTTTTACTGAATCTTTCATAGTGTTATTCTCCTTTAAATTGTATTTATTCATTGTATATAAATAGTTTCTCTGTTGCTTTCTCTGCTGCAACTCTATCTGATTTCTGTTGAACCTTTCGTTCTCTTTGCCAAATACATTTGAAATCATTTGGCATATTATATTCACTTACTAATACAATATTGTTTTTGGAAAGTTGTCGAAGAAAATCGTAGAACTCATCATAATTGATATTTTGTATAGAATACTGTTTTGTATCTTTATATGGTGGATCAAAATAGAATAAACAATCTTTATAACCTATAAAAGATTTATAATCGCAACATCTAAATTTTATATCTTTTAAATGCGGAGCTTGTTCTTTGAGATTTTTTACTCTTTCGTTATAAATACTTCTTCCACCCTTTGAATCTCTACCATAGCCACCATCAAAATATCTACCACCATAACTAGCACAATATCCAATTAATGCCGTATATTTCATAGAATATTTATTTGTATGTAGTCTTCTATTTTCTCTTACGTCAGCATAATGTTCAAACGTACACATTTCTGGGGCAATAAATATTTCATTATCTGTTTGTATGTATTGTAATAAAGCAATTAATTCTGAATTAATGTCTCCACCTACTTTATTCTCACAAACAATTTTGTCAATAATATTTGCTCCACCAACCATAGGCTCTATATAGGTTTTGATATTATTATCATCAATATATTTCTGAATGATTGGTACTAAAAATTTAGAAATCCTATTTTTACTTCCTTGATATACCATTTAATTCTCTACCTTTAATCCCATTTCCATATATAATTCATCTACCGCATTACCTTTTCGCTGCAAACAGTTATATATTTTCTCATCAATAGTTCCTTTACCTTGTAAAATAATATATGTACATTTATTCTCTTGACCAATTCTATGAATACGATCTTGACTTTGCTTAAATTCTTCATAACTAAAACTCATAGAGTAATAGATGTTATATGTACAATTTACAAATGTAAGTCCAAGTCCTAATAGCTTCGGATGTGTAAATAACCTTTTAATTCTATTATTCTTAAAATCTCTGATAACATCATTACGATTCTTTGTTTTAGAAGTTAGTCCCACACCATTATATTTCTCTGCTAACTGTTCAATCTCATGTTGAAATTGACACCAGATGATTACAGGTTTATCACCAACTTCTTCAAAACAATCTTCTAATACTTTGTTTTTACTTGTATCAAAATCTGTGATAGTTCCATCTTTATTGATTACGAATCCACTTACTATTTCTCTAAGTTTCATCAACTTTGCCGTAAATTCAAACTTCGACCATTCATTGATATTATCTTTGATATTCTGTAACATATCTTGATAATACTTATTCTGTTCTTTTCCTAATGAAAATCGTTTAACTTCAAATACTTTTGGTGGTAAATCAACGCAATCTTCTTTCTTTAAAAATACTGATTTATCTCTCAAACGATTATAGTATGCTTGCTTATTCTCATCTGTTTGATACCAATAATGCGGATCAGATAAGTCTTGGGTAAAATACCTTGCCTGGAATCCAAAATAATTATTACCAAATACTTCTGCGTCAACAAATTTCATTTGTGGAAATATTTCAAGATTTGAGTTTGGTGTGGGAGTACCACTAAGAACAAAACGATGTGGAATTACAGTAATTAACTGTAATAGATAGTTTGTGATTTGAGATGTCATATTCTTCATTACTTGACTTTCATCAACAATCACGCATTGGAAATCCATAGACAATACTTCTTTTTTCAAAATCTTAAAGCTATCATAATTCATAACATAAATATCTGAATCTGTTTTTAATGCTTCAAGCCTTTCTTTCCTTGTATTTCCATGACAATTAACTATTTTTAAATTTGGATAGAACTGTTTACAATCGTCCATCCACGCAGTTTCTATAACAGATAACGGACATAACACCAATGTTTTACCATAATGTTTTGCAATTTCTAGTGAAATAGCAGTCTTTCCTGTACCTGTATCTGCAAAAATACCATAACAACCAGCGTTTAATGCGGTATTTACAATCTCTTTCTGATACTGTCTTAGGTATGGAGATAGCTCATATTGAACTATCTCCTTTTCTTCGACCTTAATATCAGAAGAAACTAACCCATATTGCTGTAGTTTTGGTAATGCGGAATCTGGAAATTCCCATTTACCTGCTTTAAACTTTCGTCCCTCAATAGTTCTAACATAAGGGATTTTCTCTACTGGAATTTCTAGTGAAATCATTCAGTGACTTCCTCTTTTACTTCATCTTTAAGTTTCTTAATTTCGGACTTCTTCATGCCAAGTGCATTCAACTGTGCTTCAAGTTCTTTAATTTCTGCACGAAGATCTTTCTTCTTCTGTGTAAGAATTTTCTTTTCTTCCTTCTCCGCTTTAGCGTTAGCACTTTGTTCTTTACCTGCGAGAAGTTCTTTTTCAAAACGTTCTTTCATTGCTTCTACAGAATCATCTGAATTAAACATTGAATCATCCCATAAATCAAAACGTTTTTCATTTGCTAAATCATAAAATTCTTTATTTAATTCAATACCAATAGCATTTCTACTATTTTCGATAGCAACTTTATTAACTGTTCCTGCTCCTGCAAATGGATCAAGTACGGTATCACCAGGACAACTCCATAATTTAATACATCTTTTCACCAATTCTTCCGCAAAAGGTGTTGTATGACCAATACCTGAGTTACTGATATTCCATACACCATCAGCCCATTCAGCCCATTCTGCAAGTGTAATGTCAGAAGCTTTAATTAATTCACAATCACCTGCTTTTTTATACACATATACAAAACCTACATTTGCAGCAAGAATTGTATCACGTGCTTTCATATTTCTATAATATAGATTTCCTTGTGCTAACATTGCTCTCTGCGCAGAATATTTACGCCAAAATGCTTTAGTCCAAAGTGAAAATCCATTATCTAAGAAAATTTTGTTAATATCTCCTGTTAAACTTTCCTGTCCCATCTTATTATCTCTACCAATAGTGTAATTATAATCTTCAAACTGCATTACAAATTTACCACCTGGTTTCAAAACTCTTTCACATTCTGCAATTACAAGTCCTAACAAATAATAATATTCTTCATAGCTTTCACAGTTACTTAAATCACTAGGATCATTGCTGTATACTCGAAGATTATGGTAAGGTGGGGATGTAATCACTAAATCCACACTCTCAGCTTCCATCTTTTTCAGTTCTTTTAAGCAATCTCCGTTGATCCAATTGTTGAATAATCTCATATGTATTCAATCTCCTTTTAATTATTTATTATTGTTTATATTTTTCTATAAAATCTAATTCTCCATTAGACTTTAATCTTTCATATTCTTTTATCCACTGACGAGCAGTATATCTATTATTATTTATATTCTTCCATAAGTTTTCATCAAACGGTTTCTCACATTCACAAATAAGCACGTGTTGACAAAATAAAAATATTTGACGGGAATATTCGGCAGAATAGCCACGAAGTTTAGGATTTGAAATATATGCTGAATCATATAAATAACTGTCAGTTAAAAAAGAATCATATATTTCAGTTTTTGCATTCCAATAACAGCAAACTTTATAATATATGTCGTTAATTTTATCTGGTGGATGTAAATATATCTGACTTTTCCATTCATAAGATTCTAACATATATCAATTCTCCTTGCATTTAATCATCTGGATCAAATTTCAATCCTTCATATAGTTCATCATTCGCAGCCAATTTTAAAGCAAGATCACTAAACTTATCTCTACATGAAGAACACAATAAAACTTCTTTTGAAAGATATTTTGAAAAATATGTACAACCAGACGTTCCATATATTTTTATTGGTATACAATAATATTTATTATTTGTTTCTTTTCCACATATATCACAATAGTATTTAACCATGTATTATTTCTCCTTAAAATATTTTAAATATAATCTTGTATTGTTCTTCTCAATTCAGAAATTTTATATTCAAATATTCTAATTTGCTTCTGAATCTTATCTATTCTATCGTTTTCATATTGTACTTTATCTTCCATAACACCTTCCGCAAATCCTCTTTTAGTCAATTTATAAGCGAAAAAATCTTTATCAATTTGATTATAAACAATAGTTTTGTTACTCTTACTTTTAATATAATCTCTTGATACATATTCAGTTCCATAGCAAGCATTTTTATATTCTAAATCATATTTTCCATTTTGATTTATATTTCTCTCGTACAATTCTTGTCGATCAGGTTCTCCACTTTCGACAGTTCCATGTAATAAATAATGTTTTCCATCATAATCAAAAAGAATAGACCAATCTCTCACTTTCGTTATCTTTAATAATGAAACATCTTGAATATTAATCATCAAATCACCTTCTAAAATGAAATAAATTTTTCATCATGTAAAAAACATTACAAAAATAGTTAATATTAAAGGAATACTCATTATACTAACAACATCTATATTTCTTTTACATATCATTCCAGTTATAGAAATTGCTGTACATACAATCCACATAACAATTAACAAAATTGTTGTACCTGTAATCATTCCTTCTCCTTCACAATCTTTACAGAATAACCAAGAGCTTTTTCAATATCTTCTAATGTCATTTCTTTTGGCTTTTGTTCATGCTCTATAATATTATTTAATAGCCATAAATCATTTTTGAATAATCCCGAAATCGTACATTCACCAGTTAAGCCATCTTGTTCAATATTTACTTTATCTATTACATCATCCATATCACCAATTACAATGTTTGTAGCATAAATATATGAATCTCCAACATCTAATTTGATATCTAATAGAAACAGTTTATCTGATTTTTTAAGTTTCATATCTACGATTTTAACTAATCTCATTCCAAATTCCTCTTTTAAAATTTTTGTGTTTGTCATAATGTCTCCTTATATAAAAGCATCTGTAATAACATCTGGAAGATTTTTTAAAAGTTTATCAACTCTATTTTCATTCTTCTTTCTTACACGTTTTCTCTTATGATACATTGATAAACTACTACATTTAACAAATTGCTTACTCAATTTCGGTTCTTTACTCATATATTTCCTTTCAACCAAATGTAATTACTCCACCTGGATATTCTCTAAAAAATTGTGATACTCGTTCTAATTGTTTATCCGTCAATTTAAAATACCTTTTTCGTAAAAATCTTCTCAAATCTCTACGACTTCTAATAATTCTTCGTGGATAATTAGAAATCCTAAATGTGTCATGGTATTCAAGAACATCAGTATATAATTTTGAGCATTTTCCAATTTCCTTATATGTCTTATCTATGCCTGAACCATATCCTAATTGCCACCAATAAAATCCATATACACAAGGAATATTTTCATTATATGATTTCATAAGAAGATCATATAAATTCTTATCATATAATCCAATTTCAATATTCTTTTTAGAATCACCTGTTAAATAATATATTTCCTTTGGTGCGTTTTCTTTCATTTTCTCAAATTCTTTGTCTGTAATTGGTCTACTAAACCAAGTATGACATCCCATATTTAATTCCCCTCTTAATCATGATTTTCTTTACTCAACTCTTGTTTATATCTTCTGTTTCTCCTTTTATTTTCAATACTTTGTTGTTCTTTTAAAAGTTTACATCCATTGCAATTATTTCTATTTTTACAGAACCAACAATTATCAGTTTCTAAGAACCACCAGTAAGGTGGAGACGGACGATGTTTTCTTTTTGCTTTGCCTATTGAGAATCACCACCTTTGATACAATGAAAGATTTCTTTCAACTTAAATGCTACCAATTTAATTTATACAAGATATTATTGATTTGCTCTTCACAAAATGATTCGTAATCAGAATATCCCATAATCAACATCTTATTTTTTAATTCTCCAAGAGTCTTAATAAATTTGTTCTGATCCTTTTTCTTTACTTTGCAATATACAAAAATATAATCAGAATCATCTTTTGTAAAAACACTTTCAAATTTTACTGTGATTTTATTTTTTATAAATAAATCATCTGCGAGATAATTCTTACAATCAATATACATATACTTTTTTTTGCCTTGATAAATTTAATGATCTTAAATAGATATAATTAGACATTGCTTACCTCTTTGAAATCAACCTTTCATTGCCAAGTAACACATTATATTGTTATAATTATTGAAGTTGTACATGAGATAATGACATTTTCTAATTTATTTCGATTAGCATACCATTTTGCCGCAATCATATTTAGAATAATAAACGCACCCATTATACAAATACCTAATGTCATTTATCATTATCCCCTTTCATCTCATCAGATTCCCCACTCATACTCCAAAATCGTAAGAAATTATACTGAAAGCATTCAGCAGAAAAGTCTGAATAACTCTGCAATTTATCTGGTTTGGCTTGCGCCCTGTAGCAATGACTACGTTTAGGACAGTCACTACTACGGCACATGGTAATGTCAGGCATTTTTATTACCATCTTTCTTCTTGCGTTTCACAGAATCAGCTTTAATTTTAAGCTGTTCATTTTCGATTTTTCTCATCATTCCTCTAAATTTCCCTGTCTGTTTACTTGTAATTCCCATAGTATTTTCTCCTTTATTATTTGATTTTTCTTTCTACTGTAACAATTGTATCGTTATGCGCTCCACCATGAGGCACTAATAATATTTCAAGAATTTCAAATCCATATTTCTTACCAATGCCACCACTGTTCCAACCACAACTGATAACAATTCCATTCTTATTAACTATTCTTCCAATTTCTTTCTTTTGTTTAGACCAATATGATGCTTGTGTAGTTTCCATATTTACTGAATGTCCTAATTTCCTATATACTTCTGATACTTGTCTTACGCTATATGGCGGATCATACAAAACACAGTCTACAGAATTATCATCAAATTTTTTTAAGAAGTCTAAAGCATCCATATGGTAATCCGTATCATATTGCTCGTCCAAATCATTTGTGATATTTGCTAACTTATTTTTATTTGCAAAAGGATCTATAACCAATCCATATGTATATTTATCAATTAATTCTTTAATTGGTCTAATTTCAAATGTATTACTATTAGGCATTTGCCAAACTCTATTTATTATCATATTATCAATAGGAGTAAACGCAGCGTTTCTGGTATACCAAACCTCTTACTCCTTTCTTAAAACTTCATAAAACTAAATATCCATTCAACGGTTGGTTCATTCCACCCATTTCCCATTAAACTACATCTCTTTGAATAATTAAGCTTTCTATTATTTACAGTTACATTTGTAAAATTATCTGGCAAACCTTGTAACCTCTCATACTCTATTTCTGTTAATTTTCTAGGTCTTCCATTATCTAACACTTTCTTTTCTTGATAACCACCTCTCACGCAAGTTAATGTACAACACTTAAATTGAGGATTATAAATACGTCTGAGCATCTGAAATGTATTCACTTTCAACTCAGCACAAACTCTTTTGTCCATATCCAAAATTTCAAAATCTTGCTTATAAAAATATTTCTCATTTACATTTTTCTCCATAATATCTTCTAACACTAATGAAGATTGTTTAGGTAAATCACCCAACGGAATATTTGTCCAATAATATCTTTCTCTACTTTGTGCACTAAAATTTTCAGAATTAATTAATACAGGTTCTACTCCTATGCACTTTGTCATTGTTTCTAAATCTTTATCACTACTTGGTACAACATTCTCAAACATGAAATACTTTGGTTGAATTACATTGAGAGCTTCTACCGCTTTAAAGAAAATTTTAGATGTGCCATCTAACCCATTATTAACAGATTTATCTTCAATTCTACATCGAGAAAGCGATTGACAATTTGTACCAGCTAATAATAAATCAAAACATTTAAATTGATGAAAATCAGATTCATATAAATCTCCATGATGTATAATCCACGGAAAGTGATATTTAGATACGGCTATTGCTTCTGGTAAAATTTCATATGTATGATATTCTCTAATTGGAATACCTAATTTCAACAATGCGTACAATCCTGTTTCTACACCGCCACATAGACTTAATACTCTTAATCCATTCTCCGATGAATTATTATTTTTAACTAAATGACTCAAATTCCCTTATTTATAGGGAGTTGTACAACTACTTTATCCTAGAATTTACCTAGATTCCTTTCTGTAAAATTTGTAATGCTGCGTAAATCGAACATTCGCGACTATCCGATAAAAATAATATTTCTTTGTTTTTGGAAATAATTTGGGTGATCACCCATAGAAATTTACTTAGATAAAATAAATATTAGTAACCATTTATCCAATCAAGATACTCTAAAGCCAACCAGTTTATAAAACATTGCACATTTCTACATTCTCTATAATTATGTTTTTCACCAGAATATTGTTCACAATGTTTACACATATTATATAATTCTGGACTTTCTTCTTTACTAAATGAACCTTTACAACGTATATTCCGTTGATATACTTCTTCCAATTGTCTTATTGTTTTTTCATGCAATGACATTATTATTCCTCCCAATGATCATAATTAGGATTCATAGGACATTCAGGACATCTACAGACTAATTCTCCATCTTCGTCCATGTAATAATCATCACCATAACCACCACATTCATAGCAGTAATCATATGGATCTTCTTCGTAATTGTCTAAATCATTCATCCTTCACCTCTAATTTCTTCAAATCCTCAATACTCCAAGGTTCTTCATCTTCCCATTTAATGAAACTAAAAACATCACCATGCATATCTTTTGGCATATCATGAAATGCATAATTAGTTATCCAAAATTTATTACCGCGTATTGGCTTGTCATAATAAGCATAAAGTAAATTATCTTTATCTCTTGCAATATATTTACACTTAGATGGAAGGGCATCAAGGAAGTTCTTTTCTCTTGATGTAATTGTAGATTTTCCTATATACTTATATTTCGACCATTCATATCGTTTGGTTCTACAACTTTTTTCACCAGTAGAATCATTAAATTTACACATATCACATTTAAAACGATCACAAAAAGTAATTTCACCCGACTTTGTAACTGAAAACATATCGCCTTTACAAGCAATATCCAAAATTTCTTTAGCAAATTTCTCTCTATTTTCCATTTGAATCATCCCCTATACTTTATTACACACGTATTTTGCTTACATTTTCGTCTTTTGGCATCCGCAACGTATGATATTCAGAATCCCTTTTGCAATAAAAACGCTCAATGAAATTTAAAACTTTTAACGCATTTTCTTCATTATATGATCCCAATACTACTGAACTATTGGCATATACAATTTCAATATTGCTTGTATGAGAATTGATTCTTTTAATTGAAATTGTTTTTCCTGCAATATCTACTAATTTTGTTCTATCTTGACTTCTTATTAACATATTTTCTCCTTTGAAATGCCAATTTCTTCTGCTAGCTCAATTTCTTACCACACATAGGGCAATAATTAATTTTAACAACCAATCCATTTGAATCATATCCATGAATATCATATCCGTATGCAATAAGTTTTCTAGGATATTGAATTGCTATACCATAATCATTAGTTTTACCTATTATAAGTGGAACACCTTTATCACAATATTTACATTTATTCATTTTTTTATTTTCCATTATTCAATACTTACTTTCTTTCCAGAATACATTTTCATCCGCTTCATCTTTTTAATAAATAGTTTCATTTCGTATCCTGTAAGTCCTACACAAGTATTTCCAATTCCTTTATCATCTCCTAAATCTGGATCATAAGACTGCAAAATATGTCTACCAGATTTTTTGTGTAAAATGTCGACTTTTTGTGTAAAATTATATTTCTTATCTTTTCTTTCATAGCTACATCCATATTTATCTTCTTCAACTTTTGTAAATCCAATCTCTGCTATTTTCTCATCTACTGTTTTAAATAATTTCATTTTGTGTCCTCCATATTTTAATTTTTATCATGATGTTACTTTTTAAATCCAGAACTATACTCAAAATCATCATCATTGAATACAATAACTTCTTTATCACTCATACCACAAAATTCCATTTCATATTCTCTGATATAATTATCCATAGATTTCTGATGCATCTCTCCGAAAAATGGATATGGAAATGTACTCACTTCATGGTTTTTGACTTTATTGTAATCAATTCCTTTTGACACACTGATATGTTTATCAAATGCTTCTTCGTTAATTCTTACCCAGTCTATAATTGAGTTCATATTGAATGTATAAGCTGTTTCAGATCCTCTAGTATACGAAACAAAATCAATTACAAAATCTGTCCAGGGGTATTTCTTGCTTCTGAATATCATTCCTGTTTTATATTTCTCTTTATACTTTTTCATTTACTCCTCTCATATTTCATTCTTCTCTCTACTTCTTTATCATTTTCCTCATCATTAAAATACTTGTAAGCTAACATCATAGGATAATCAGAATCTTTAGCTCTTGGATATAACATATATTCACACCAATTAACTTCTCCATCATCCCTAACCCAACTTGTGTCTTCAAATAAGTTCAAGAAAACATTTTGATATGAATATTTTTCATTCTGTACACAATAATCTTTGATGATCGTAGATTTATCATATCCATTGATTTTTACAAGAATATTATCAATCATGACTCTTTTACCTAATCTCACAAGCCATTTCATGAATTCTCTGTACGTCTGATCAAATTCTCTATCTCTTAATGCAGCATCTACGACTAATATGTATTCATCTTGTGTACGCAACATCCCTCTACTTCTTGTTCTCTCACCATACCAATCAGTTAAATTATTAGTTCTTTCACCAAATTCATCACAAGAACAGGAACTATTATGTCCATTCTTTTGAATTACATATACATCCATATCTTTTTCTGAACCAGAAACTATCGGTAAATGTGCCAGGACGGTATCAAGAATATACCTTTTCTGAGCTTGTGTGCATCCTATGGGAGATACTGTTATTGTTCCTGTTATGTAAGTCCAATATGACATTATAATCACTCACTTTCGTTATTATCTTCTGGTTGATTGAAGTAAATTCTGTCGATAATCTCATAAACTTCATCAACATCAAATGTTTCTACTTCTGGAAAATATTTTCCGTTACAAATTCCACCGTGATAACGACTTGCATTATTATTCAACCTGTCTATTAATTCATTTCTAAATTCAACTGTTGTCACTTTATCGCACCTCCTGAAAGCAATATTTCATATGTCGCTATATTCTCTGTTTTAATAATTTTGCCGTACTCTCAATTCTTTCAAGTAATGCCTTGTTATATTCATCAGGGATATGTCCTTTTAATAATCCTAATACACAAAATTTAATATCTCCTAATTCTTCCATAATTGTCATCTGGTTTTCTAAAATTTCTCTAAATGCTGAGTTCATAAAATAATCCTTTCTATAAATTTAATATTAATTTTTAATTATCCATTTTGGAAATATCGACTTGAACAAGTCATAGAAACATGATATGATTTTCTACATAGATCACTGGTCTTGATCTATTCCAATAACTCTACTGATTGTCCACAACGTCAGTAGAGTTTTCTTTATGTACAGCAAAGCTATTTATATATTCTCTAAATACTTCATCAATAATCTCCCAAATATCCTGTGATAACTTCTATCGTCCATAATAATACATACCATACAACAGGTGCTAAAAAGCATTTTAATAGTGAAATTGCTAATAATTTACCCGAAAATACCCCTTCTGCAATGGAAAATAACAGATGAAAGACGGGTTTCATGAATAAAAATCCCAATGAAATTATCACATTTGCTACTATTCCACCTAGAAAAACAATCCAACCTAACTTTCTACGAAATTTATGTATCTTTTCTTTACTCATTCCTCTCCAATCAGCTCCTTATATACTTTTAATTTCTCCGCTAACTCAGGATTATCATTTGCATACATCTCATATCGCTTTGTCTGATCCATTTCAGTAATCATTTTATCCATCTGTTTCTTAATTTTATCAGCTTCTTTCTTACGTTCAGCTTTCTCTTTACGTTCTTCCACACGTTTATCATATGCTGATGTATCAACTTTGCAGATAACTTCTGCGGTGATATTTGTATTACATTCATCTGGTGTAAGAATTTCTTCAATTGTAAGAATATCCTTATTTGCACCACTTACTACAATTTTGTCACCTGCTTTATATGTTTCTCCATCATCATAAATTGCATAGAAATATTTCTTTCCATAGCATCCTTCTTTTGTCCCTGCTACTGCATAATATCCTTCTAATTTTGCCATGTTATTATCCTCACTTTCAATTATTACAACATCTTTTTTATATAGGTAAAGAATTATCCCATTGTCAAATTCAACCTGTACAATATCTGCATTTTCTTTAACAATTATCCCCTCTTTATAAAACATACCATAAACATTACCAATGTATTTAACCCTACTCCCTACGCAACTCAATTATTTACACCTTCTTTCAATTGTAATAATAATTTTACGTGGGTATTGTCGTGAATATCGACATCGAAATCTTGTTTGATTTTGTTAGATGTGAAAGGTAAGATATAATCTTCAAAATATATAATCTCATATTTATATGTAGGGATTTTACTAAGTAATTGTTCAAGAGTAATTGGAAAATAGTTTTCTCTCACTTCTCTATCCCAATTCTCTTTATATCTATATTTCATGAGATAATGAATCAAATTCCTGTTATCTCGTAAACTTCCCCATATTGATTCATAATCCATTATCTGTAATTCGTCTGCTCCCCTGATTACTTTTGTATAATCATTAATATCACTCTGTCTATTGACTGATCTACTTACACAAAAATCTCTGATAGCTATGTATCCATAATCATATCCAAAAACATTATTCCAAAACTTATCAATTCCATTAATATTTGAATAAGAATATACTTCATGAATCACGCTTGATAAATTTAATAATGTTTTATTTGGGTTATTTTCTTTCAAAGATTCTTTTAAATCACTTACATATTGAATGTTTTCTAATTCATGAGGTGTCCTTATTCCCGCAAGAGAAATCATATCCTTGCTATTATCATATCCTATATATTGTAAATCTGGCATTTCACTATTCATTTCTCTAATTAATGTACCATCAGCACATCCAAAATCAACAACAGTGTTAATCTTCTCAATTTTACTCATCCAAAATAGTTTATCTGCGCTTGATTTCCCCATTCCTGATGTATAAGAATCATAATTCCTAATAATTTCTTCCACTATTTACACCTCTTCTCTTCTGCTATTTTAAGCCATCTAAGAAGTTTCTCTTCTTCACGTAGCATTTTAGAATACATTTTGATAATCTGATCCTGTTCTTTGTAAAACTGTCTTACATACCTTGGAAAATCATATCCAAATAGCCACAAAATTATCTTTTCCTTAATCCATTTCATGATTTATATTCCTCATTAAAAGCATAATCACTACAAGTCTACTTCTCACCTCTATATACAAATCCATACATGCCTTTAAATTTTGGATGTGTATATACGTCTACAACAGATCCTTGAACTTATTTTGCCACACCTATATTATCACCTTGTTTGATACTCTTAATCATTCTAGGTCAACATCCTTTCCATCAAAATCAGAGAAGTCAATAATCCATTCATATTTACCAGTTTCTTCGTTATAATCTTTTACATCTATTATCACAACCCAATTTAGAATCTTTTTAAACAAGTTCTCATTATAATTACATTCTCCGTTCCAGAATGAATCATTATTAAATATGTGATACAACAACGAATGCAACTTATTATCTCTATGATTCTCCAATACCCATTCAACCATAGGAAATAAAAATATCTGATTAGCAAGTTGATAAGTAATGTCAATGTCATCACAATAATATTTGTGATAATATTTATTCATTGCATTAAATACTGATCCGTACTTTTCGCAATTGTATCTTCCCTTGCAAATAAGAAATATCTCTTTAGATAATTTTTCTTTCTCTTTATCCATTATAATTTTCTCCATAGACTGCTATTTCTGGTTTACCATTTTCATCTAATACATAATATGGTGTAATGCCACTATCAACATCACCATTTAAGAGAACATATACAATTTTAGTTTCTGTATCATAAAGAAAAAATTCATCAATTAACATGTTAGTCATAGGATCTCTAAATCTTATTTTTTTAATCTCAACAAACTGACCAAATATATGATATTTATTTCCTTCTTTAGTACTTGTTCCATTGTCGCCACATCCAGTAAAAGAAAGTGCTAATCCAGATACAAGCAATCCAATTAATAGTTTCTTAACTTTCATTCTGTCACCTCTCGAATCTCACATTTCATCGAATCACTTATTATCCTATTAAAAACATTCCCGTAATAAACAACGAAAATAATATACACATAATAATAAAATCACCGATATCCAAAACAAGTCTCTTTCTATCATCAAGAATATCGAGTCTTGAAAAAGACATACCAATTGTAAAAATTAATGATAATAGTATTCCTATCAATAATGATCCTATATAAGATTTCATATCTAACCTCACATTTCTACAATCCTGTACAATTGTCTATTCAGGTAATGTCCAAGTAAGTAATCATTGTCTAATCCAGTTCCGTGATAAAATTCTTCCGCAATTCCACCACCTATAGCACATAACGTATCCATATCACACTTTAATGAGAATACATTTCGCAAGAAACTTTCATAATCATCACTTTCCAGAAAACATCTTATTGCAACAGGTACACTTCCTTGACAAATTTCATTCCACTGATATGTCTTTCTATAGTCTTCAATTTTATATTCAACACTATATTTGTAATCATCTTTTGGATAGTATTTCTTCACATATTCATAGATTTCTGCTTTTGTAACACCTGTTCTTGCCATATAAATGCACATTGCCGTTGCAACCGCCCCTTTAATTCCTTCTGGATGATTATGTGTACACTCAGCAGACTTTGTAGCCCATTCGATAACTTCTTTTTCTGTATTAAAATGTTCTCCAATATAAGAACATCTCATTGCAGATCCATTACCAAAACTTCCATATGCAGTTTCATCATCGTATCTTAACCACGTTTCAAAATTGTTTCCATATCCTGCATTTGGATATTTTCTTCCCCATTCTCTATATGAATCTGAGAAAGATTTATTATTAATAATTGCTAATTTAGCAGAAAGTGTCATTACAGTATCATCTGTAAAGTAGCATCTATCAGTAAACAACTTACAATTCTTCCAATCTAAATCAATTGGTCTACCAAATTCATATTGTGAACCTGCAATATCACCTAAGATTGCACCAACGATAGCCATAATTTTAATCTCCTTTATATTAAATTGTAATTTTTATGGGATTTTATTAAGAAATATTAGAAATTTTTACTATGAAACCACGCTTTTATCCTGTCTCCTCAAATATATTTCCAATCTGGTGACCAATCATCTTTCTATCCTTTATCTTCTTACATTTCGTGCATCGACATTTACCAATCACAACTTCTAACCCACTATAATTATACTTTAAATGTCGTGGCTTTTCGATTAATACCCAGTTATGATTACACATTAGTTGATCCATCCTTACTATCATATTTTAATAATTCTCCATTCCTATAAATCTTCTGTGAGCATACTTTTTTAATACATAAACTGGTATCAAAATTAGATTTTAATTCCACTTTAGTTACAACAACAGGTGCAACTCCAAATCTTGTACCACAATAGATTACATCACCTTTTTGTAACATAAGACTCATATATCCCCATGCTTGCGGTAATCTCCAAACGTATTCTTTATTGTCTTTACTATTAGGATGTTTTCCGTATACATAAGCAGTTGGTTTTTCCTTGTATGTAACAACGTGTTTAGGTGAAATCAATCGTCCATACTTTTTACGTTGCTTATCAGTATAAGTATGTTTTCTTAATGTCAAACGTTTTACATTACCATATTCCACATCATGATTTTTCAATACTAAATACATTATATAACCATCTACTAAAACATTCTTCTCATCTACTACTATGTACCTATCCTGATTTCCTGTTTTGTTATAGTAATTTTCACATTTATTATATTTATATGTATTTGGAATACTGCTTTCAAAATCCGCAGAAATTTTAATTTCTGAAAGTCTCATGTTCATATGTAATCTCCCTTATTAATCTACTTTCTCTTTAAAATTGATAAATCCTTCTTCTGCACAAATTCCGTCATGTGCTTTCCAATAGTAATCTTCATAGAATTTACATCTATTAAAATTACAATGTTCACATTTATGACACGACCTCAATTGTAGCCCCTGTGTTTCGTTTATATGTGATAATGCAATATCTTTAAATCGTGTAACTGATTCTGTTGCCGTTTCCAATAACGCATCGGAATACATTTTTGTTATTTTCTTCTCTATTTTCTCAAATGCACTATTGATTGTTTCGGTATAATCTTCTGGATAAAACAGATAATAGTCATATGCACGTAAATCTGATGCTATTCTGTCCACAATCAAATCTCCAATACGTTTCTTAATATCTTCAACATTATTTTCTCCAAGAAGATAATCGAGTTCTGATAAGTTTTTCTTTACTTCATTTACTGTATCTTTCATTATGCAACTGCTCCTTTATTAAAAGTAATCAAATCGTTTCTCATATTGAGATAGTTCTTTTTTTGATCAATATCATATGTATCAACTCTTTTAAAATAATTCTCAAACCATTCTTCGTAATTTTCATCCTGCATATACGCATATGCGATAACTGCAATTAAAGATTTTCTGTTTACATCATCAAGTAACTTAGACTGTACATCTTTTGTAATGGTATTTAAGTCGTCTTCATAATAAGAAACATCAATGTCTGTTACGTTCTTATCAACACATTCTTTCACAAAATCTAATGTATCGTTATCTACTACTTCTCCTTCAACGTGTTCAATTTCTACATTTCCAATTGCTGAATACTCTGTTACTTCTGCAATAATTGGTTTCTCAGGTGATTCTTCAACTACTTCTGTGTCAAATAAATCATTTTCAACTGTTTCTGGTTCTGATTCTTCTGTGATTTCCTCAACAGAATCTTCGATATGTAAGTATTCTTTCATCAGAGTAAGCAAATGATTGAATCTTTTTGTTACGGAAGAACGATCCTTTGTTCCTTTCTGCCCATTTAAGCAATCGTATGTAATACCATCAATTTCTTTATTATGTAATGTCTCTTTAAATTCCTGAATAAATCCATTAAATTTATCATCTTCAATGTTATATTCTAAGAATTTATCAAATAAAGCAAACCATAAAAATGAATTTTTGTTATTAAAAATATCCGATGTATCACCTCTTAACACATTAGATAACTTCTCCAATGTCAAATAAAAATCAATAAATATTGATTCATTTGCATTTTCAGTTAAGTAAGCACACATTTTACCAAAGTCTTTATCAAAATGGCTAAGATATTTAGATGTCATTATTGCTTCAATAATAATTCTTCTAAGTGATCCATTCTTAATATTCGTATTTGAATAACTTGACTTATCACAATCAACCTTAAAGAAGTCCATCTTTAAAATCTTATCTACATATTCAGCATAGGATTCTTCTAATCCTAGCCATCCTGACTGAGAAACGTTCATTGGTCTACATCTGTTGAATCGTGCAATATCATAAGCAATATCTTTCTTTGTACAATTCAAATTGAGCATTACAGGAACTTGATAATCTCTAAATTTGTCTTGTAATTCTTCTGGCAACTGAGAAAATTTCTTTCCACGAATATCAAACGTTTTACTTTCAGGTATTGGAAATCCATCTTCATTCAAAATTACATTGCCATATTCATCTGTTTTGTCGCTCTGATATTCAATCATATATCTCTGTACATTTTTGGAAATTGCAAATCCATCTTCCAGATAATCTTTTAAATTTGTAGAACGCTGTTTACCATCAATTAACCAGTGCATTATAATTCCAGCTTTGATTTCCTCTGAAATTACAATCTGTAAAAGTGAATTACCTTGTAAAATATCAGAAATTAATTCACTTTTTGTAAGTAAACTCCATTGTCCAGAAGTTCTTTGTAATGGATGATTGTCTCTTAATCTGTGCTGTCTTAACTGTTTACTAAGAGATTCTATTGAATAACTGGTAGACTTTGTTCTTTCTGATGTTGTTGTTTTTGTTTCCATTGGTAATTCCTCCTCAATATTTGCATTCTCACATTCTTCCGTCTTTAGAAGTTGTCTTTTTTCATACCCTTTCATATCAGAAAGATATGTATTATATTCTTTGTCCGAAAGCTTTAATATGCTTTTGATCTCCGTAGAATTACATCCTTGCATTATTAAATCTGCAATTTTGCGCTCTATACACCCAAGAGAAGCAATATATTTGACTACATTTTCTCCAAGATTTAATAGTTCTCCTGCATCAATACTGCTTTCTATATCAAAATCAGAAGGAATTATATCAATCATCTTTGTTTTTCCATCGTCAGACATGAGATTATCTAATGATGTTGGATAAATATATTCCTTAATTTCCTTTCCATCTTCTATCTTTGTTACGATTTTACAACGCTTTTGTCTGTTTTTTCTTGTAATATGCATCTTAACTTTTCTGGAAATTGCAAAATATATAAATCCATTGAATTTATCTTCATCAAAATCTTCAATTCCTTTATCTAATTGACTTTTGATATATTTTGTAATCTCTAAATTTGCTATAGAATAACATTCATCCCTGTCAATATCGGTGATACCACCAAACTGTTTTAGAATTTTATCTACAACATTATGTAATTTCTTTGCTGATTCTTCTGGTTTATCCTCATTTACTTTATAATAAGATTCCAGAATGTCTTTGTAGTGCATTCGTATCACCGATCCTCTCTGTTGATATGCTGTAATTATGTAATAATTATTTTTTCTCTTTCGTTACGCCTTTCGCATAATCTTCGAGATATTCTTTAGACAAACGTCTGTATTTATATTTAGAATTTGCAATCTTATCAATCACTTTCATGTATTTCCTGTTTTTAAATCTCTCTACATGGTATTGGAAAAGTTTTGCACAATTCCTATTTCTTTTACATATAGCACGTTGACGTTCATAATATTGCAATAAGTAACTAATTCTACTCATTGGCACTGTTCCCAATTTTGTTTCTTCATCTCGGATAAAATGTCTTACGTCAAGAATTTTCAGATCATATTCTTTAATAAGATATTCCATATTCTCAATGTATTTCTCTCTATCAGAAATACAATCAATTACCATCTTAAAGAAATTGCCGATTCCTATATCATTCATAGAAAGTTCTTTCTCTAAAGCAGTTTCTCCATGATATGTATAAGGATTATCATACTTTGGATTTCGCTGATAATCTTCATAGTAATCGTCAAGTTCCGCTAAGATACCGTTAATATCTTCTGGTAGTTTTTCTTCTTCAATTGGTTTAGGTTGAGCAGCGATTTCAGAGACTAGCTGAACATTAAAGTGAAATTTTCTCAATGGTTTAGGAAGATTCTTGATAATGTTTTTTGCTTTATCTTCTGAAAATCTTTCTGCAAGTACCTGACCGCATGTTTGAGGACTACCATTTGAATCTAAACGGATATATTGCTTGCCGTTTGTAATTAAGCAATCCAATTTACATCGCCCCTTTCATTTTTATAAACGTTATTTCTCCGTTTTGAATGGAAATTGTGGGACTTGAACCCACGCCCTATAGTTTATGAGACTATTTCTCTAACCAACTGAGATAAATTTCCATAAAATACTTAAAAATGAGTACAAAAACTACGATGAAAGCCGACTTTCATTACATTCTATTTGTAATATTTCTCTATATTTAGTTGTTTAAAATTGGAACAATCGCAGAATCGCTAGACTTTTATCTTGACTTTTAAACTAAAAAGACTTAAACTAAAAATGTATAGCATGAGGTTGTACCAATCTCTGTTATATATGTTGTTTGGTAAGGTTCTTATTTCATATGGTGCGCCAACACCGAGGTAAGAACCTTACTTTTTTATTGCCTTGTGAAGATGTTTATATGATATACCAAACATTCGTTCGTGTCAATACTTTACAGAACATTTGTTTGTATTTTTTCATCTTGGCAATAAAGTCTTTATTTACCAGTTCTTACAGTATTTATTTTATACAGTAGATTTATGGAAATCTTGCGGTAAATTTTGGTAATTTTAACATCGAATAAATTCGTTCTCTGGAAATAATATCGTCTTTTCTTTTCTTTTATCATGAGTTTTTAAACTAGAAGTTATAACATTTTTGTCATATAAAATAGGCGATCCAGTATTAATAACTTTAATTCCATGTTGAACACTTATTAAAATTGCATTTCCATCAGGTATTCTTTTTTCTAAATCAAATGAAGAAAGTAATACGTTCTCTCCACCATTTTTCTTATATTCAGTTAATATTGCGATTGCTTCGTCAACAGAAATTACTTTACTCATTCTAATACCTCCACCTTAATTTTCTTATTTCCAAAATGAGTGGATAAAAAACATTTTGTAGCCATTATTTGATCTTGCTCGTTATCCAGTGATCCCCATTTCGCAATAACATCTCTCTTATCAATAGTATAAATTGACTCTCCTAAAATCATAGAATCACATTTAAGACCATTATTTTTATTAGCTTTAACTATCCAATGAGTAGGCTGATTGGTCTTTTTAATTTTTGATGTTAAGTCCATTACTACTAATGTAGGAGCATATTTATTCCCATCATCGTTCTGAATAACAATAGCTGGACGTTTCTTGCCCTGCACGTGTGAACCTGATGTAATTTCTTTTTTATTAACGAATAAAATATCATAGATATTAAATTCTTCCATCATGTGTGTGCCGCTCCTTTCTTTATCTTATGTACCATATTATATTACTCTCTGCAATAACTGTCAAGAGTTATTTTAAAAAATTATTGTTAAAAATAACTTTCTATGTTATACTTTTAAGCACAACGGAGGTATATGTATGTTGCGATTAGATATTAAAAAATATGTAGATGATCAATTTGATAATTTAAATCAGTTTGCAAAAGCTTCTGGTTTAAATTATCAAGCTGCTCAAAAAATTTATAATGGTGAAACATCCCGTATTACATTTGATAATCTTGAATCTATATGCAAGGTATTAAATGTTACACCAAATGATATATTTATATTTGATAATGCGATTAATAACACATCACAAGAATCATCAAAAAAACAAATATATACAATGCCTGTATTGAAACCAATTCGTATAGATCCTGAAAAATTAAGACCTGAACCAAAATATTCGGATGATTTTTTATATAAACTTATTTCTCAAATTGTAGACGATGCCATTGATAAAAAATTAAAAAATGATACAAATGATAAAAAAATCAAAAATACAATCAAAGTATACAAAGCAAAGGACGATGATAACTAATCATCGCCCATACATACCCTCATATATACAATTATCTTCTACGGACAATCTCATGTCCGTTTGTAACTTCTAAATAGTAATCTTCACAAAGCTTTACATCAAAATCTTTCGTATCGAGATGATTCCATTCATCGTGAATAAGAAATCCTTTTCTTCCCGCAATATTCAAATCTCCATTTTCAGAAATCCAAATAATATTTCCCGTTTCAATAGTTCCATCTGTACTACTTTTTATTACAGTATACAATTTTAACTTTTCCATATAAAAGTAACCTGTCATCCAGTTATTCCAAATCATTGATAAGTTTCTTAACCCTATCAATTTCTTCTGTTGTATGCGGTGTTCCACCAGCATTCATATCAATGTACCACTGCAATACTGCTCTTTCTGTTTTTAAATCATTCACATTCAATTTAATAGTATGGCTATTTAACATTGCTAAATCCGTATATTCACTGAAATATGATCCAAACACTTTAATTTCATTATTAATAAATCTGTAAATGGTAGTCAATCTTTGCAATCCATCTACACATACAAACTCATTGTATGCTCCATCTGGAACTGACCAATGCCATGATGGACAATTAAAGTATATAATATTTCCGCTTTTACCACCTTTAAGAAAGAACTCCAACCATGCGATCTGCTGTTCCTCTGTCCATACATGTCCTCTCTGGAAATCTGGGTTAAGCTGCAAGTTCATATCTTCTTCCATGTCTTTTATCCATCTAGGAACTCTACTGATATTTACATCACATTGATAGTTACCATCTCTTGTAAACTGTGGTATATCACCAAACTTTGTATACTTCATAATGTTTTCCTTTCTTTGAAAGCTGTATTTCAGCGTTGTTTCTCTATCGGAAGCTCAAATCTATCTGGAAATAATCTATCATCAAGTATTGAAGATATTCTTATTTCAGTTTCCTTATATTTTCCATCTTTTGTAAATATTCTATTGCTATCGGAATCGTTTGCAATACGGAAAATATATTCTGTCTCCCTATCACCATCACAAATTATAGCAATGCCTTTAACTGCTCCAATTCCATTTTGCTTTTCATATTTTTGCAATTTTTCAATTATTTCTCTTGTACTTGCTACTTTTGAACCAAACATAATACCTCCATGAAAGTCGAAATTCATTTATTTTCTTCGTACCATAAATCAGCAATTGCATGAGTTAATTCAATTTGTAACATCCATGTTGTATTTGATCCAAAGTCTTCATTATAAGTCTTTCTAATCTTGTCTAAATCTGTATCTGAATCAAAGAATCCCGTTTCCTCTACTTTAAGAAATTCTCCATATAATTTTACCAGTTCTTCTTTTGATTTAGTTTCAAAAATATTAACGTGTCCCATATGTAATACCTCCACTTTTCTTTAAAATCAGTCTTTCATCTGCATTATCAAACTATATCTTCCAATAACTCATCGCTCATACCTTGTAAATACTCCAAAACATCCAATCTACCACCGTATATACAATGAATTTGAGTTAATTTCCCTTGATCGTATAACCATCTAGCAGCCGCATATCTATGCCATCCATCTACAATCACAGCTTGCGGAAGGATTTCATTATTGACACATTCATTATCAATCTCAATATCTTTTATTTCTTCTGGATGATTGATAAAATAAATAATTCTTCCAATATGCCAATTTCTTGATCTGTGTTCTAATACAAGATGATCCAATGTATCTCCATATGGTTCGGATATTTCAGCAATACATTCATGTATTCCAATTGATATATCGTCTAAATCAATCTTTCCACAGAAATCCCATTCCCAGTATTCAGATGGTAGAAATTCAATGAGCCTATCAATTCTTATAATATCCCCTGTATATTCTTCCATAATATACCTCTATTCTTTCTTCTTCAAAATCTTAGTCACTTCGCCAACACTTATACAGAATCTTTTGGCAACATCTTTCTTATCACCACTTCTATTGTAAGTGTTAATAACATCCTCGTATGTAAATTCTTTCTCTACTGGTACATTCATAAAACTATCCATAATCTATATACCTCCAAAATCTTTCTATAATACACTTCTCTGTTGTTTTCATTAATTACTCCTATTCTATCATATCTGAATCATCTTGTGGACATAAATAATCTTCCGGTGTTTCTTCTTCATTCGAGAAAATACACATTCTTTCCTGGTTTTTAAATATTTCTTCATCGGTAATACAAATATATCTTAAAGTAATACGCATATCAGAATGTCCGAAGATTGTCATAAGCTGTATAAGAGCCTGTTGTTTGTCTGGTGCTGCTAAATAATAACTATGTCCAAAAGTCTTACGAAGTCCATGAGTACCAATAGACTGTTTAATACCTGCTTTTATTCTATTCCTCTCAACAGTTCTATACCATGTCATTTCTCCAATATGTTCACCTTTATTAGAAGAAAAGATATAATCAGTCAACTCAGGAGTTTCATTATGATCTTCTAACCACTTATGCCAATTCTGAATAGCCATTTTAAAATCACTGTCATATCTTAATTTGACATATTTTCTTTTAATTACATTTCCACATCTATCTCTACGCTCTGTTTTTTCTGGAACAAACTTCTGTGACTTTTTAATTCTCCATCCATCTTCATATACATCTTTCCATGTGAGTTTGCAAAAATCCCCACCACGTAATCCAATATTGATCGCACATATGAACATTGTAAGATTTCGCATAGCGTTCTTTTCTTTATTAACAGTAGTCGCATTATCAACATCTGTTTTAAACACATTGTATACAGATAAAATTTCATCCTTAGTATACAAACATTCCATCTCTGTTGACTTCCCACGCCGTAATGTTTTCTGTTTTGGAAAATTGTATATCGTTGCTTTCTGTTTTTGATTGATATAACACGGCTGTTGGATTGCTAAAGCTGGCATAACCACACCTCCTAACTATTTTATTTCTTCCAATATCCATATAAACAGCAATCACCAGAATCCCATGTATCATAGAAAAATCCATTAACACAACATACATAATGATTTGCAACCACTAAGACATATGTGCCATCATTATTCATTTTTGTGAAATGTTCTACGGTAGGACGTTTACTTCCTTTTTTATTACTAATTCCAGTGTATTCATATCCATTCGATCTCAAGATATGTTCAAATCCTGCTTTACAATTCATTGGACATTGTACTTCTCTTGAAAGTTTATACATCATATCATAAGCATCCAACCATGAAAGATTTTCTGCTTTACATATTGATCTTACTGCACAATCTCCAAATTCATCTTTTGCATCTCTTTCATTCGGTTGAAAGTATTTATAATGTTTACTTGTCATTTGATTTTACTCCTTTCTCTTAACTTAATTATATTGTACACTATATGTGTACTTTTGTAAATTGACATAGTACACAAAATATTTACTTTTCAATTGTATATTTTGTACACGTTTTGTGTACTTATGGTAACTTACAAAAAAAAGAAGATATATTTCAATCTTCTTTTAGTACATATTCTTTTTCGCCTTTTATTATGATTTCCATACCTAAATAATTTGCAATCAGGTACATATCTTTATCTGTAAAACTATCACGAGTCATTTTATTCGTGAAACCTTGTTTACTAATACCCATTGCATTAGCTAATTCTTGCTGCGTAATCTTCTTTCCAGAGTCTTTACGATCTTCTAATATCTGTTTTATTATTTTTGCAAATATTTTAATCGCCTCCCATCATATTTCTTCTTATTATAAAGGAAATCTGCTCACGTAGCAAGTAATTATTTATCCGTTTTAACCACATATCACCGCATTTATACGGTGATTTACGTCCGTTAACGCTGAAAAAAATTCTATAAGTACCTATAACTTTTTCCATGAAATGTCTGTTTTAACTTTTCATCAAATCATCTACTGAATCAAAAAGTTTCAAATCATCATCTAAATTTTCATGAACCCCATGATGATAAGCAAATCCTCCAATCCATTCAATAACTTCTTTTCTGTTTTGTAAATAATCTTCTTTTCGCATCTTTCTAACGTCATGTAATCGTTCACTTGTTACCGATCCATTCCTCGTAAAAATCGTACAGTAACAATATCCGTCTTCTACAAAATCATGTAGTAAATGACAAGGATACCAGGATTTACCAATCCTAAACTCATACATATGATTATAATTTCCGTTAGCTTGTTCAACAGTCATTCTTATCACCATCCAATCACACAATATCCATTTACGATTCCAACACAATTATTTGATATAGATGTAATTTTAAAACATGCTTCTTTATTAGGTTGTATACTATAAAAGCAGATCATATCTCCAATCATATAATCATTATTTTGAGTAATTACGTAACTTTTTATACCACTGATAATACAATCATATTCTTCTGACTGTATCTTTAATTTATGCATTTTCGGTTTTCTTATCATGTATATTTTCCTTTATTCCAAGATAATAATGATGAGTATCTTCTTTTATTTGTTCATCTTTTCTATAAATTCCATAACCATTTTGTTTATCAATAAACTTATATCCGTCTGGAATTTTATCAACCAATTCTACCTTCAAATTATTTTCATTAATTTGAAATTCTTCAAAACCTATTACCATAATTCCTCCGATCTAATTTTATGAAATGCATGTTTTATTGTAATTTGACCAAATCATAACTATTTACTGACATATCAATGATTTGTTGACCATCCCATTGTACATAAACAAATCCATCTGAGTAATAATGGAGTCCTTTTATAACAGTTCCATCTATATATTCTGTTGTATGATCATGTCTGTTTTTATATTTTCTTACTCGATCTCCCTTTCTTAAACACTTCCAATCTTTATTTTCTACCAACCACATACCCCTTTCATGAAAACAATCTTTCATTGCCAAATATTTTCTTTATCATATTCAATATTTAGTTTTACAAAATCTGTTCTCATCTTATCTCTCATTTGAGCCATCATATCAAGTTGCAAGTAAGAGATAGTTTGTCGAGTCTGCTCTAATGCAGTATTAGTTTCCGGAATATAATATAAGTAACTTATCGTATCCATATAACCATTGAATTTAGCCCATAATTCCATTTGTGTTCCTGAATTTTGAGTACACATATGTTTATATCCATTGTTAATTAAATCCTGTTTATTCATTATCATTCACCTACCTTGAAAGCAATTTTTCAACTATTCATTTTTCCTCTTTTAATATCAAACAATTTTTCATTATGCTAATCTTATTCCGTTTTTTGCTTGATACTCAGCCCAACATTCGTTAAATCTATTTGGGTTTATATCTTTGCCTCTAAGAAACCTTGCATATTTTCTTTTCAATGGCTGCATCTCTTTTTTATAGATATCTTCATTAATCCAATTCCAAATATCCATATATGCCATGTCGTACTTTACACCACGTTCGGGTTTCCATTCAAAAACATCAGAACATATAATATTGACTTTTTCATTAAAATCAAGCTGTGATGCGACCAAATCAATGACTTCCTGATTTTTTTCAATTACAGTAATACTTTTCACTTCTGGTTTATCTTGAATTGCCATGACAATCATTCCAATTCCAAGACCACCAATAATAATATCTCCATATGCCTTTGAACAAAATCTTAAATTTGTTCGTTGTTCCATACTTGTGTCAGACATGACACACTCTCCGTTATGTGTTAATCTAATATATGTTCCGGGCATAATACCATCTAACATTGCTCTGAAATTGCCTTGTTTTATCTCAAACTTCTCTAATTTCCAACCGTTATTTTCTCTTTCCTCTAATAACTCTGGCATATTTTTATACATTCAATCACCTACTTTCATTAAGAAGAAACCGTCATTTTATTGAAAATGGGTGATATTTCTATCACCCTTAACTTGTTCTTCCACGTATAAATCCTTGTACAAAATATAGTCTAGCTGTTCTACAATCTTCCTCATTTCCGTCAACCAAAACTTCTCCAATAGAACTAACATTTGACTCATATTGTAAAGCTAAATCTAATATACTCTGTAATGTATCACTTTGCTTTTTGGCTTCTGATAAATTTAATATTTCCTGCATTTGATATTTTAAAATCGTTTTCTTTTTTGCTAACTTTCCAAATTCTTCGCCCTGTTTAAAACAATACCACTTATTCACATCCATCTTGTAACGCTCCCATCGTTTTATTGTATAAATCATCGCTATAATTATTCAATAATTCTTCGGCGGTTTTCTGCCATTGATATTCTTCTTCTGTTAATTGATTTAGAATTTCCTCATCAGGAATAGAATATTTTTCAAATGCAGCAACCTTACTACAGAATATTCTATGATGATCTTTTACAAGATAAGTGTCAATACCATAAATACAGTTATTAACAGTTGTAAGTTTATAGCCCATACTTTCTGCATACTTTAATGTACTTTCTAACATAATGTAATCCTCCTTATTTTTATGTTCCAATATGGTTCTACTTTAAATAATGTAAAATTTTATAATACTTTTTACATTCCAATATGGGACTACTAAACTCTACTATATTATATCACACATAAAAGTGACTTGAAAGTTAAATTTTATCTACATCACTTTCCGTCTGAAACTATTCTTTCATCTATTGAATCTTACAATAATCTCTACTCATTTTTACAATTTGATTTGTAGAATAAGATGAATAAATTTTATTAAGTGCTTCTCTGTATTCAATAACATTAAAATCTTTTAATTTTTGTTCTGAAACTACTTTAAATAACTGTTTTGTAAATCTTTCTGATAATCCAACTAACCTCATATGTTTAATTTCTCCTGTTACAGCATCCACTAACATAATTGTCAGTCCTAATCCTTGATTTTTTCCAACTGAACTTAATTCTGACAAATTCTTGCTCAAATGTGACGAATATGGAGCGTCCATCCAATTAAGATTTCCGATTTTCGCCGTAATTATTATCAATCCATATAATTCTAAGAATCTTATTTCAAATTTATTTCCACTTTTAAATTGATTAATTTCATCTTGTGTTGGATTTCCAAAAAATATTATTAATGTTGCACCATCATCAGCAATATCAAAAAGAACACCTTCATGATGATTTTTAAAATTTTCTATAACCTGACCTACTCTATATGATGTCATTTTACTTCAACCTCCTTAATATTATTTAATTGCTCAATATAACCATCTATTTTTATTTTTGCTGCATTAGTAAATCTAAAACCATTTTTCTCTGCAAAAACTTCCACTTCTTTATAATGAGATACATCTACAATTACGCTTGAAGTGTCCCAATCCCATTTTGAAGTTTTTATTTTTCTCGCATCTTTATATATTTTATCACTTTTGCCTTCCCATTTAATTGATAATAAGGTTGTATCTTTTCTTGAATATATCCATTTTGTATATTCATGTTTATATTTTCCGTCAACAGCTTTTTTAAGAATATCTTTATCGTGAATACAAATACAAAATCCATTTTTTAATAATTTATTTCCAATTTCCGCAGCTCTATCAGAGAAATCTCCAATAGTCTCTGTTAGGTTTCTATACCATGTTCCATCCCATTGATACTTGTTTGCTTTTACCAGATCAATAAAATCACTATTTTTTTCATATTGTAATACAATTCTATTATTATTTTTTACAATTTCTACAATTCCGTTATGTTTTATTTCGTCAGGCTTTATACTATCTAAACTTACTAAAAGCTCATTCACTCTTTTCTTTTCATATTGACTATGATATTCTTTAACAAACTTACCATTTAAACAATTTCTATTATCAATCCAAAATTTCGATTCTGCTTCATTATTTATTATATCATTAATATCAATATTTCTTTTTTCGCATTCTTCATAAAAATTAAGTCTAATGGTGTTAGCCCATGCTATCTGCTTTTCTGTGCCTTTCAAATCTGGAAACTCGTATTCTTTGGAAGTTTCCATTGATTTTTTATTCGATTCTTCTATTTGTTTAGCTTTGCAATTTTCACAAATTCCTTCAAAATGTCTATCTATCTTCCATTGTCTTTCAGACATTTTTCCAACTACATTCACTCTGCCCTCATGTCCACACGAATATGTTCCATAATACCATGCCATAATATTTCTCCTTCCGTAATTTACTTTTCTCCGAAAATCTCCATAAATTTATTATACTTAATAATCTTCGGAATATTTCCTTCTCTTTGCATTACAAATATATATTCTTTATCAATCATTCCAAGTGGCATGATAAATAATTTTGATCCTTTATATTCATTTCCACAATCATCCATGTAAAATGTATTTGCGTATACTCCTTCAGGAAAGAATTTAACATCATAAAATTCATATCTTTCACCATTGTAATTTACATATTTTCCAACGAGATTCCGCAGTAATGGAAATGATCCTTTCCCGAAACCTTTAAATGGTTTATATTCTGGAATATATTCTATGTATTCAAGATCATTTAATGTGTTATCAAGTTTATATATGTCATTATCAGAGAATTTATGCTCAGACACAAATGTTTTACTATAAAAACCATCAACTTCTGAATGACAACATTCATAAGCATATAATGTTTTCCCAGTTTTATGATTAACATATTCTATTTCTGTCCAAGATACAAATGACTTGTTAATATTAATATCTCTTTCTTTATATTGTATATTATTTTTATTTAATGCATCAATATAATACTCATCCACTTTGTCAATTACTACAAATTCTACCCCTTCAAAATATGTTTTCTGCATATTATCCTCCAAATTATACTAAAACCATCTTATTATTTTACCACATTATATACAAATTGTCCATGAGATAAGAATACTTTCATATATTAAATACGTTTCCGTTAAAGTTTTTCAAACGATTAAATTCGCTCGTAGCTCTCAATAATTCGCCAGTTTCCAGAAAGAAGAATCTAGTTCTTTCCGAATCCTTATGGCTCTTCTGATATTCTTCTGGTATAAATCCTTTCAGCAATAAATATCCTGCCATTTTCATAGAATAAATATTTATATATCTGTTATTATTAACCCCCCATTATATTTACCTCCATACATATGTAATATTCGTGTTGTTTGTAAGATTCTTATTTTGAAAACTGGTTTTCATCTACTCTTTTCAATCATATCAAAAATTTCATCCCAATCAGAATAATTCTGTAATTTTTCTTGCGGAACTAATAATTCATATTCTTCTTCAATTTCTTCTCGTGATCCATATCCATTAAAACTAGGAAGACTACCAAATAATTCATTATGTTTTTCCATTTGTCTAAAAACAACAATGCTTTTCTCTGGGAAATTTCCCATATGTGTAGCGTAACTATCAATTTGAATAATTGACTTATCTTTTTTGTTTACATAAATATCTCCAAGTTTCATTTTATTTTCCTCCATGAAATTCTCGTTCTATTTATACGTCAATATTTAATTCCTTGTCTTTCTTTTTTAACATTGATAATTGTTTTTGTAATTTATTTAATCCTTCTAGCATTCCCCTATTGTTATTTCTTAATGCTTTAATAGAATTTTTCAACCGCATATTTTCCGCTTCCAGTTGCTCTATATACAAATTTAATTCTTTAATTATTACGTCTACGTCATTCTCTTTTACAAAAGCATCGTTACTATCTGGCATATAATATACTTTAACGTTCTGCATTTTTTGATTCTCCTCTTAACTTAATAATGCTATAATAAATACCGCAATTCCTACATATGCAATTATACATCCTAATGTATACATATCATCTACTCTCCTTTCCACTTGTCACACACATAAACAAGTACAAATCATTCCTACAAATCCACCAATAATGAATCCAATTACAATTCCTACGATCATTTATTTTCCCTCTTTCTCAGCAAAATACTGTTTTTGTTATATGTTTCGTAGCTTCATAAGTTCTATGTATTTCTTTTGCAATCTCTTTATTGCTCATACCTTTTATCAACATATTTTTAATTGATAGCTTCTCAAAGTCAGTTATCTTATTTCTATGTCGTTCTGGTTTACCGTTATCTTTCTTCCATTCATAGTTAATCCAGGATGGCTCTGGAAATAATGTTTCTCTTTCATATTTCTTCCAATTAATTACATCCTGATGATTTTCAGCCCATTTCCAAAACTCTGCTGCGTCAATCAAATATCGTGTCTGATTTTTCAATTTGACCTTTTTACAAGGAAGATCATATTTATCAATCCATCTCACTACTACGCTTATATCTGAATGAAAGCATTTTGCAAGTGTTTTCGCACTAATTCTTTCACCATAATAATGATTTAGTCCCATTTTGCTTGCTTTATGCTTCACAGAAGATACACTTCTATCCAGAAATTTTGCCGTAGTTTCAACTGATTGATTCAAATACCTTCTATACATATAAGTTTCTTCATCTTTTGTCCATTCTCTTCTTCCCATACACTACCTCTTAGCTTCTAGCTTTCAATAAAATACGATTTTCATTTACTCTTATGGTTCAATTAGTTTCATATAGTTCCCATCCGCAATTACTATAAATCTAGGATTTTCTTTAGATCCCATTAATGTAATTGCAATTTTACCGTTTGTCCAACAATCCCATATAAGTACATCACCTATAATTTCACGACATTTAATGCTATGAAAATAATTCAATAATCTTCCATACAGTTCATCATATGATAAACCTCTTCTTGTTACTAATCCATTTTTCCCATCTTTATGTGCTTCTTGAAAAGTCATATCATTCACCCCTTGAATTTAAATTTACTTATGTAACATTTCTTTTAACCATGCATTAAAATTGAAATTCTCCATATTCTCTTCTCTTTCCGTATAGTTCCCGTTATAATTACGAAAACAGTTTCCAGAATCACGTTTGTCTTTATCCCAACATGATACATGCTTATTTGTCCCTTTCATTATTTTTCACCTCTTCCATCAGATATGATAATCCCTTACTATAGTGACGATTGAACCAATCATATACAGTATTCTTATTAGTTCCTTTTGGAAATGCATACCATGCAGCTTTAAGATTTCCATTACGATCAACAGGAACGTTCTGAAATTCTTTCCATGAAGCTTCTACATTCTTATCAATTGTGTCTTGTAATGTTAGTTTTGATATTTCCAGTTCTTCATTTGCTGTTGTGATATTCATATTCTCCATATGTATTCACTGTTCCTTTCTACAAATTAATTGGATTTATAAATATTACTTTATGATTCGTAATTTCCTTTTTGAACTTCATTTTTAATATAAAGTGGGATAATCCCAAATAACCAAAATGAAGTTTGCTTTATATATTGTTCACCAACTTTTGTATAATAACCAGATTGCTTAACTTTTTTAATGTAAAATCTTTCTCTTTTAACTAACATATAACAATTTCCTTTCGATCAAAAAAATTACTTTAATTCTTCTATTGAAAATCCATATTTTTCTTCGAATTCATTTTCCCCGTAAGTCTCTAACATATCCATAATATTAGGATGTTGCCAATCAACAAATTCAAATAATTCTTCTGCCACATCTTTGTACCCATTACATTCTTCTACAAAATCGTTGCCTGTGTAACAACTATTAAGAACATTTTTAATTTCTTCCTTATTTAATTTTGTATCTATATTAATTTCATTCAAATCAATATCTGGAATATAAATAATATCATCAGTTATTTCAAAATCACTTTTATATATAATACAGTCTTGTCCATCCGAAAAATCAAATAAATCTTTAAGTCTATATCCTTTGATTAATTTTTTCTTTAATTCTTTTACTGTCATATTTATTATTCCTTTCTTAAAATCCTCATTTCATCGTTATTCTTCATTAAAAATTTCCGCTATTGTATTACTTAATTTAATCATAACTATTTCCATCCTTTCTTACGGTATATAATCAAATTCCGCTAAACCGCCATTATCCATTACATAAGCTTGCGCAGCTTCACTATATGTTCCATCAAAGTTTCCGTTCTCTGTATCGTAATCACTAACATGATCTCCAATTTCCATCTCATAGAAACAAAAGATATTAGATATGAGATTTTCCATATCTGTTTTAGGTTCATATCCCTGTTCTCTAATCCAGATTGCCATATAATCATAATCGCATAATTTTTCTTTTGGATATGTACTATAATCTTTTTCCTCTGTCCATCTTCCATATGTATCAACCATAGTTCTTATCCTCCATCACTCACATTTAAAACTGTCTAATACGTTCTTTAAATTTTCCAACTGATTCTCTGCTTCCGTTCTTGCGTATTCGTCCACGTAGAACTGTTTTCTTTCCTGTCGGCATTCTTCAAGAATATTATGTAATTGTTCATCTGTACTGTTAATAATAACTATTTCCGCAACTTCCCAATCCTCTACATCTTGCATTTCTCTTTCATCAAGATAATGATTATATAAGTCACGTTCCTGTAACTTCTGCTCTATATCATTGTCAGGGATAGGATCATCAATCCAATTCTGCATACAGAAATGTAACAATTCTATAGATTTTCCATTGTATGTAGACATATGGAAACTATTTCCTCCGGCAATGTCATACCATGTGGGTATTTCTCCATTTGTATTTATTTCCACAATATAGCGCAACTGAGTATTCTCAATTGCTTCTTTATACGCTTCGATTCCAGTGTTGATAATCTGTTCTTCATTCCGTTCTATTAACTCTAACCACTCATTCATCATGTTTACCTCCAGAAATTTTCCAACAAAAAAAAGGAATCCAATTCAAACGGATTCCTTTAGTCATTCTCTGTTATTCTGTATTCTGTTTTAATTCCATTCATATCCATACTGATCACAACCGCGTCCATAAAAATAACACTGATTACCTGCACATTGATGACCATGTATTAACCCAATTGATTCCTTATACCATTTTTGCATACAGACCATTTCAGATTTTTTAGGTTTTCCATTCTTACAATAATTATCGTTATTATACCTAAATTCTTTTTCTTCTTTTGTTAATGGTTTTTCTTCACAAATTTTATATCCGCCAATATTAACCCATGTAATCCTATATCTTTTCTGAGACATTTAATTTCCTCCAATTCTTCTATCTTATCCCACAAACTTCCATAATAATATGTGTTTAATGTTTCCAAAATCTCATATTGTATAATATTATAAGGATATACATTATCTTCATTATGAGATGTGATATCAGGTATCACCACACCTTTACGTTTCCATTCATTTTTGTCATATTCGCCCCATGTTTTATTAGCACAATCAACAAATAAATGTTCTACGTCGTCCCAATATATGTAAGCGATCGATTTACTTAATATTATCTTATTCTTATCAAATATCGTTCTTTCCGCTCTAACTAATGAATACATATGTACCTCCTATTCTCACATTCCATAGAAAATGCTTTCTTTCCTATGTCTATCTCTTTCAAAATCTTCCTGTACATAGTCCCATTTTATAGCGTTCTCTATAGCGTTTAATTCGTCCATAGAGAGCTTTTTATTTCCATTCCATATGTATATAGGATCAACTTTAAATTTGATGTATTCAAGCGGTAAATCGTATTTTTCCGCTAGCAACTTATAAAATGTTCTCTTGTTCATGATACAATCCATAATACTCCATCATGTCCTTTACATTTTCTTCTTTTCTAGCTTCTTCTCTTACTCTTTTACAAACAATATGAAAAGCTGATGGATAATCAAACCTTGATAATTTTACTTCTTGATCAATTTCTTTGAAAAATCCTTCTGTTAAAAGATATCCTTCCGATTCTACTTGATTTTGAGCATCTTCAAATAAGTCTTTCTTGCTCATGTACACCTTTGACAGTTCCATATACCAAACAAGATTGTTAATGTTTCTGCTGTCTTTAGATGCTATTACATCATTATCATTAATGATATATGTATTATACAGTTCCTTTACCTGTACAATGTTGTTTGGCGATTCTGTACATCTTAAATTATTAAGTTCCGTTCTTGCATCTTCATATTTAATCATGTTTTATTCCTCCATCATGTTCTCTGTATAACTTTCCATATAACTGTTATACAAATTATAATAAGTTTCCGCATTATCTGTCAATATCAATTCCAATGTGCTAGTCCATTCATTAACAAAACGTTCTAATACAATCAGATATTTTCTTAATTTCCATCTTGACAGCTTCAAATTGCTTTCCCCTACTTCACAAAAGTAATTGTCAAGCGTTCCACCTGGGACGCATTCTACATCATAATTTCTTTCTTGTAATGCGTTCACAATGTTATCGCACTTTTCCATTGTGATTCTCATTCTTACATCTTTCATGTTATCAATCCCTTCCTTATTATATAGTGTTCTGTTTAATCGTTCAATCGGCATACAGAAATATTTCCGTATGCCTATCAGCGGTCAAACATTGTATAAACGGTCAATTGTTTTCATTGTTTCCATCATTAAACCGTATTCTGTAAACTTATCAGCAGAAATAATAGAAGATTTTCCACAAACGTCAATCATTACGCCGTTTGCAATTGGATTATATTCTACTGTTACTCTGTTTCCGCTTGTGTACGGATTTAATGCAAGTGCTTCATTAAGTTTGTTGATCCATTCCATTTTTCTTTCCTCCATTTTATTCATATAATTTTTCAATTGCCAAAGTACACATTTTCCAATGCTCTTTATTTTCGTTATGTATTTCTTCAAAAGCATCAAAATCTAATTTTTCCAGCAGTAAAATATATGCGTGATACCGTCCAATCTGATATTCCGTATTTAAAATAGCAGTCTTTGAGTTCTTATCCTTAATTTGCTTTGCAAAATTAACAGCTTTTTCAATAGCTTCATAAGCTTCCTTTTTCAATGTCTCAATCATTCTTATTTCCTCCTATCTGAAATGTGAATTTCATTTATAACATATCCGAAAATTCTTTCATTTTGGGATGTGTAAAACCAATAGTAACCAATGCGTTATAAATGCCTTCCGCATAACTTATTCCGTCCTGAAATTTCCGCAAATATGTTTCTGCTGATACCAGATCATTTTCTTTCTTGCAACGCTCATATGCTTTCCAATCGTCAATTGCGTTCTTGTGTTTTCTGATAGCTTCATCAAGAATCTTTTCCGCTTTTACTTTCTCTGTATTTGTCATGGTTTTTATTTCCTAAAATTCCGTTTTTCGTGTGTTCTGATATTTTTCGGTATATTCAAAGTCAGGCTCACCAAAATAAAAGCCTGTTACTTCTGTACTTATACAAGAACCTGTTTCCTTTTCAATTATATCCGCCATGATAAAGGTTGCATCTGCTTCTGATGAATAACATCCATACACAACTTTTTTATATGCGTATGCATCCCCTTCATCATATGTAATAGTTTTGTTTTTCTTATCTTTAATTATAAACATAATATTTTCCCCTTTATCTCCATATACTTCTTAATTTATCCATGTTTAAACGCTTCTTAATAACAAGTGCTTCATCAGCATAAATGCTTTTTAATTCCTTTAACAGTGGTTTATATTCTTCCTCTGTAGCTTTTACCGTTTCCCAATAATACTGTAAACTTGCTTCGCTATGCTGTCCGATATGCATATAAGAAAGAATATGTCCATAATTTACTGTTGATTCTGGAATAAATGCTACCACTTCATTTGTTTTTCTGTCTTTTCTAAATAATATATCCATTCTGTTTCCCTCCATGAAATTGTACTTTTATCGTGTTCTTTATTTCTCTAAACTGTTTAAATAGTTCCATACAGAACTGTTAAATTCGTTTCTTGATACGTCCATATCTGTAAAATTCTTTTCCGATACAGCAGAAACATTATAACCGTTTCTGTTATCATCTACGTGTATCACCTGTCCATCTTCAAATATGTTTATATTCAAGCCTTGCACGTTTCCACCTCCTGTCTAATGTAATAGTCTTTCAGATAGAAACGACTTGAGCGTGGGTTATTACGCTTTATAACATAACCTCTTCCGTATCTACCTTTATACGGTTCTTTGATTTCTTTTCCTACTGGGATATATCCTCTATCGCTTGCGGTATGATGATATGTATACTTAACTTCTTTCATGCTTTCCACCTCACTGTATAAAGTCCCATCTTTCTATTACATCATCATCCCAATTTGAATAGGGATTATAAACGCAATAGGTAATGATTGTATCTCCAATTTCCGCATCATCTACGCTTGCATAACTAATGTAATAGCCTCCATCAACAGGCGGATTGAGTACAGTTCCATTCTTTTCATTATCGGTTACTTTTCCGATAATGCGTTCTATGTACATAATGTTATGATCTGCTCTTATTGTAAGCATTTCCTCTGTTAAGTCATTACAATCAATAACTTTTGTGATAGGTGCATTTTTTGCGACATCTGGAAATGTTCTTGCCTGTACAGGTGTGCTTGTTACGTTTCCGATAATGCTAATATTTGCAAGTGTTACAATTAATGCTTTCTTAATTCTGTTCATCATAGTTATTTCCACCTTTCTTATATATAATTAATATCCTTTTGCAATGTAGTCTAAAAACATCCAAACAGGCATTGTAAACAAGAAGAAAGCGCAAATATATGTAAGTGCTGTTTTAACTTTCCGCTTGCGTTCCTGTTTAAATACCGCTTTCCAATAGCTTCTAGTTCCGTAAATCTTTTCCATAATAGTTCCCCTTTCTTTTATGTTGTGTTATTTGCCATTTATAAGCACTATAAAAGGCACGAATGATAATTCCCATTCATGCCCTATTTAGTGATTATAAAGCTCTTGAGAATGATGTACTTGCGTTACTACGAATAGTGATGCACTCAATTCCATTGACAGTATGTTTATTGTACTCTTCACACATTTTTTTGAGTTCCTGTTCTTTCTCAATAATTTTTGCCTGTGCATCCCGAATATACCCAACTTCCATATCAACGTTATCAATATAGTTATTATTTCCGTTGTACAGCTTTAAATCATCTCTTGTAAATTTCTGGATTTTATTATCAATCAATAATTTGTTATTATAGTCTTTCATGCCAATTTCCAGATCATATTCTCTGCCGACATAATCCAGTGTATACACATAAATAGTATTTCTACTAATATAAGCCCCACAATTAACCTTTTCTTTGACTTCATTTGATATTTTTTCTTTTGTCTTTTCGCCGTATGGCTTACCAGAAAACTTATTAAATGCACTTACTACAATGTCAAGAATATCATTCATTAATGCAAGTTTTGCATTGCTTTTCAGTAATGCAATTTTTACCTTGCAATCAATTTCTACATTTGCCCATTTTTCAACAGTCTTTAAATATGTATCTTGTTTCTCAATAACTTCTGATTCTTTCTTTTTATTAATGCGTTCTTTTATTGTTAATCCTTCAAAGATATTTGAATACGCCTTATCAGCACTTTCAATTTCTTGTTTAGCATGTTTCGTTTCCTCACGTGCCTTTTCAATCTGTGCAAGTACTTCTGTATATTTCTTCATAATTTCCACCTGTTTAACCTTTCTTATTTAATCTCTCTAATTTCTTTCTGTAAATTTTCCACTTCTTTATAAAGTGGTTCAAAAATTTCATAACCATATCCATACTGTTTCAGATACTTTTTAAGCTGTTCAGAAGTACATTTGTATGTATATCCTTCATTTTCCAGATAATCATTAGTCATATGAATAAATGCGTTCCAAATTAAAGTTGTTACTTTTCTAGTATTGACTATCTGTTTACGCAATTCTTTATCACTTCGGAAAGTAACGTCTATCTCTGTATAAATAGAATCTAAAAAGTAATTTTTATTTAATTGAAAATTTCCAGTATTGAGAAAATAGCTATCGAGTGTATCAAATGTAGCTTTAATGTTTGTCTTTGCCATTGTTTTATACCTCCTTAAATTCTTGTGAACATTTCAATAGGTGCTGTTATTGTTCCACCGTTACAAGTTGCGGAAATAATAATATTTCCGTCCTTTGTGATTCTGTATTCACCTGTATAAACGCATTCGATTGAATGTGCTTTGTCGTTGTTACCATAAATAAGTTTCTGTCCTTTTGTCATTCTGTTTACCTCCCCATCAAAGCGTTGATTGTCTCAACGTTCTTTAAAACCTGTTTACGTGTTTCTTCATAAGATTTTGACATTGCTTTAATTTCTGCAATGTCTTTCTTAATAGCTGTCGTGTATGGATTACGACGGAATAACTTTTTGAGCATTCTGTACACCTCCTCACATGCACCGACAAACCAAACCGCCTCTTGTGCGGTTACGTTTCAGAGTTGCTAACTCTCTTTCGAGAGTGTTTGATCTTTCGATCAGGTCAACGGGTACAGACTCCTGATTCCAGAAGTCATAGCAAGCGGAAATTTGACTTTCCACTTTTGAAAGCTCTTTTTCAAGAGCGTTGATTCTTGCATATGTGCCGTAAAATTTAATCATATTACATTCTCCTTTTCTTATTCTCTGTTTATAGGTACTAAAAAGCACACAAGTAAATAACGCTTGTGTGCTATGTTACTGCCTATAAATTACTTGATACCCAACGTTTTGCACTTGTAAGTGATTTACAATTCTTTAAAACTGTATCATTTGCAACTACGTCATAAGTGTTATTATATGTAAGTTCAATCCATACATACTGACCATATTTAGGATGGTCAATCTCTTTTGACCATTGTGTTGGTGTACCGTTCTCTGTGTCACATTCGTGAATAATATGCCATTCTTTCATTGTAAAACCTCCTTAAAACATGGATTTCATTTTGTGTAATACTTTAAAACGTTGATGGTATCTTCAAGGTCGCACATCTTACAACCTTTAACATTTTCAATCTGCTCTTGAATATCAACAGGAAAAGCAAGGCTCTCAAACGTTTCTTTGCATTCCTGGAATATCTGATTTTGAATTGTTTCGGGCAACTCACATACATAGGTATGAGCTGTTATCTTTGTTTTTGTCATTGTTATACCTCCTGTTATATATTGTTTATTCTCTTTTTGTTCTCATTTTTGCAAGCCATTATAATTCAACATTAGAAATTATTTATACTTGACTACTACTCACCGCCACGGGTCTTACGCTTTTGCCCGTCTTTCAAATAACTTTGCTTGTTGATAATGCCTTGCAACCTAAGTAAAACAAAAAAGTAAATGCTTTATGATATAGAATCAACCACATTTACAAGAATTAACTATTTCGGCAGTCATCCGCTTTTAACGATTGTATGTTATCGGAAAGTTTTATGTATCATTGATAGATGTTACCTTTCAAACTATTTCAGTCTAAACAAAATCTTAGGTCTTTGTTTTGCATCTTTCCCCGTTTTTTGATCAGATACGGACAACTGAACTTTTTGTTATTGTTACCCTGTTCACATGGGCTTTTGGTTAGACTTTTTATTTACTTGCTATCTTGTCAGTATCGCAACCCTTGCAAGAAACTTTATAGCAGTTTATACTTTGTTGCTCTGTATTTTACAAGACTTCTCTTGTCTGGATTTAGTTTATGTATTACCAGAATCAAAAATCTGTTTTTTTTGAAAAGAAATAGATAAAACTTTTTGTTGCAATTGCTTTTTAAGATTTTAAAAATCTTTTGAGATATCCGATTAAAGCTAACCAGATGTCGTTAGACTTGAGGTATCTACTTTTTCAAACTCGACGCGCCCTCACGGGATACTACACGGCTCATAGCTATTAACTAGAGATCTCACGAATTATTTCGCTTTACCTCACAAGCGGTAACGACTCCGCTTGTCACAATATGAAGTTTATGTATCAACTTGTTTCCCTCTGTTGATGGTATTACTATAACATAGGGTACCCTATTAGTCAATAGGTTA